CATCACGGTCCTACAAGGCAGGAGCGGCAGTAGTTTATACTAGTACCTTATATATATAGGTGTTCTTCTCTCTATGTATTTGTGTAACCCGGTTTGTAAAAAATAAGCCCCACCAGTCAAGGTGAGGCTCTCATGTCTGAGATACTGGAGGGTAGCTTTCCCAGACATATTGCAAATATATATCTTTGCGGTATGACTGTAGCACCCTTTGTTTTTATTTTTATTCTAGTGTGTATGTATATGTACCTGGAGCATGAGAGTAAAAAATAAACTTTTTTAATTTAAACTTTTATTGTATGTTTGTGTTACAAAAGTTTAAACTATGTCAGAAGAAATCAACCAACCACAAGAACTCTCTAAAGAAGAGATTGCAAAAAGAAGAGCTGAGATCACATCTTTTTACAAGGAGAGCATTGAGCATCTAAAGATCCAGGAGGAGTATGAGACTCTACTTCTGAAAATTGAAGAAGCTAGAGCTAAGAGGATTCAGGCTCAGATTGCATTGGCCCAGTTTTATGGTGCTCAGGATTCTCACAATGAAGAAGCTGCTGATGACTTTGAAAGAGCTCAAGGCATGGAGCAGGATCTTCCTAAAAGAACTTTGAGAAGGACTGAGTAAACTCTATGGCTGTTGTTAACAGAGTAGAAGAGAAGGCAAAGGTTAGTATTGATGATACAATCCAGTATCAGATACTAACCTATTGCTTTTTCAGAGATGTTCAGATTAGTGGGTCTGATCTGAAGTGTTTGGCTGAACTGGCTAAGGCGGAGAGTGTTGAGCTCACCCAATTCTGTAAGGATGTTACTGACAAGGGAATATTTAAAAGTCCACAGTCAGCAAGGAATGCTATAACCAAGGCAGAGAAAAAGAACTTGGTTATAAAGAATGGGGTGAACAAGAAAAAGATTTCAATCAATCCAGCCATGAATGTTCAGACCAAAGGTTTTGTTTTACTTGATTATAAGATATTAGGAAGTGAAACCCAAAAGTCATAAGATATTCAAGAAGGGCATTGCAGAAGAAGTGGGTGTCCATCAAAATGTAGTTGATGACTTTATAGACTTTTATTATTCTAAGGTTAGAAAGAACTTGTCTGATCTAACCACACCTAGCATTACAGTAGCTGGGCTAGGTATCTTCCAGATAAGAAAGGGTAAGCTTAAGAAAGCAATCAAGAAAAACAAAGACATCATAGGTAACCTTGAGAAGAGAACATATGATGGTATAGAGAAGCACATGGTGATAGTTGACAAACTAAAATCAATGGAAGCTGCTATGGGCATGATAGAAGAGGTAGAGGAGAAAAAGAAAGAATTTATAAAAAATAAAAATGAGAATAAAACAGGTACTAAAAGCAATCCGTAATGCGGACCAAATCTTTGAAGGTGTAAAGAACACTATCTTCAAACAAGGAGATGTTGAACTCATTGCCAATGAGAGATGGAAGATTTGTAAGAACTGTGAGTTTCTTGATACTAAAGGAGACAAGTGTCTTATGCCTGGTACACAGCCATGCTGTGGAGAGTGTGGTTGCAGCATGGGATTTAAACTTAGGGCTTTATCATCCTCTTGCCCTAAAGACAAATGGTTTGCTGTAATGACAGAAGAAGAAGAGGATAAACTAAATGACAGACTAGATGGCAATCAGCTTTAAAGAAGAAGGGCATCTTTACCAAAGCACAGATGGTGAAGACATCAAATGGTTAAGTGTAACATCCTTTATAGGAATGTTCAAACCAAAGTTTGATCAACTGTCTCAGGCAAAGAAGTCTGCTAAGAACAAACACTCCAAGTGGTATGGCATGGATCCTGCTGAAATTGTTAAGGCATGGGAAGCAGAAACAGACAGAGCCATAAAACTTGGTAACTGGTATCACAGCCAAAGAGAAGCTGATATACTAGACTTTAAAACCATTGAACGTGATGGTATAGAAATACCTATTATCAAACCAGTAATTGAAGATGGTGTAAAGATTGCTCCCAATCAAAAGCTCACTGATGGTATGTATCCTGAACATCTTGTTTATCTCAAGTCTGCCGGTCTATGTGGCCAGGCTGATCTAGTGGAGATCATAGATGGTACTATAAACATCACAGATTACAAGACTAACAAGGAGATTAAGGAGTCTGGCTTTACTAATTGGGAAGGTATAACATCTAAAATGTACCATCCTGTTAGCCATCTGGATGATTGTAATTTAAACCACTATAACCTTCAGTTGAGTATTTATGCCTATATTATTAAAAAGCATAATCCAACTTTTAACATAGGTAGACTAACCATTCAGCATGTAAAGTTCAAACAGATTGGAACAGACTCAAAAGGATATCCAATTAATGAACATGTAAATGGTGAGCCGGTCATTGAAGATATCAAGATGTACAATCTACCTTATTTAAAAGATGAGGTGACAAGTCTGATAATGTGGCTAAAAGACAAAAAATAGAATATCAATGGCCCAATGGTTACAAAGGACCAGTGAATACAACCATGGAGTTGTCCAAGTTGATTCACACTATCCATATTATAACCCCCAATGAAGAACAAATCTTTGAAGCATTACTATACTTTGACTACGTTAACTCTACTGAGATGCCTGAATTTACTAAACCAACCAACATAAAATTTAACTACAATGCTGATTAGACTATTTGACATTCAGAATGGAAAGGTAATTCCTACTGAACACTGCTATACACTGAGTTTTTTAAAGGTGATCATGGATGAATATCCTGAGACATACCTTAATATATATCAATACCTTTATTATATGACCTGCCCCAATCCTGACAACAATCCATTTTTCAATGTACCGGAGAGTGAGAAGGAGGATATCATAATCCAGGAGATCAATATGGTGGAATCACCAGAAGATCCTATGATTATAAAGGCCCTGGCTATGTGTTCCAAGTTATATGAAACACCAACATACCGGGCATACAAAGGGATTAAGGCTATGCTTGATAGATTGGCCAGATACATGGAGACTACATCCATTGAACATGGTAGAGATGGTAACATTAATGCACTTGTAAATGCTGCTGCTAAGTTTGAACAGATCAGACAGTCTTACAAGGGAGCATTCAATGACATGAAACAAGAACAAGAAAGCACTGTCCGTGGTGGGCAAGGCTTAGCATATGACCAATTATGACACACAAAGAAAGAGCTGAAGAAATCTATCAGGAGATGTTTAATACAACACCTGACACATTGGCTTGGGGAACCAGACATAACATTGCTTTGGCAGCAGCAAAGAAAGCTGTGCACAGAATTTGCTTAGCATTGCCTGTATATCCATGTGATGATGTTACAATCACAACATCAAGAGGTGTGGTAGATTGTGCAATCTTGTATTGGAAAAATGTAAAACAAGAACTAGATAATTTATGAGTAACCAAATAGTAATTCCCGTAGGAAAGAAAGTACTGATCAAGCAGAAACAAGCTGAGATCTATTACCCTGGCACAAACATCATGATTCCGGAGACAGCAAGAAAGAAAGAATGTAAAGGTACAGTTGTAGGTGTGGGAGCTGAAGTAACAGAGATTAAGCCTGGTGATTCAATCATGTATGCTGATTATGCTGTACCAACAGCACTAATCCATGAAGGTGAAGAGCATTTGCTTATTAATGCTGGAGATGTTTTTGTGATCTTTAAGTGATGTTCATAGAGGTACCAACATATGACAATGGAGTTTGGACAATTACATCCTTTGATACAAAAAAGGATTATGCAGACTTTATACTCCAGATATTTAAGGTGCCTGGGGAATACAACTTTAACAAGACCGCTCTTGTTTTTAATGAGCAGGCCAGAAACTTTACCAAATATGGTTTCTACTGCAGCAGTCCTTTTAGATCAAAGGATTATATAGACTACTGGGAAGATCAGAAGAACAAATGCAGAACCGGGGTTATCTATAAAGATGGCCCTGATACATGGTATCTCACCAGAGACTATTACATGTGGCTGAACTTTCTTCCAATCTTTGACAAAGAAGAAAAGAAATACGGCTTTGCAAAGGTTAGAGATGCACAGTATCACATGGCTCTTTATGAGTTGTTGGCTGAGTTGAACCATAAACACTCTGCTATTCTAAAGAAACGTCAGATAGCAAGTTCTTACTTTCATATGGGTAAGATCATAAACCAATATTGGTTTGAAGAGGGTTCTATATGTAAGATAGGAGCTAGTCTTAAGGACTATATAAATGACAAGGGTTCATGGAAGTTTCTTGATGAATACAAGAGTTTCTTAAATGAACATACTGCGTGGTATAGACCATGTAATCCTGAAAAGGTTCTGTTATGGGAGCAAAAAATTGAGGTAAGAACCTCTGGTAATAGGAAGACAAGTAAAGGTCTTCATTCTAAAATACAAGGTGCATCATTTGAAAAGAGTCCAACTACTGGTGTAGGTGGTCCATGTACTTACTTCTTTCATGAAGAAGCAGGTATTGCACCTAAGATGAGTGAGACCTATGAATACTTGAGACCAGCCATGGTATCAGGTATGATTACCACTGGTATGTTTATAGCAGCTGGATCTGTGGGTGATCTTGAACAATGTGAACCATTGAAAGATATGGTGCTCAATCCTACAGCAAATGATATCTATGCTGTTGAGACAGATCTGATAGATGCTGATGGTACTATAGGTCTTGCTGGTTTGTTTATACCAGAACAATGGTCAATGCCACCATTTATTGATGAGTATGGTAACTCACAAATAGAAGAAGCATTAGAAGCTATTACTGCGGAGAGGAAGGTGTGGAAAGCTGAATTAAGTGCTGAGCAATACCAACTGAGGATTTCACAAAAACCAACAAATATTCAGGAGGCATTTGCTTATAGGAAAGCATCAATCTTTCCTCAAGGACTTATTTCTAAGCAACTCAAAAGAATTGATGACAAAGAATATTCTTATGAGCACATTGAACTCACCAGAATTAATGGAGAGGTTGTTCCAAACAGATCCAACAAACTACCAATCTCTTCATTTCCCATAGATAAAAAGATGACAGACAAGTCCGGTTGTCTTGTTGTCTGGGAAAGACCGGTTAAAGATCCTGGATTTGGCATGTACTATGCATCCATTGACCCGGTTGGTGAGGGAAAGACCACCACATCTGACTCTCTTTGCAGTATATTTGTTTATAAGAATCCTGTTGAGATAAGCAGAGAAACAATAAATGGTCTTGAAACATTTATTGAGACAGACAAAATAGTGGCAGCATGGTGTGGTAGGTATGATGATATTAATGAAACCCATGATTTGCTATCTATGATAATAGAATGGTACAATGCCTGGACTATTGTGGAAAATAACGTGAGTCTGTTTATTCAATACATGATATCTCAGAAAAGACAGAGATATCTAGTACCTAAAACTCAGATACTTTTCTTGAAAGACTTAGGCTCTAATAACAATGTGTTTCAGGAATATGGCTGGAAAAACACCGGTACTCTATTCAAGACTCACTTGATATCATATGCTATTGAGTTTCTAAAAGAAAAGATAGATGAAGAAACTAATGAATATGGTGATGTTATAAAGTACACAGATGGGGTGGAGAGAATACCAGATGCTATGTTACTTAAAGAAATGTTAGCATACTTTCCAGGTTTAAACGTGGATAGACTTGTAGCATTCTCAGCACTTATAGCATTTGCTAAAGTGCAGCAATCAAACCGTGGATATTTAAAAAGAACTGAATCTAATCCAAACAAATCCTTGGAAAAATCAGAAAATTTGTATAAATTAAAGTATTCCCCCTTTAAAAATTTGGAGAGGGGTGGAAGAAGTATGAGTAATAAACCAAAGAGATCAGCGTTTAAAAATTATAAATAAACATGCAAGTATTTAATGCAATGCAATTAAAGGCTGGTGCAAAAGCCCAGAGTGGATATCCAACCACTGCCAGTCTTACACAACCGGTACAATTCCTTCCTGCAAAAGAAAAAAATGATGACTGGGCGGCATGGAACCTAGACTGGCTTGAATTGCAGGGAATGTACTTCTTGAGAAAGAATGCCCGTAAACTTCTGAAGAACTACAAACTTGCAAAAGGTATTATTGATAAAACAGATTATATCATTGAAGAAGACAATGAGTATAAGGATCTAGTGGATGTACTTACAAGAGAAGATAACTCTGCTCTTGAATTGAAGTTTTATCCTATCATTCCCAATGTAGTTAATGTACTTTGTGGTGAGTTCTCAAAGAGATTCAATAAAGTTCAATTCAGAGCTGTTGATGATCTTTCTTATAATGAGATGCTTGAGCAGAAGAGAATGCAAGTTGAAGAAAACCTTCTTGCTGATGCTGAGCAAAAGTTAGTTCAGAGAATGATTGAGATGGGAGCTGATCCATCCAGTCCTGAAGTACAAGAGCAACTTGCACCTGAGAATCTTAAAACACTTCCTGAGATTGAAGATTTTTTTAAGAAAGACTATAGATCTCTAGTAGAAGAATGGGCTACACATGTATATAATGTGGATGAAGAAAGATTTAAAATGCAGGAGCTTGAAGAAAGAGGGTTCCGTGATATGCTTATTACTGATAGAGAGTTCTGGCATTTCAGAATGTTAGAAGATGACTATGAGGTAGAGCTTTGGAATCCTGTTCTTACTTTTTATCAGAAGTCTCCTGATGCTAGATATATTTCAGAATCTAACTATGCTGGTAAGATTGATCTGCTTACTGTAGCTGATGTAATAGACAAGTATGGTTATTTGATGAGTAAAGAGCAGCTTGAGTCTTTACAGAATATTTATCCTGCTAAGTCTGCTATATATCAGGTATCAGGTTATCAGAATGATGGTACATACTATGATCCAAGCAGATCTCATGCATGGAATACTAACATGCCCGGTCTTGCATACAGACAGTTTGTAAGCCGGTGGGATACATCTCCTGAGTTTGGTGGTGATATTGTAACTGCTATTCTTGATGAAGGTGAAGATCTTCAGAACTGGCAGCAGGGTTCATTGATGCGTGTAACTACAGTTTACTGGAAAACACAACGTAAGGTTGGTCATCTTATAAGAATAAAAGAAGATGGTGAGATTATCCAGGAACTTGTTGATGAAACTTACAAGATTACAGAAAAACCACTATATGATACCTCAGTATTTAAAAACAAAAACAAAGAAAACCTTGTTGCCGGTGAGCACATTGACTGGATCTGGATTAATGAGGTATGGGGTGGTGTTAAGATTGGGCCAAATCTTCCAGCATTTTGGAGATCCAATATGTCTGACAACATCAATCCTATTTACTTAGGTGTTAATAGAAGTAAACCTGGACGGGTACCTTTCCAATTTAAAGGTGAAAAGACCTTATATGGATGTAAACTCCCTATAGAAGGAAGGGTATTCTCTGATAGAAACACCAGATCCACATCTCTTGTAGATCTGATGAAAGCATATCAGGTTGGTTATAACATGGTGAATAACCAGATAGCTGACATTCTTGTAGATGAATTAGGTACTGTAATTGTATTTGATCAGAATGCTCTTCCAAGACATTCAATGGGTGAAGACTGGGGTAAAGCAAACTATGCTAAAGCATACGTTGCTATGAAAGACTTTCAGATGCTTCCTTTGGATACATCTATTACAAACACAGAGAATGCCACAAACTTCCAGCATTATCAGACTCTTGATCTGCAACAGACAGGTAGATTGATGACAAGAATACAACTTGCAAATTATTTTAAGAGTCAGGCTTTTGAAGCTATTGGTGTCAATCCTCAGAGACTTGGTGCTCCTATTGCACAACAAACAGCAACTGGTGTAACACAAGCTTTGAATCAATCATATGCTCAGACTGAGATATACTTTACTCAGCACTCAGATCAGCTTATGCCAAGAGTGCATCAGATGAGAACTGATCTTGCTCAGTATTATTATAGCAACAAACCCAGTTTGAGATTAAGTTACATAAGTAGTGAAGCTGAGAAAGTAAACTTTGTTATTAATGGCACAGATCTTTTACTTAGAGACTTCAATGTATTTGCTACAACCAAGACCAATCATAAGGCTATTCTTGATCAGTTGAAGCAATTGGCTATGACTAACAATACAAGTGGTGCTTCAATCTTTGATCTTGGAAATATCATCAAAGCTGAATCTATTGCTGAGGTTACTGGTATTCTTAAAGGTGCTGAAGAGAAAACAAACAACATCAGACGTGAAGAGATGGCTCAGCAACAGCAAATGCAGCAAGAAGCTCTGGCTGCTAAAGCTGAAGAGGAAAGAATGAAGCTTGAGTTTGAAGCTATGGAGAATGAGAAAGACCGTCAGAATGACATTACTATTGCAGAAATAAGAGCTGCTGGTTATGGTGCTGGGTTTGATATTAATCAAAACCAGATCAGTGACTATCAGGATGCAATGAAGCAGGTAAAAGAAGATGCACGGTACAGAGAAGATATAAGCTTCAAGAAAGAACAAGCAGCTATAAAGAACTCTATGGGTAAGAGCAAACTTGACATAGATAGAGAGAAGCTAGCCACTGAAAGAGATATAGCAAACAAACAACTTGAGATTGCCCGTGTGAATAAAAACAAGTATGATGTGAAGGATGAGAAGAAGCCTAAGAAGTAAGAATTCACACATTAAAAATTTAAAATTAAGGGTAGTAAAAAAAGTTAGCTATATACTACACAAAATTAGTGTAGGGGTTCAAATTTATTAAGTTTAATTATTGAACTTTGCCTATATTAATTATGTACATAACAAACATAAAACCAACACAGTTATGAGCACAGACAATAAAACAATTGAAAGTAATGTCAACCAAGTGGAAATTGACATAGATGAGATGTTCAACGGAGCACCTGGAGCACAAGCAATAACACTGCCTGCTGCAGAGCCACCTAGGAAATCAATCTTTGCTAAGAATGACACCGGGGTTGATATGAGTTTCACAGAACCAACTAATAACCCTGATGGCAGTGGTGATCCTGATGACGGTGATGATTTATCTGGTAACCCAGGTAGCACACAAGGAACCACCCAAAAGGTAGCAGTTGATGATCTTCTAGATTCATTTGCTAATGCAGATGATGAAGGAGATGAAGTAAAAAGAGGAAGAAAACCTATCTCTGGTATCGGTGATGTATTTCAGAAACTGATAAAAGATGAAAAGATTGTTCCCTTTGAAGATGACAAGCCTTTTGAGGAATATACTCTTAAGGATTGGGAGGAACTGATTGAAGCTAATTTGGAAGAGAAAGCCAATCAAGCTAGAAAAGAAACTCCAAAACAGTTCTTTGAAAGTTTGCCCCAGGAACTCCAGATTGCTGCAAGATATGTAGCTGATGGTGGTAATGATCTTAAAGGATTATTTTCAACTCTTGCCGCTGTAGAAGAGACAAGAGAACTTGATCCTAGAGATGAAAGAGATCAGGAATACATTATCAGAGAATATCTTGGTGCAACCGGGTTTGGTACAACTGAAGAAATTGATGAAGAAATCTCTACATGGAGAGATCTTGGTAAGCTTGAACAACAAGCAATGAAGTTCAAACCAAAATTGGACAGAATGCAGGAAGAAGTTGTTATGCATAAGCTTCAAGAACAAGAGCTCAGAAAGAGACAACAGCAACAAGCTTCTCAGCAGTACATGGAAAATGTGTATCACACCTTGAAAGATGGAACACTTGGTGAGTTGAAAGTTGACCGTAAAACACAAGCAATGCTTTATAATGGTCTGGTTCAGCCCAACTATCCTTCCGTAACAGGAAAGAACACAAACCTATTGGGGCATCTTCTTGAGAAGTATCAGTTTGTAGAACCAAACTATACACTTATCTCAGAAGCACTGTGGTTACTCTCTGATCCTGAAGGATATAAATCTAAGATCATGGAAAAGGGTGCAATCAAAAACACAGAAGCTACTGTTAGAAAACTCAAGACTGAACAAGCTAACTCTCAGGCAAGTTCTTCTTACAATGATGAAGAAGAAGATCAAAGGAGAGCAGCACCAAGTAAGAAATTACCTAGAGCAAAAAACATATTTTCAAGATTTTAAAAAGAACACATATTAAATAAATAATATACTATGGCAACTCCAGTTTTAAACAATGGGATTTTCCTCAGAGACACTAACTACAAAGCAAGTTCTCATGTGGATTCTTATCACTTGACCCAGATGCTTGGTTCTGCTGAACCTATGGATCTTGGTCCCGTAGACATTTGGGCTATGACACAGAAGGTAGAAATGCCTCTGTATCAAATGGCTTCTTTTGGCGGTAAGAATACCATCTTGGTTGACAATGCACGTGGTGAGTACAAGTGGCAAACCCCTATCGCTCAAGACCTGCCCTTCATTGTGGCTGACATTGAGCCTGCTAACACAGAAAAAGGTGTAGATGGTACTACCTTCATGATCAAACTTTCTAAGAGAGCTTTTGGTCATGGTGACATCATCACCTATGACAAGTACAACGGCTTGGAAATGTACATCACTGCTGCGGATATCATCCCTGCTGGTGACGGTTACATCTACACTGTTCAGCTTGTTAACAACAACAACTCTGCTTTCCTGGATAATGTTTATCTGACTCCTGGAACCAAGTTCTTCCGTAAGGGTTCTGCCCGTGGAGAGTATGGTGAGCGTTTCTCAGACATGGAAACCGGTTCTGGCTTCCGTGAATTCTACAACTTTGTAGGTGGTGCTGAAGCTCACGTACACTATAGCATTTCTAGCCGTGCTGATCTGATGATCAAAGGTGGCCTGAATGCTGATGGTACTGTTCCTGTAACTGAGATCTGGAGAAACTTCAACCAAGATCAGTATGATCCCTCAATCTCTAACATTGAGCAGTTGGTTACTAACATGGGTAAAGCCGGTGCTAGAAAAGCATTTGAAAACGGAACCCTGTCACGTACCTTCTTGACCAATTTGGAAGCTGCTCACTTGAGCAAGATTGCAAATGACATTGAAACTTACCTGATGTGGGGTAAAGGTGGTAGAATCAAACAGGATGGTCCGGATGATATCCGTCTGTCTGTAGGTTTGTGGAGCCAGCTTGACAACTCATTCAAGCGTGTTTACAACAAATCAAGCTTTAGCCTGGACATGTTCAAATCTGAACTGTACAACTTCTACCAGGGTAAGGTTGAGTTCAAAGGTCCAGATCCCCAGCGTAAGCTGATTGTTCAGACCGGTATTGGTGGTATGCAGTTGATCAACAAAGCCATTGCTAATGAAGTATATGGTACTGGTCTGGTGCAGAATGCCGTTGAACTTGGTGCTGTAACTGGTAAAGGTATGGATCTTGACTTTGGATTTGCTTACACCAGCTTCACTATTCCTTTCTTGGCTAACGTGAAGTTTGTGTTGAATCCTGCATTTGACAACCTGCACACCAATGATATTGAAAACCCTCTGATTGATGGTCGTCCTTTGAGCTCTTACAGCTTCATCATCTTTGATGTAACTGAAGAAGGAAATGACAATATCTATCTGCTGAAATTGTCTTGGGACAATCAGTTGAAGTGGTTCTATCAGAACGGTACCATGGATTACATGGGACGTACTCAAGGTTTTGCTAGCTCAGGTCAGTTCAATGGTTACAGAGTTTACATGACTCAAACCATGCCTGCTATCTGGGTAAAAGACCCCACTAAAGTTCTGAAGATTGTTATGAGAAACCCTGTAACAGGAGGCTCATTCTAACAAGCTGTCCAAGTAGAGAAGGGGGGATGGGTAATGCCTCCCCCTTTTTTTACTTACAGTTTACTTGTTTATTACAAGAAAATTGGTTAAATTATCTATAACTAATAAAGAATAAAGTCATGACTATATACACTAAAGCTCCTTTTAAACACGTAACAGAGTTTAATAACTTACCAATCTCAGATCTTTTTAATACTCCAGAATTTGTTGAAGCAGTAAATAATCTTGTTCCTACACCCTCTTTACCTTCTTATAAAGTATATACTGCTTTAATATCACAAAACGGTACAAACGATCCTACTGCTGTAATATTAGAAAATACTCTTACTGCACCAGTAACTTTTTCTAGAGGTAGTACTGGAACTTATTATATAACTTGTTCTGAATTTAATTTTTTCACAGTAAACAAAACATTTATTTGTCCTATTGTTACAGACGCTGTTCTTAAAAGGTATACAATGAGACCAATAAATCCAACAACTATTGAGTTACAAACATATAATGATTTTAGTCTTACTCCTCCAGTTTCTTCAGATGGTTTGTTAAGTGATGATGGATTAGAAATAAGAGTTTATAATTAAATAAAAATAGAATGACTATTTACAAAGCCCCAACCCGATATCTAATAAAAAACAATAATATTTAAAGTCATGACAATATATTCAAAAGCTCCGTTCAAACATGTGACTGAGTTCACTAATTTGACAACTGAAGAACTTTTTGCTACACCAGAGTTTAAATCTGCTGTACTAGCTGCTGCCGGTGGTGGTGGTGGTCTTGAAGGCACTAATTATATTTATGTAGCTGCTAATGGTACAGATGTAGAGAATGCTGCTGAACTTCAAGCTGCTTATACTACTGCTCAAGGAATGTCTCCTTCTGCTACCAACAGAATTACAATTGTAGCTGCTCCTGGATATTATAATTTTGGAAACACTCCTTTTATAATGAACACAGACTACATTGATTTGGTATCTCTTGACGGTAATAGAAGTATTATATTTAATGCTCCTTATGCTAGTCCTTTTTATTCATCAGGAACAATTATACTTGATTTTGTAAGTAATGTTTATGTAAAAGGTGTTGATGTACAAACTAAAGCATTTGCTATTGAAACATATTATCTTGGAGTAACAGTTGAAAACTGCAAAGGAGGACAATTTTCTTTTAGTTCTTCTTTTTTTAATATGGGTTCTAAGTTTGTAGATTGTGAAGGTGGAAATAACTCATTTGGTGGTAATACTGGAACTTCATACGGAACTTTTATAAGATGTAAAGCAGGATCTTATTCTTTTGGACTTACTGCTTCAGGAACATTTACGGATTGTACAAGTGGAGGATTCAGTTTTGGTTATAATGGAACCGCTAGTGGAACTTTTACAAACTGTACTTCTACTGGAAGTTTATCTTTTGGTGGAAGTTATTCATCAGGAACAGCAAGTGGTACTTTTTTAAATTGTAAATCTGTTGATGTTTCATTTGGCCTGCTTGCTTCTGGTACTTTTACTAACTGTACGGCAGGTAATGACTCTTTTGGTTATTTTGGAACTGCTAGTGGTACTTTTACCAATTGTGTAGGGTTAAGCCAGTGTTTTGGATATGGTGGAAATGCAAGTGGTAATTTTTATAACTGTAGAGGTACATCTGTAGCTTTTGGTGCTGGAGGAACTGCTAGTGGATCTTTTAATAGTTGTGTAGCAACTTCTGCGTCTTTTGGAGGAAATGGAGGAACTCTTACGGGTAAACTTTATTATTGCAGATTAACTCAATCAGGTCAGAACTTTCCAACAGTATCAGGAGGAGGAATAACTAGACTTTGTATTACTGGAAGTAATGTTGAAAATAATCAAGGATAAATAATATGAAAAATTTACAATCTATAGAAGAGGCTAAGTGGGTAGAACTAGTTTCTATCCAACTTACAGATGCTGAAAAATCAGTATTAGAATCACCAGAAAAATCTGATGAAAAACTTGCGTTGATTGAAAAGATCAAAACAGATAGTAAAAAATCTGTTAGTGCTACTATTGCAAGTAAAGCAAAGTCTAAGTACAACGAAATTAAACCAAGTTTGAAAGAAACTGATGTTTATGAACTTATTGCTGCAGATTTTATGTATGATGATGCTAATATTACATCAGGTATTTTGAATTGCAGAATCAATGCAGAGCATATTCAAGTCAGATTTTAACATGTCAAAAACTTTTGCCGGGTAACTCCGGCATTAGAAACTCAAAAAGATAATACATAATTATGTATTTTTGACAACTAGAAAAACCAACCCAAAAACCAAATATATGAGTGATTACACTATTGTAGAAAAGTACCAGCAAACCAAAAGCACAGTGGTTGCAGTACGTCCTTATTTTGATTCAGCTAGACAAAATATGGGATTAGAGAAGTATGGCATGGCTCTTCATGACGGAGTTTATCATGAAGAGTCTTTAGCATGTCTTGAGCTTAACGGAGTTAAAAGATTTGTAACTGGACTGAATGAATTTGCTCCAGATGTAAAGATGCTTCCTGCTGCTGAGAAAGAAGCTAAGATTAAAGAGATCAGAAAAGTTGTAGCTCAACTTGAGCAAGAACTTGCTGCAAATGTGATTGATGTTGAAGACAAAGAGTTTTGGAACAAAGTCATGTTGTTAAAACCTGACAATGACAAGTTCTGGTCTAGAATTAGTTTGCGTTGTGGTAATGATCCTGTTTATCTGGATCCTGAAAAAGATCCTTATGATCTAATCAAGCTTTATGCAATCAATGCTGGTGGCTTTAGTATTGTAGCCAAATCTTTAAAAGCTGCTAAGAAGATGATCAATCCTCCTAAGTTTTACTTAGATCAGGTTGAAGAAACCATTGGCACTAGAACTGAATATGCTAAGGTTAGAAATAAAGCTCTTGCTGAACTGCAGAAACTTTATGACAAGGACACTGTAAAACTCATGTATGTTGCTAAAGTGCTTGATGCTGATAGCACTCAGTATACTAAGTCTACACCCAATGATATTGTTTATGAAAACATGGACAATTACATTAACGGTTCTGGTGTAGAGAGTAACAAACAGAAAGCTGCTGAAAACTTCCTGGAAGTTGCAAAAGAGAACATGCAGAATCTTAAAATCAGAGCTCTGGTAAAAGATGCTTTGTTTTATAGATACATTGCAAGCAAACCCAGTGGATGGATTGAAATGCTGGATAGTAGTGAGAAGCTTGGTAAAAGACCCTCAGAGGTTGTTGAGTATCTCAAGAATCCCCAGCATGATGACGTTCTTACTAATCTCTTGAGCAAAGTGGAGGTTTACTGGAACATGTAATTTAACATCAAATGAATAATACTACCCTTCAAATAAAACTCAAACAAAGGCTTAACAAACTTGCCAGCAATGACTATGATAACATAGAATGCTGGCAGATTGTTGAAGCTTTTAATAAAGCACAAGTTGAATGGGTACGTAGGCAGCTCCATGGTGGGAATGTTTACAAGGAAGGTGATGAAATGTCAAAGAGAAGAATTGATGATCTTCAAAACTTACTTGTTGAATTTAATCTCACAGGAACTGAGTTTGATGATTATTTTGAGTCTAACAACTTTCCAGTTGGTGATTTTCTTGAATACAAAAGAATAACAGTTCAAGCTACTTCTAAATGTTGTCCTGATCCAAGAAACATGGTTGTGTATCTTGGTGAGGAAGCAAATAGAGATCTTTATATGAGAGACCCTCTCAAGAATCCAAGTTTTGAGTGGGGTGAAACATTCTGCACATTTTTAGGTAATAGGGTCAGGGTTTATAGGAAACCAGATTTTAATCTTGTAAACCCTGTCCTTACCTATTATAGACAACCGGTAAATATTCAAATTGCTACTTGTCAGAACCCTTATACTGGGGTTATTAGTGTGGTAGATGTTATCTGTGAGTTTAAAGATGATATAGTTGAGCTACTGTTAGATGATACTGCTTCATTGATAGCAGGGGATATTGATAACTTCAATCAGTATACAAGAAATCAGCAGGCTGCAGAAAGGAATAACTAATCAATACAATGGATTTAGTTTACCTCTTTAAAGGTGGCAGTAAAACAGAATTGTTTCTCAGTATCAAAAGTGTCTGGAACTTTGTAAAAGAATATAGACATATTTATGTTGTTGGAGACTATGTTAGCTTTCCAACAGTTAAAAATATAATATCTCTTCAACACGGTACTAGCAGATACAATAATTCTTATTTAAAGATTGTTGATGCATGTAATCATCCTGATATAACTGATGACTTTCTCTTAATGAATGATGACTTTATCTTTTTGAAGCCGGTTCATGTAAATGATATTCCCACTTATTATCTTGAAGGAGAGATTGAAAGATTAAGCACCAATCTAAAAGATACCAGACATTCTCTGTTTAAGAATACCGTAGAGCATCTTAAGTCTGAAGGCAAACCTTTAAATCATTTTGATGTGCACTTTCCTATGGTTATAAACAAAAAGAAATTTTTGTCTATGCCATCAGATAAAGAGTATGCATATAGAAGTCTTTATGGTAATTTGTTTTCTGAAAATTTAAAACATCTGGATCAAGGTGACAATGTTTGCAAAACACTTCCTGAGTTCTCTAAAAAGTTTGAAACATTTTCAATCATATCTACACATAATCATCTGATACAAGAGGCTAAGTTAAATGTAGTTTCAAAAATCAAAAAGCTTTTTTCATCAAAGCTTTATATCTCAATGACAAGTACTCCACCCAGATTCAAGTACTTACCTGAAGTAATAAAGAACTTAAAGCAGCAGACCAGACCTTTTGAAAAGATTATTCTAAATATTCCCAAGGAATATAAAAGATATCCTGGTGAGTATCAGCTTCCAGAAGAAGTATTGAATGATGAAAAGGTTTATGTGAACTATGTAGATCTGGATCTTGGACCCATAACAAAGATTCTTCCTGTAAAAGATCTTGAGTTTATTAATGATATGGATTTGATTTTTACTGTAGATGATGACATTGAATATGCAAAAAACACAATTCATAGATTTATGAATGAGTTTGAAAGAGAAGAAAGAGAGTATGCTATTACCGGTAGAGGCTTAATAATAAAAGGTAGAAAAGCTTTTAGAGATGGTGAGATTATTACCAGATTCTTACAAGGCTATTCTGGTTGTCTTTATAGAAAAGTGTACTTTAAAAACTTTTCTGAAGAGTATCTAAATCTTGTTCTTAACAAAAGAGAATGCTTTGTGTCTGATGATATTGTGATCAGTGCCTGGTTAGAAAAGGAAAACATAAAAATAAAAAATCTCAAATTTACTGTAGGCAAAGATCTTAAATCACTGGACTATGGATTGCAAGAAGACAGACTTAGTATTGAAAGAAGTAATGATGTCAGTGTGTATGTAACAGCAATGAAACAATTAAATATCAAAATATAATGGAAAAGACTTTAAAAAAAGGAGTTGAACCTTCAAAGAAAAACAAGGTTGACTCAATGACAGCAGATCTTGTTGAAGAGTTAATGAATGCATCAACAAGCTTTCACAAGTTACATCTTCAGGTTGAAGGTATTGGATCTTTTGCTGCACACAAAGCACTTAATGAAATTTATGATGCATTACCTGGTCTTGCAGATTCTATTGCTGAAGGATATCAAGGTGCTGCAGAAAAACTTCTTGTGTATAATGATCAAGGTCCTGTAATCTTAAAATCTGTGAAAGATGCAATCAGTTATCTTAGAGACATTACTGATATGGTTAATGAACTTCAGAAAGTAATGCCTTATTCAGAGATTGTAAATACACTTGATACAGTAAAGGATGCAGTGAATTCTGCCAAGTACAAATTAATTTTCTTAAAATAATTTGCATATTTGAATTCCTTGTTGTATATTAAATTATAATATTTGTTAAACCCCTAAAATAAAAACTATGGCCTATTTTAATCATGCTTTTTACAAAAGCTTCGTAGTAGCCAGCGTAGACACTGCTGGTGGAACTAAAACCAAAGACCTGGCTCCCGGTGAGTTGGCTCTTGTTAATGGATCAAACTGGACTAGTGTTGCTGCACTTCCAGTTCCCTCAATGGCTTACCTGGTTCAAGGTAGCTACCACACCAAGGATAACATTGGAAACAATCCTGGCAACGGTGGTTACTCTGAGTCTGTAAAGTCAAAGGGTATCAATCCCAAGTTCATCACCCGTATTTGGGAATCTGACTGTTGCACTGCTTCTCCTGCTACTGTATGCATTGAAGTTGGACCTACCTGTGCTCCTTGCGGATCTAACCTGTTTCTGCGTATTGATGTTAAAGGTGCTCCTGCTCTGCGTTTCTTGAATCACAATGCTTATGCAATTGGTGATAGCTCAGGAAGTGCTGCTCAAGGTAATGTCCCCGGCATTTGCTGTGTAGAAGGACAAACCTATCTGGATCCTGCTGTAGCTTTGGCTAAAGCTGCTGACATGCTGTTGCAAGATCCCATCATTGCTCCTTTTGTAAAAGAAAAGACTGGTGGTGGAATTACCGTTCAATCTGGTGTTCTGGCTCCAGTTACTTACACCATTGCTCAGGTTCTTGATGGTACTTACGTTCCTTCATTGGATCCTGTAGCTGATGAGATCAGTGCTGAGGTTTGTTTCCAAGGTGCTTATGTAGACACCAAGTTTGGTGATTGCTCATTTGATACCCGTGACTACTATGGCAAAGAGCCCGTTCAGCTGATTGGTTCAGTTCTGAATGAAACTGGTGATCCTTGTAATGATTGCGGTGTTGTAACTACCACTCCTGGTACTATGCAGCAGACTTCAGGTGAAACAGTTTTGAGAGAAATCTTGATGACTGAAAACTACATGCAGTCTCCTTACAACCAGGGCAATCCTGATTCTGCACGTATCCGTGAGATTGAAGGTTCAACTGACATCCTGAATGCTGTTGACCGTAATGCTCTTTACAAAGGATACTATGTTCAGCATAGCATTCCCCGTCTGAACAATCCTACCGGTGTATTTGACAATGATCAGTATGTTTACCAGATCTTTGTTAAGTGTAGTGATCTTGCAACTCAGGCTCAGGTTGAAACCCTGTTGACTGAACTGGCAACTGCTGCTGAACTTTCTGGTAATCCTATTACCATTGAGAACAACATTGACACTTGTCCTCTTGGTTACTACTACTAAGATGTTTCTTTGATAAAAAAGGGGTGGGATTTTTCTCATCCCTTTTTTATTTTATTATTTCTTTGTATATTAGATATAGGTATCTTAACAAATTTTACTAAATGGCTGAAAAACATATTCTGAGCTTAGAGGTCCCAACGGTGGCAAACTGTGATATTTTAACAATAAGGGATACCAGTCAGTACAGTGACAAATTACCAGTTGACTGTCCTGAGCTTTTAGTTACACCTCCGGGATTCAATGTTCCGGCTTTAATCAATGTTGTACCAAACTCAACAATGAATCTTACTGCCTGTGATCTTGACATACAGGGAGAAAACTGTGGAACTGTTACTACACCACTACCTGATGGTGTTTATATAATCAAATATAGTGTTGCTCCAAATGACAAAGTGTATGTTGAATACAATCACTTGAGAGTAACAAGCTTGATGAACATGTATTATCAGGCACTTTGTAATATTGATCTTACAGCATGTGAACCAATGAGTGATAGAAGAGATGTAATTTCTGAAATGAGATACATCAGAACACTTATTGATGGAGCAGTGGCAAATGTTGAATATTGCCAAAGTCCAGCTAAAGGTATGGATATTTATAACTTTGCAAAGAAAAGACTACAGAAGCTAAACTGTAAGATTGTAGGATGCTAACAATGTAACCAATAAAAAACCAATATATGACTTGTAAAAACTGTAACAAAGCATTTACCTGTGGATGTCAAAAGGCAAAAGCTGCAGATGGATCCAATGTACACAAAACATGTTTAAATGAGTACAACAACAAAACAGGTGGAAATGTCACACCTAGTAATTCATTAACTAAAACAATTCAACAAGCAAGAAGAAAAACAAATGGGTAACGCAGATCAGTTTATCATTAAGAAGATTAAGATGGAGCAGGACTTTGCTGCTGCTGTTTATAGGAACTTTAGAGAAGTTGCTTATGGTATAGAATCTTGTTGTGATAAAAATCTTGAAGATATAGTTATCCAAAAAGAACTTTGTGATTGGCAAGAGATAATGCCTGTAGATACATCTTGTGAACCAAAGTGCCCTTGATTGAATTGAAAAAAAATTGTATATTATACTATAAGCTACAGGAACCCACACCAAAATAAAAAAAATATTCATGATACCAGTAAATAACGGAAGCCAACTACCTTGTTCACCAACATCCTCTAACTGTGTTATATGGCAGGGTCCTGATATTCCATGCATTAATCTTTGCAATGGTGACACTGTAAGTGATGTTATTGCTAAACTAGCAAGTGAACTTTGTAACATAATTGATGAAGCTTGTCAGTGTGAACCAAGCTTAACAGGTTTGGATTTGAAGTGCATATTACCTTCAGGTCAAACACCTCCTCAAACTTTAACTGGTGTACTGCAGTTGATCATTGATTATCTGTGTAGTGTTATTCAAGGTCCTGGTGGTGGAGAAATTGTTGTTGTTCAACTTCCTCCTTGCTTATATTATAATGATCCTGTAACAGGTAATCCTATTACTGCTCTTCCAATTGATCAGTATGCTGCTTATTTGGCTAGTAAGATCTGTAACATTCTGACAAGTATTACAATCATTAATCAGACAATTCTTGATATTGAATCAAGACTTGTGGTTCTTGAAAACTGTGTACTTCCTTGTAGCCCTAGTGGTGGTGAGACTCAAGTAATTTCTCAGTGTATTATTCCTGGTGGATTGCCTGTAAATGTATCTACATTGCTTCTTGGTCTTGAATCTGCTTTTTGTAATCTTCAAAATGCAACAGGTGATCCTGCAACTATTAGCCAAACTATTAATCAACAGTGTTTGTATGGTAGTAGCCAAAAACTTTCAGGAGTTGGAACCTATTCTGGTGTAACCGGATGGCAAGCATCACCTAGCACACTTGCACAATCTGTTAGAAATATCTGGATTATACTGTGTGATATGTATGCTGCTATTACAGACATTAAAGATAATTGCTGTGATACAGGATGTGATACTGTACAGTTTGGATTTACTTATAATGTAGTTAATGATGGATTTGGTGTACCTACAAGTCTGAACTTAAACTTTACTAGTTCAAATATTCCTGCTGCATATAATGACTGTGGTGGAAGCACAACCATTACTATCACTGACTCAGGTGGAAATACAATTACTCAGGTAGCAAACATAAAAGCTTTGTCAACAAATCCTACCGGGGTGACAATTGCTTTAGCAGGTTTAAATGTTTATCAGTCACTTTTTGTTGCAATAAATTTCTGCGTAACAGATGGTATCAATCTTTGTTCTGAGTCCAGCACACAGATTGTTCCTTTGCAGATTCCTTGCCCTGTAAGCTATACAATTACACCAACTACTAATACTGTAGCTGTTTCATTTTTAAATGGTCTTGGTTCTGGTGTATCATATGTAGTTAAAGTTACTGATACAACTACAAGTGCTCTTGCTGGATCATATACAGTAAACAGTCCTGGTGGTTCTGTAAGTCATACATTTACAGGTTTAGCTGTAGGAACTACATATACCGTTACTGTTGATATTGTTAGTGGCACTACTACAAGAATATGTAATGCTGGTACATTTACAACTTTAGGTGCGGTGTGTGCTGATATAGTTTGTACTACTGTAGATCCAATGCTTACAATGGCTAATGCTGACATTGTACTAGGATTCACTGGTGATATACCCGGATCTCCTACAGGTTCTGCAACTTATTATGGTTACAATATTGCTTCTAACAAGCTTATTGTAGAGACTCTTACTCAAGACTGTGGTGCACCTACAATCTCAAGTCCAAGTATAACTTTGGGTGGAACTGTAACTCTTACACTTTCTTGGCCTTTTTCTGTAGTTAGTGAAGTAGATATTACTACTGAATACAGTGCTGATAATGTTACATGGGCCGGTGCAACTACTGGTGCAACAGGACCAAGAACTATTGCTACTGGTATAACAACTGGTCAGGTATACATAAGAGCTGTCACAAACTGCTCTGGTCCTGATACAAGTTTATATGCTGTAATTGCATATGACTTTGCAACAGGTCAATGGAGAACTTTAGCTGCTCCTGATAATATGAGTAACAGCACAAGCATGCTTGGCTCACCAAATTTTCCATATGGCACAGATCTGTACAATCCTGATTTAACTTGCGGTCTTTCTACATATACAGTTCCAGGATTTGCTACAACAGGTAGATGGTTTTACTTTGGTCAAGTTTATGTAGGTAGCACAATTTACTATGCATATGCTGGTTGGACTGATAATACTTCACCAACTCCAGATTCCGTTGCATCACTTGTACTTTGCTGTGAGTGTCCTGCTTATATCATAGGTACACCTAGAATTCCTTATAGTGAGTATGAAGCTGTTTATTGTAACTATGGTAACAATATTACATTTACATTAGACTATATACTTGGTAGTGGTACTCCAGTATGGACTATTACAAACAATGCAACAAATGGTACAGTTGTACATTTAGGTGGTAACTCATTTGAGTATACAAATACTACATCTAGTTATGGTGATACTGTAACTATAAGTCTTACATCTTCTACAGGATGTGGAGTATCTTCAAGAGTTGTACAAATTCAACTGTTTCCGTGTAATCTTAATCTTAGATCTAGTACAGAAGATATCTATGCTTTTATAGATACTAATACCGTAACCTTGGCTGAAGGTCCTGAAATAGTAACAGCACTTGGAAATGTTTCTTCAGGTCTTGGTTTTTACGGATGGACTGGTAATATGTATATAATACCTGTACAAGATTCTAAATGGCTTGGATATCAAAAAGCTATTGTTGATGACGGTGCTAGTGCATTACTTGATCCTGCTGTTGCTTGGACTGCATTATCAGTTCTTCCAACATCCTGGACTGGTGGTGCTGTAGTAAATAAAAATAGAGGATTTGTTATTGCATTTTCTAATGAATCATATTCTGATTATCATGATATTAGTTTAGCAGCCGGATGGGGTGCAGGTCCTACACTTCAACCAACTACTAACTATAAAGAGAACTATCAGGAATTTTTTGATTCTCAAAATGGACCTTCTGGTGTTTGGCCTGCTGTTACATACATGTCAACTTGGGCATCTACACTTAATTTTTCAGGTCCTCAGTTTCCGGAAGGATTTACAGGTATTTACTATCCTGTAAACAATAGTCCAGCAAATGCTACAGCTGCTGCTATTCTGCAGGGTCTTGCTTGTTATACAGCAGAAATGATTCCTCCTGGAAAGTACGGTGTACAAACTGCAGTTGATGTAACAGCATATCTTATGACCGGTGTTACACCTTCAGCTACTAATCCGTATCAAGGTGCTCTTACAAATAATCCATTGCTTACCATAAGTGGATTATGGAATCAAGGATGGATGATGTTCTTAAATCAAAAAGAACCATGGACTTATGATACTGCACCTGGGTCAGATAAAGTTGATGTTGATATTCTTTATACAGCTTCTAGTTGTTCTAGTGGGACATTACCTGTTGTTCCTGAAACAAGATACAGAGTGGTTGATTGTGCAACAAATGAATCATTTTATGTAGCTGGTATAACAGGAGGTCCTTACAATATTGACGAAGTTCTCAAACTTACTAATCTTGGACCTGGAACACCTACCTGGCCTAACGGTACTGATTTATGTGTTAAGATTGTTTCACTTGTATCAGATACATTCCCCACATTCCCAGTAATTATAGCTTCTGGTCCTTATGCTAACTGTGGACTTTGCCCACCCTAATTAAATAAATAAAAAATGGCTTGTAATACTTGTAACAACTGCGGAAACTCATCCCCATGTGGATGTAAAGATCATGGTCTAACCACACCTTGTGGCTATACTGACTGTGGACCGGGTAATGAAAGATGTGATGATATTCAGTGTGCTGAATGTGTAAGTTATTGTGGAACCACCTTTAGACTTGAAACTGAAGGTGGCAGACTTGAAGTTCAGCAAGGAGAAAGATTAGATAGTATACTGCAAAAACTTTCCCTAATTATTGTTAATGGATTAGGTCCTTGTACTGCTACAGATGTACATCACGCACCTTACAATGTTTATGCTCAAAACATTACCGGAACAACTGCAACAATTGTTTGGAGTGGAACATCATCTTTGACAGCTGCATTGGATATCTATTATAGGGTTGATGCACTAATACCCGGCCCATGGATTCAGGCAAACACACTTGGAATATCTCCATTGGTAAACAATTTTACTATAACCAACTTAACACCCGGTGTTAAATATGTTGTTTACATAAAATCAGAAGACACATTTGCTAATCCATGTGATTCAGTGCAGATAGTATTTACCACTGTTTTACTGTAAGATACTAGTGATAGTTTGTTGGTTACCTATCATTCTGTTGAGAGGGGTCTTGGAAACAAGACCTCTTTTATTTAAGATGCTGTAACCATAACTTTGTAAAAAGAGTCAGTTGCAGAACTGCTTATTTTTTTGTAAATTATAATATATATGATCAGCAACTTTAAAAAACCAAACGTCAAAGGTCCAAGATTCAGAACACAAAGCTTAAGTTTATTGAACAATGACATCTGTAAGGAGTTTAAAGAACTAAAACCCGCATATGCAAACATTGACAACAATAAGCTTAAGAAGATCATAAAGCTTTATAATGAAGCTTTATGGAAAGCTGTTATTGCACATAGAGATGGAGTAGAGTTGCCAGAATCACTTGGTTATATTTTTATTGGTACATGTCCCCCAGCAAAAGGAGTAAACATTGATTACTCACTTTCTAAAGAATATGGAAAGGTTTTGCAGAATAAGAACTGGGATACTGATGGAAATATAGGTAAGATCTTTTACACCAACTGGTCTACCAAGTATAGATTTAGAAATAGAGATCTTTGGGGATTTGTAGCATGCAGGAATTTTAAAAGGTGTGTTGCAAAAGAATACCCAAAGGATTGGACCAAATACTTAAAAATGAAAAATAAATTCAGAATAGCTCAATTGTTTCTTAAAAGCACAGACAAAGAAACTCTTGAGAAATATGATGAATTTGAAAATTAAATATAATGACAACCATTGCTGAAGTAATATCAAGAATACGGAATGAGGTAAAAGCAGAATCTCAAGATGCTTTTGTTACTGACCGGTATGTATACAGCTTAATAAATAAGTTTGCCCAACTCTATATGAGAAGGCAGGATGTATCTAACAAGTTGATGAGATTCAACTCTGTGTGGAAAGTTCTTCCTTATATAGAACTTATTGAGGTAGATAAGATAGAAGCTGAGTGTGTAGGAGTTTATAGTGGTTGCACATTCATGAGAACCAAAGATAAACTTCCCAAGATGATAGAAGGATACTGGGGTCCTTTGATTAGGAGTGTTACTTCCATAGATGGTTCAACATCACTTCAACCAACATATCCTTCTACATTTGTCTCAATGACAAAGACTAGCACATTCAGATACAACACAACCAAGTACTTTTGGTATTTGAATGGTTATATCTATGTTCCTAATGTTACATGGAATGCAATCAAACTTGAAGGTGTATTTGATTCTGATATTTCAGAATGGCTTTGTGATGAGAAGTGTATTCCCAGATATGAACAACAAATGAATATTCCGGAAGCAATGTTTGCTGAAATTGAACAGCAAGTATTAGCAACCATGATAAATACTTTTAGACTTCCTAGTGAAGACTCAGATAACAAACTTAATCCAAATAGATAATGGGAGTTTCAAATAAATACAGAACCTTTGATCAATTACTTGAAGATGTAAATGTTGACTTTTCAAGTTTTTCACTTGAAGGTATGATAGAACCTCAGCAACTTATAAAGGTTGCATTGAGGGTTAACTATGATCTAGGAGTAAGAATTAACAGAACTAAAGAAGCAGTATTGGATGTTGAACATTCTAAGACAAAACTTCCTTGGGATTTTGCATATATGAATTATGCATTTTTATGTGGAGATTATGAGATATATAGCGAAATGCCTTCTGGCACTTACATTGACACTACTAATCCTGTTCCTTATGTTCCTGATCCTGGTTATACTGGACCGTGTAATGACCCTACTTGTAATGATGTATGTGTAATTAAGTCATGTGATAACAGCAAGCAGTACCAGCTTGTACAGAAAGTAAATGGTGGACAGTATAGAAAGTATACAAGCTTTATGCAATTGCAGTTCTCAAATACCCATAAGTCTTTGTGTGATTGCCCAAACATAAACATACAGTCTCCTAATATTGCTGAGATAAGAGATGGTTTCATTTTAACCAATTTTGAAACTGGCAAGATTTACATCAACTATCAGAGTTCAATGGAAGATCCTGATGGTAATCTTTTAGTTCTTGATCATCCTTATTGCAATGAATATTATGAATATGCTCTTAAGCAAAGAATTCTTGAAAATCTTGTGTTTGCCGGAGAGAATGTTGTAAATCAACTAAGCATGATAGAAGCAAGACTAAGAGCTGCTAGAAACAATGCATTATCATTTGTGAATACACCAGACTTCCAAGAGATGAAGAAAATGTGGTGGACTAACAGAAGAGCACAATACCATAACTACTACAACATGTTTAAAAGCTATCCTCAAATAGGATATTAAGGTCATGGCGGAAAATAACTTTACAAACACCTCATCTATAGAAACCAATGTTTTTATAAAAGGGATGGTTAAAGATCCTAATGCCTCTTTTGTGCAAAAGGATAACTGGACACATGCCCGTAATACAGTTAACAATTCTGTTGATGGTGATGTTGCTGTTATAGGTAATGAACCATCAAACATTCAATGTGCAAGTATACCATATCCAATCATTGGAGCTATTCACACATATAGAGATCAGTGGGTCATATTTGCAACAGATGATGTAAACTCTGAGATTGGTTTATTTGATGACAGTGAATGTAAGTATACAACTCTTATTAATGCCCCGTGTCTTAACTTTAATAGAAAGCATCTTATTACTGGTGCTGCTAAAGAAAACTTTGATTGTACCTGGCAGGTTTATTGGGATGATGGAAACAATCCTTCCAGAACTTTAAATATAGATAGAATACCTTACATAAGATTTATTGTATCTCCACCTGGAGCTGATTGTGTTGAATATGCAGATACAACAGAACTTGATTGTGAGAAAATAAGATTAGCACCATTACTTACTACTCCGTGTGTAAAGCTTACAAAAGCAGCAGATGGAGGTCAGTTAAGAAATGGTTCTTTTCAGGCATTTATTGCATACACAGTAAATGGTCAGAGACAAACTGATTACATTGGTGTTTCTAATGTACAGAGTTTGTTTGATCATAATGATCTTGCAGGATCTTTACATATCAGTGTAACCAATCTTGATAAGGAATTTGATTACTATGAGCTTGTAATACTTAGTAATAACACTCAGAATACTGTTGCTAAAAGAATTGGTTTATACAGTACAGAGCAATCTGATATTACAATAGACTATATTGATCAGTCTCTTGTTAGTGTACCTCTTGAGGTTTTACCTCTAAGATCTCCAGCATATGAGAAGTCAGAGCAAATGTACACAGTTAATGACTGGCTTATAAGATCTGGTCCTACTGAACAATTTGATTTTAACTACCAACCCCTTGCAAATCAAATTCAAACTAACTGGGTAGTAGCTGAGTATCCTGAGAACTATTATTACAAAGGTGGTAATAGTACAGGATTCATGAGAGATGAGCAGTATGCTTTTTTTATAAGATGGATATACAATACTGGTGAAAGATCATCTTCATATCACATACCAGGAAGAGGACCAAGAGTAGTTGGTCAGAATCAGTTTGGAGATTTTATTGATGAGACAGCAATTAATGTTGGTCAAAATTCACTTTCACCGGATGAGTATAACTTTCAGGTATTTAATACTGCTACTCAAACAGCTGGACCTTTAAACATTCCAACAGATGATGGTGGTGTTATCATTGCTAAAGGTGATATGGCATACTGGGAATCTACAGAAAGATACCCAGCTACAAGACCAGACATTTGGAATGCAAACAACAACCCTGCGGCTCCATGGGCAACAAGCGGTAATCCTCAGCATGATCTCTGTGGTAAACCTATTAGGCATCATAAAATGCCTTCAGAAGAAACGTCACCATTATTAGTAATTCATAATACTACTAACAAGACAATTAGAATTCTTGGTGTTGAGTTTAGTAACATAGCTCTTCCAAGATTTAATGATGGATCTATAATTCCAAACATTGTTGGTTATGAATTACTAAGAGGATCTAGAGAAGGTCAAAAGTCAATCTTGGCAAAAGGAATATTCCGTAATATGCGGGCTTATACAATTCCTGATGCAGAGAATGATGCTATTAAACTTGAAGGCTTATATCCTAATTACCCTTATAATGATCTTAGAGCTGATGTTTATTTCCATGATGGAACAGGCGGTAAAAGAACTGATAAGTGTGAAAATAGTTTCAGCAGTTCAAAAAGCAATTATCCACCTATAACTGGTTTTAAACAAGATGTATTTACATTCCATGGCCCAGACTTAATGTTCAAAAGACCATTCTTGAGTGCTTATGAAACAAGATTATATGGTGCACTACATGGAGATGCTGTTGGATATTTTATAAAATCAGAGAATCATCCTCAAAATAAACTGCTTAGAAATGGTGGTGTATTATTAGCTGCTATTATAGGAATTGGTTATGCAATCAGTCAAATACAAGGAACAAGAAGTGAAACATTTGATCCTGCAACTACAGCAATAAGTTCAACTACTGGTACAATACTTGGACAGACTACCGGAAATATCGGTCCAGTAGGAGTAAACCTTCCTTTTGCTGCTGGTATATCAACAGCTGCAGGAATTGCATTAAATACACTAATGAATGTTCCAATTACTGGTGTAAATACGTTTTATTTAAATCCTTTAACTTCAGATGCATCAAAACTCCCATCTTTAGTAGATGGTAATGCTACTAATGCAGCTGCATTTGCTGTAAATATTAACTCTCATGCTCAAGCAGGTTTAACTCCAGGATTAATAGGCGGTAAATACAGTCTTAATTATACATATAATAGTCCTACATCATCTTTGCCACAACTTTTAAAAGGCGTATTTTCTGTTGCTGTATTAAGTATAACAAATATTGCCATTGGTGCTCAAGAGATTATTGACCTTTTATATAATCTTGTAGCATTTAGTGACTTTGCATATAAGCATAACTCACATGGTCTTTATAGTGAATATGCAAAGACTCTTGATCAAAACACAATCTATAGAAGTAAGAATACAGATTCAAATTATATAGGAAGTAGTTTTCAAGGATTTGGTGCATCTTATAAGATTAACAATCTATTTAGACCAGGTACAGTTGCAGTAGAAACACAGAATTCTTTTTCTATTCCTGAAGTATTTACCGGCTTACCAATAAAAGACATATCTAGATATACAATAGGTGGAGATGCTACTGATGACTTTGGTAATACTTTTATGAATGATCCTGGTCAAAAGCAGAAAAAGAAAATTTCAGCTTTGTATGGAGCTCTCAAGTTTGGTTTTGAAAATCAATATGGTCAGTTGGATGGTATTAAACAAGTTCAGATGCGTGGATGCATTGAACTTGTTGAAACTAATAATCCATTAAAGAAATATACATCTCAAGCAATATTTTCTGGTGACACATATGTTGGTAGATATACAGAGAAGACTATCATGCCAATCTTTACAGATTTTCTGTATGGTCAACCTGATCAATATCCGTATGACTATCTGAAAAGAGTGAATATTCCTTATCCAAGATTTTGGATGGATACAAGAAAATATGATACATCTGCTTTAGCTAGAGCAATAATGGCTCCTGGTATATTGTTTGGTATTAATGGAACAACTATAAACAACTTATTACCTAATGATTTATTTTATTTGGATAGAGGTTCTGGAACATGTAGTATTTTTGATCAAATTGTAGATAAAGATGATCTTAACTCTGCATTTGCAATGCGTACAGCATATATGTACACACATTGCAGTGGTATTCAAGATTTTTATATTGAATCAGAAATAAACCTTGCACAAAGAGATTGGGAAGATGATCCTAGATATAGACACTATGATCCATATGAGTACAACAATGTAGATGATCTGTTTAATGCTGCTATTATCAGAGATGGTAATTTCTACAAGTATGACTACTCTTTAAGTATAAGCAGGTTCCTAACTAATTTTTCAAGCTTTGGTAACATGCAGATGAGGGACTATGATCCTTTAGTTGCAGAGAAATGTTACAGCTACTATCCTAAGAGATTGATATATTCTTTGCAGGCTCAGCTTGAAGCAAAGAAGGATTTCTGGAGAGTATTTCTGCCCAACAATTATAAAGACTTTAAGAGTAAGGTTAATGTAATAAAACCAATCAACAAGAGTGGTGCTCTTATATTCTTCCCTTATTTGTCACCACAAATGTTCCAGGGTCTTGATACTCTTGAAACAGATCTTGGTACTAAACTTACTATTGGTGATGGTGGTCTATTTAGTCAACCATTCCAGAATGTTGCAAACTCAGATCTTCCAAATGAATATGGTTCATGTGAAAGTTCAAGAAGTGTAATCAATACACCTTTTGGTTTATTCTTTATTTCACAAGCACAAGGTAAAGTATTCCAATACACCGGCAATCTTGTAAACATTGCTAATGCTGGAATGAAATGGTGGTTTAATAAGTACTTGCCATCTGTGCTTATAAGACAATTCCCAGAACTTGAAGATTCAAAACTTTCAGATAACCCGGTTATTGGTATAGGATGTCAAGCAATATATGATATCAATGATGATATAGTTTACTTTACTAAGAAAGACTATGCTGTAAGAGAAGAGTATTTGAACATTATGTCCTATGATCCAGTAACACAAAAGTTTCTTTTGAATAGTACAACTGTAGTTCCTCTTGGTGATCCTCTTTTCTTTGAGAACTGTTCATGGACTGTATCATATGATCCTAAAGCAAATGCTTGGATATCATTCCATGATTGGCATCCTGATTTGGTTCTTCCTAGCATAAGACACTTCTTAACAGCAAAAACTCAAGCAACAAATGAACCTCAGTGTCCTCCTAACTACAATTATAATCCTGTTACAGGCAAATGTGAAAGAACACAGCAAATAACAGAGAAAGCCCCAGTGGTTGTTAATGAAGTAATTTCTCCTATTGTTGGTAGTCCTTCTGGATGTTTTATTGATATTGTTATAGCTGTTGATGTATCATTAAGTACTGGAGGTGCAAGTGCTCCAATTGGTCAAGCGGAAAGATTATTTGTAACAGAATTTATAAATCATCCTACTATACAAGCAGGAATGACTGCTGGTAAAATCCAAATAGGATTTGTTACATATGCACAATCCGTTAATATATGGGCAGATCCACTTACAGGAATTACAATGAGTAATACTGTAACTGCTGTTGATGCTGATGCGTTTCTTGTTAGTAATTTTGCTTCTCCAGGTGCTGGGACAGATCTTATTGATGCAATGAATGATGCTCAGAATGTTTTAAATGCTAAGGGTAATTCTTCATTAGGAAGTAGAGTTGTTCAGCCAAGTTTTAAGCAACACATGATTGTTCTTACTGATCTTGATAATTCTCCTCCTATATTTGCGGGAGTTGGTTGTCAATATCAGTCAGTAACATTTGGACCTCCATGTACTGGAAACTATAGGCAGTTTGTAAGTGCTGTATATGTTGATGCAACTAATCCTGTTCCAACATCAACTATTCTTTCAGAAATTACTTGTGGTCAACCAAGTCTTGAGTATGGAATTGCGGGAAATAATCTTGGAGATGTAGAAAATATTGTAAATGATATTGCAAATTTTACATGTGAACCAGGTGGATATTCTTGCTCATGTCCTGCTGGATATACACTTGTATATAAAGATCTTAATAAAAATACATATACCTCGCCAACTGGAGTTTGTCATCCTGAGTATGAAAGACTGTGTAGAAAAGTGACATGCAATTGTCCACCACCTCCTTTCCCAGGATCTGTTACTACACAATCAGGTATATGTGATGATGTATATTTAGTTGGTGATCCAAACTACGTCAATAACAATCCTGTAATATGCAAGTACTACACATTACAACAGACACCTCCAAGTTATACACTTGGCACATTGTGGAGACATAATGACCGTTGTGATTCTTATTCTAACTTCTATGGTATTTCTTATCCATGGGAAGTTGAATTTACAGAAACCACCGGTCAGAATGTAAATACTCTAAGAAGTATTGAATATCAGTTGGAGTGTTATGTGTATAAGGGTGATCTTATAAATGAATGTGGTGATGATAGATGGCATGATCTGGATTGGAACTTTGATGAAGCCATTATATACAACACAGAACAAGTTTCAGGATTACTTAGACTTGAACTTAATCCTAAAGATGATCCCTTTGGTATGATGCAGTATCCTATCATAGGTCCAAGTGATATCAGGATTCTTTTCTCTAAAGAAGAACAGAAGTACAGATTTAATCAGTTCTGGGATATTACTAAAGACCGTGGTGAATTTACATCTGCACAAGACAGGATTTTCTTTACTCAACTTAACGGATATATACGTGATCTTAATGCAGCTAATATGAATTATCAGAAGCCTTCAGATCAACGTAAGAAGTTCAGACACTACTACAATAGAGTTATTCTTAGAAGACAAAACTCTGAGAATAGAAAAATGCTCCTTAAATTAGCAAACACAAAACTTAATCTTTCATTCAGATAATATGCAAAAGTCTTTTAGATACTCTGACAGAAGAGGATTACCAGGTGGTCCAAATGAAGAATCCTCTTTTGGTGAGGGATTTATTGTCAGTGAAAGAGGTCAATGGGATTATCCGGGTATGAATACTCTGGTTCCTACAGATGGCAACATTACAATGCAGGGTGTTCCATATCCGGTAATGGCACAACCCGTATATCCAGATTGGGCACAGCCTGCTATTGGACCCGCAACAATGATGTATCCAGATCAAGATTATTATTTTCCTGGTGCAGTGGCTGTTGCAGAAACACCTATGGCAAGATATGGTGGTGGGTTAAGAAAGTATCAAACTGGTAAAGAAGTTAATAATAATGCTGCAGTTAGCAATGGTAATCTTCCTTATGATCCTAATTGGCAAGATATCAAAACACTAGAGGAAATAAGGATTTCTCCTTATATGAGAATGAGGTCACAACTTGATACTCCTGAAGCAAGAGATCAATGGATAGATGAAAATCTCCCAAAGTTCTCAAGATCAATGGGTATTAATAGAGATAACTGGAATCCAAATGAATGGGAAAAATATCAGAAGCACATAAACACAAAACTTGCAGAAGATATTTTTAAAAGAAAACCTTTTACTGCTGGTGATGGAAGTAGATTGGAGAATTTAAAAAGATATACACCTGAAGAACTGAATATCATTAAAGGATCTAGTTATGCGAATAAAATTGAACCTACTGTTTGGGAAAAATTTGAACAAGGTTTATTATCTATTGGTAATGTTGGAAGTCCTGTTAAGTTTAAAAATGAAAATTTAACTCAAGAGGAAGCAAGACAAGAAAGTACTCCTTTAAATCTACTTCAACCACTTTCTATTCCACAAAAAATGGTTCAGGCTGGTTTTGAGAGAATAAGACCTACTGTAACTGGGGGGTATACTATGTCAGAAGCTTTGTCTGGTGTGGAGAATGATGCACCAATGGCTGACAAATTTTATACAGATCCTCTCAATTTTGTTGGTATGGGGTTATTTAAAGGTTTAGGTACAGGCTCAACAATAGGAAGAAATATTGGTAGATTTGGTGAAGCTGTAAATTATGTACCAGAAGATATTGCAGGTTTTGCTAATATTGGATCTGATGCAGCAACCACTGCTTCAAAAATTAATCCTAAAGCCACACAGTTGACATTTGATTTTGGTCTTCCAAAAGCTCCTGTTAATGATGATCCATTTGGAGTTTACACTTCAGCTGAAAAATTAATTAATGATCTTCAGAAGATAAAAGAAACAGAAAAAAATGTTAAAAATCTAAGTGATTATGAAAACACAATACAGGAAGTTTTTGGAGGTCTTGAGGGTTATAAAAAAGCAAAAAATTTATATAAAGGGGATAATTCTGAATATTTAACATTTGATCAACTTGTAGAAAAAATAAAAGGAAAAGCTTCTGAAAACATAAAGCAAAGTTCTTTAAATCTTCAAAAACCTATTACTTCTGAAAAAATAACTTATCAGAAACCATTAAGTACTGATCAGGAGTATATTGATTGGGCAAATAAAATTCATCCAGATTTGGCCCGTATAGCTACACCAGAAGAACTTAGACAAGCTCATATTGAGGCCCTTGATTATTTTGGTAAAAGCCCTGTTGGACTTGAGGGTAAAGAATATGGAATGTATATGAGGAATAAATTTGCTGATAGAATTCCATCATATACATATCCAACATCATATGATTTTGAAGGAAACATTTTACATTTTCCTCCTGATCATCCACATACTTCTTTTATGCCTTGGGGAACAGCTGAAACCGCATCATTAAAACATGGCAATAGGTATACTACACTACTAGATGATATATTGAGAAATCAAGGTTATAGTACTCAATTTTTAACACCTCAAGAAGTAAATGCAATTTATGGATATGCTAAAGGTTATGATGCACCAATAAACGGTGTATTAAGAGCTCAATCTGCTCAGTATAACCCTTCTTTATTAAATAGTCTTAATCTTTCTCTTAAAACTAAACCAGGATCTAAAACTGCTGAATTTTATGGTGACATTGCTGAGATGCTTAATCAAGGTATTCAAAGAAATAAACTAAGAAATCCAATCTCAGTTAAGAGAGGCATTGGTTCAGATTATAATGTTGAATTACTTCATCCTACAACTTTTGAACCTACTGGTCAAATAGTAAAAAGATCAGAACTCAATGTAGGAGATATTTTTAAAGATGCTTCATTTTTATCTTCAAGTCATCAAGGACCTCTTTATGAGTGGGGAACACCTGGACTTTCAGAATATATAGATTTACCAGGAGGAGGTATTCAATCATATGCATACCCAAATGCTTTATCTTGGTCTCCATTTTTAAATGAGTTTGAATTTATTTTGCCAAAAAATCTTGTACGTAGGGTAGAATTAATTACTGATAATCCAATGTCTGCTGGATACAAGTATAGAACTTCTATTTTAAATCCATATCAAATGGGAGGCACTGAAGATGAATCAGATGAACAATTTCCAATGGGTGCAATGAATGTAAACATACAAGATATACCTGATGATGTGCTTGCAATAATGATAGCCAATAACAGATAACATGAACTGGAAAGAATTTACAATGAAGTATGGTGGTGGACTCACTAAGTATCAAAAGAGAGGTGAGTTCAATTGGAAGACATATAAGGATGTAGGCATACAGACTTTACCAAGTAAATCTCAAATAGTTGCTGCTCAAGGACAACAAAGGGATAATGTCTATGTTAATCCTGTTGTAAAAAATGCAGCTCAGTTGCAAAGGATAAATCAAATAGAGGAAGAAGAAAGACAAAGAAGAATTCAAGAAACTGCAGATAGAGTGCGAGGCACACTAAGAGCAACTACTGATGCAGATATAGAAGCTCAAAATAGAGAAGACTATACACTTACAGGAAGAGCAAGAAGTCTTGGTAGAGGAGATTTTAACCCTTTAGTTGTAGCAGCCAGTGCTGCAGATTTGATTAATCCTGCTTCCTATTGGTATGCCGGTAAAGATTTTGGAAGAGGTGTAAAACAAACTGGAGAAGGGATAGTTAATCTAGATCCAGAACAAATAGGTTCTGGATTATTACAAACAGGATTAAGTGCTTTACAATTGTATCCCGGAGCATCTACTGCCAGATCTGTTATAAAAGGAGCTGCTCCACGTCTATTTGGTTCTACAATGTCCAGTCAAGCTAATGATTTTTTAAGATCTGTAAGATCAATGGATGACTTTGCTACTGGCTCGCCATCTGTTTATAGAACTCAGCCAGGATTAAGTTCAGGACCAATAAGTTCAACACCTGCTATATCAAGAGTTGGTAGTACTTCTGGACAAGCATTTATCCCATCTGCAAAACAAACCGGTAAGTATTCTCCTAGTATTGTTAGTGATTTAAGCTCGTTTTTTGCTCCATTTAATCCTAAAAATTTACAAACAAATTCCGGATTAGAATGGATGAAGCAGTGGTATTCAGATCCTGATATTATAAGAAGAACTGAAGGTAATTTTCCAAAAGGATTTTCAAAATTTTCAATTATAATGGATTCCGATAATATTGGATCTAAAGCTCTAAAACATTTTAAAAATAAATTAAATGCATATGAACCAAAAAATTATATTGATTTATTGAAAGATCGTGGGTTAAAAAAATATCTTCAAGCAAGTATGGGAAGTAAAGGACTTTCTGCTGGCTATCCTTCAGGTATATATGTCAATAGGACAGCTGCATTTCCTTTTGACAAGAGAGGATTAGAATCTACCAGAGTACATGAATTAACTCATTTAATAGAGCATAATGGTGCTATTTTTAATGATGATAACATTAAGTCATTACTAAAACCTTTTGGATATTCTTCCTTATCTGAAGTTCCTGAAAATAAAACTTTGAGTTTTATAGATAGAGAAATAAGGGGTATTAATCCTGAATATTATTTAGAGCCTAGTGAAATACATGCTAGAATGAATCAAGGAAGATTTAATTTTAATCTTACACCAAAAGATCAATTTACCACTAAAATGTTTGATGAAATATCTAAAAAATATGATTGGTATGGAATGGGAAGATATATAAAAGATAAAGATGCTTTTATAGATTTAATGAATAATTTTTGGGCAATACCTGCAACAGTTGGTATTGGTGCCGGAGCTTATCAACAGTTTAATCAAAAACCTCAAGGAACTTATCAGTATGGTGGTCCTACTATAGATTTAAAGCTTCCTCAGTTTGAAGAAGATAAACCCAGACCTTTCTTTGAAATGAGTGGTGCTGGCACTGGACCACAATATGATATGTTTGGTTATGGTTATATTCCTCTTGGTAAGAACTTAGGTATATCTGCAGATCTAATGAGATGGAAAGAAGGAGATTGGCGTGGTGGTAGATATGGTATAAGCGGAAACATAAACATTCCAATTAACAGAGGTGAGAGAAGAACACGTCCGGATATGAAAGATCCAGTAATGTATCAATATGGAGGAGCATCAAGAGCTGATACTTTAAATCTTTTAGCAAATACTAGAGCAGTTCGGAATTATTATACGGGAAGGGACTATACACCTGATGTAAATTATACTGGACGTAACTTGGTAAGCCCGTCAACATCAATGTATAAAAATATATGGGAGGCTTTAAAAGCAGATAGAAGTGGTTTTATAGCTACCAATGCTGCATATGGTATTGTAACACCCTCAGGTCAAAGAAAATTAAGTATGAGTGATTACTATAGACCAATTGACCGTAATAAATTTTATCAAAGGGAAGATCAAAATCTTATTTTAGATACTAGAGCTCCAATGCAACTTTATGATAAGAGAATTGAACCTACTGGTGTATTGGGATATACTAATATAAAACCAAGTGATCCTATGTCATCAGATATAATTCATTTTTATACTTATGATCCTATATCTATTACACCTTGGGATATGCTTAGTACAAAACAGAAAAAGCAAAGGATTAATAAGTATGGTGTTTCTGGCACTCCTTATGAAAGTAAGCAAGACTTTATAGAAAAGACATCTGATCAAGAAGTTATTAGAAAACAAAAACTTCTCAAAGAAGCTGGCTTATATAAAGGGGAAATTGATGGTGACTGGGGAACCGGTTCTGAGAAAGCTTGGAAAAAGTATATGGAATTAAATACAATTCCAACAACTACAAATACTTCAAACACCATATCAGAGACTCAAGTAATTCCCAGCACCCCAAGATTTAATATTCAAGGTATTATAGCAGATCAATATGTTCCAGATGCAAAAGATCAAACATCTAGAGAATATAGATATAGGATAAATACTGATAAAGGTTTTGATGTAATTAAAAGCAAAAAAGATTTTGAAGAATGGAAACAAAGAAATGCAGCAGAGTATCAACCTTATTATCAAAGATCAACAAATGCTCCTATAGACTATAATAAAGGAAGAATACAAGAATATCTAGAAACACCCACCCTAATGTATACTGGAGATGGTACAAGAAGAAGTGGCGGTGAATCATCATATCAGTATGGAGGTGGTTTTTTACCTACAAGATATACTTCTAATCCTTATGATCCTGCAATAAAAAATTTCAATGATAGTTTAAATTTATACAAAGGATATGTAATGCAGGATTATTTGATGGGTCCAAAAAATGAAAGAATATCTCCTGGAACTCGTATATCTTGGACACCAGCAGAATTAAAAAAGGATAGAACTAAAAAGTGGAATCCAGTTTTAAAACAAAAGATTGCTGATGATTTTCAAAATCAAGAAGAAATGTTTGCATCTGATTTTGTAAATGAAAATAATAAAAAACTAGTAAGATACTATAAATCTCTTGGATTTACAGATGATAATATAATGTATCATACATCTGCAGATCTAGTTCATCCTACAATTAGAGCAATAGGTACTTACATGGATGGTTCAGCATTAAGTCCTATTTATAAAAAACCAGTTCAACCTGTAAAATATGCTGATCCAAAAGTGGTAGAAAAACAAAAAATACTTAAAGATGCGGGGCTTTACACAGGAGAATTAGATGGCGTGTGGGGGAGTGGTTCTAAAAAAGCGTGGGAAGAATATACAAAAAGAAATACTACTCCTAGATCATTAGATGGGATGACTGAAGTTACATATCCTACTTCTACTATGATAGAAACTACAAAGTTAGATCCTAACGGCAATCCTGTAACAGAAATACATTATTATGATGATCTTAGAACCAGAGAAAGAAAAGATCCAAAAGTTCAGAAATATTTAGTACAGACATATAATCAAATGTCCACACCATATAAGAAGGCAGCTGTTGCAAAATATGGTGATCCTAGCAAAGTTCCTTTTCAGGGTGTAAACATATATGAATTAAATCCTAATCCTTATATGAAAGAAGAAGGAGGTGAAACAAATCTGTTTAACTGGAACAATTTAGATCAATGGTTTAAGAATGGTGGTGAGTCAGACTTTGTAAATAACATTTACAGTGATTACATGGATGGTGTTTATGATGGTACACCTTTGGAAGAGAATGCCAAGAAAGTGTATGATAAATTAAACACTATATACTATAGGCAAGCAAAGGAATCAGGTATGACTCCACCAAACTACATTATGACCAATGTAATTAAAAAAGCTTTGAAACCTTCATAATTAGCTTATTTGATGTTTAATTTGTATATTAGTATTATACTATGGCCAGCAAAAGATTAAGTAAAAAATACTATCAGACAGGGGGTGACACATCTCCTGCACCTGATATTCATCCCGACATGATTGAGATTGTTCAGGCTGTTGAGGCTTCTCTTCAATCTGGACTTGCTCCTCAAGAAGTTGTATTGCATCTTGCTGGTCAGGGGTATAGAGAAGATGAAATAAGTTTTGCTTTTGAGCAAATGGGTTATGATCCTGCTGCCATTGCTACAATAATGCAAGCTGCAGAAGCAATGTATAACCAACAGTCTCAGCAGCAAATGCAACCAGGTATGGAACCCGGAATGGAACCTGGTATGGAGCAACCTATGGAACCTGGAATGGAAGGTCCTATGCCTCCAGTAACGGAAGCTGAGATGCAAGCTCAAATGGCTCAGGCTGCTTCACCACAATCAAATGTGGGTAGCATGGAAGATGAAGGTATTTCAAAAGAAGAACTTGCTACAGCTTTACAAAGAGCTGCTTCTAAAGCTTTAGCTAGAAGAGGTAGAGAAATGCAATATGGTGGTTTGCTTCTTCCTGGTGAACATGCTTATGATCCTGTTGCTACTGTGAGTCAGGAAATGGGTAAGAGATTTTACTATCCATATGTTCCCGGTCCTGGAGATTTAGGAGGTGCATTGTCTACTGCTGTTGGTTCTATTGGAAATTTGTTTTCAGGACGTGTTGGTGCAGATGGTTTACAAGAAGGAACTTTCAGAGACCTTGGTGCAAAAAGTGCAAGGTTTCAAAGATCTAAACCAATGCAGTATACTTACAATGTTAAATTAGATCCTAATGACAAGAATCAGTATGCTGCAGATATGGAAGATATGTATGCTGCTTCTAGAGGAGAAGGCAAGTTGAGAACTAAAGAACAGTATCAACAAGATGTAAATAAGTATTCAAGAACTAATTTTAATACAGATACTGGCAAGTATGATGTTCTTTATACTAGCAGAGAATTTGACCCAAGTCTTTTAGGAAATAAACAGGTTGATCCTTATGAAGGATTTAGAAAGAAGAGTATTTCATTTGCTGATTGGAAAAGAAGAATGGATCCTGAGACTCTCAGCCTTCTTAGAGAAAATGAAATAAATGCACCAAAAGGAACAACTATAGGTATATCTCCACAAGGTTCACCAACATCATATATTTCTGGCAAAGAGAATCCATACTGGTATAATACTATGATGGGATTAAACACACTCAAATCAAATCAACATGGAAATATGAGGGTGTCAGGTTATATGAAAGCAGAGGGTGGTCCTTTTAATGAAACTGAATATACACCCATTGATCCAGAACCAAAACGTGTGTTAAGTGGAATTCCTTATAAGGAGGAAGATTATGAATTTGCAGATCCAATAAGAAGAAGAGAATTAAGAGCTTATAAAAAGTATCAAAGGCTTCCTGAAGATCAAAAGACTAATCCTTTTTATAGAACACATGATGTAAAGCGTTCCGGTCTTAAAAGATACTGGGAAGATATTCCTGATATTGATTATAATAAAGCTCTTCAAGGAACTACATTTGGTCAGTTTATTAGTAGAGCCAATTCTTTAAAAAGTAGGGGGGATCAGTTTGGTAATATATATGAAACAGGACCTCATCCTATAGAAACTGGATATATGCCAAGAAACATTTGGACATCACCAACTACTGGTATTTCATTATATCCTGATGATGATCCAAACAATATACTTAAGCAAATGGATGACGCATCAGCTGATAATTTTAAACCATATATTTATTTTTTACAACCAGATGATCAAACTGTTTTACCAGCAAATGTTGGATATCAAACTATTGTAGGAGGATCTGGAGCAATAAAAGGTCCTGAGAATTTAAAAAATCAAGATAAAAATCTTATTGATATAATGGGTTTTGGAAGTGAGGATATTCCAGCTGATAAATATCAAAAAACATTTGGTTATAATACTGATCTTATAAGAGTAACTACACCGCAAAGAAATAAAATTGCTGGAGTTACAGCAATTGATAAAGATGTTAATGATTATCTTCATAAGATATATCAACAATATCAAAATGAAGATTTAAGCAAACTGTCAAAAGAAGAACGTGATGATGTAAAGTTAAAAAGAGAAGCTGAGGTTAAAAAATATCTTTTAGAGAAAGCGGGTCTTGATCCTGCACAGTATATGAGTACACTCATGCACTATAACTACACATCTCCTGAAATATATTCTGACATCAACAGACCAGGCTTTACAGTTTTTGATCAGTATGGTGATGTGTATGATAAAAGAAAAAGAGACATGCCAGAGTTTATGAAAAGAATGAACACTAAAAAGTATGGTGGTTATCTTCGTAAAGCTCAATTTGGTTATGAAAGTATGGGTGATAGAATGGATATGTTTGGAGTTGAAACTTCAGATCCAAAGATGTATTCTTCTGCAATAGCTTATGGTAAAGTAGATCCCCCAGATTTTTCAGGTTATGCACCAAGAGGCGTATACAGTTCTGCAATTCCTAATTCAGGTCTTTCACCTGTAGGTATGGTTAATATTCCAACAAGAAGAACGCCTGCCACTAGCTCAGTTCCTACAACTACTCCTTCTATTTCACCAGGTGTTGCTGTTTCTACTCCAAAACCAACGGATGAGATTAGCTCTGTAACAGCACCTACTGCAAGAGAAGCTTATGAGCCCATGAAGCCAAAAGAAAAAAGTGTAATAGTTCCGTCTGATGGTAAAACATCTAAATCTTCAGCAGCCTCATTAAATCCTTTAGCTAAACCAGTTGATGTATCTAGATCAGTATCTGGCACAAGTGAGCTATATGACCCATTTGGTGTACCTACAGAGTTTGATAATCCTAAAATGACATCATCAGCTTTAGCTCTTGGTAAAACAACTGGTACTACAACAACTACACCAGCATCTCAACCAGAGGTAACAAAAAAGCTTAATCCTGAACAGTGGTTAAATAGACAACTCCAAAGACCGGGTATAAAAGCTTATGGTGATGTATCAAAAGCTGTTGTTGATACAGCTAACTTTGTAAACGAAGCATTTAAAGAAAGAGAACGTGCAGCATATGATAGCAGACTTAGAGAGATGACTGCAGCAGATAATGTATATGGTATTATCTTTGATAATGAAAGAGGGGACTGGGATCCTAATTCAGGATTATTAAAAGTTGATAAATACGTACCTTATAGGATGCCTGACCAATTTAGACCTATAGCTGGAAGAGTTAAGTTTGGTGGTCAGAAAGATGATGTCTTTAATGTAGACATGAAAACACTTACACAATTAATTGCAGCTGGTGCTGATATTGAGATATTATAACAATGGCAAAAATCAGAGTAAAAAATCTGCCGGAAGGCTTTGAGATTAAAAATGGCAAGGTTGTCAAGAAGATGGCATTTGGTGGTCATACCACTGGTGATCAATCTGAGTATGGTTTAGTTACTATACCATCATCCAGATATGATACATTCTTCAATAATGAAAAACAACCAGATGTAAGATATAGTATATCTGCTGTACCAAGAGATGTAGCTAACGTAGAAGCTGAAGGTGGTGAGACAGTTCTTGCTGATCTTAATAATGACGGAAGCTTTGGTCTTTATGATATAAAAGGAAAAAGACATAGCAATGGTGGAGTGCCTTTATACATGCCTCCTCAATCATTCTTTTATTCTGATACCCCAACAATGAAGTTTAAAAGAGATGAGCTTGCTGACTTTGGGATTAAATCAAAGAAAGGAATAACACCGGCTAAGATTTCAAAGATGCCGGGTTTTCAAATCAATGAATACTATGGTGCACTTAAAGATGAGTTTGTTGATCCTATTATGAGGAATAGTGCAGAGCTTATGATTAATAAGAATCAAATGAATCTCTCTAAACTGGCATTTGCACAGGAAGCTAAAAAGAAATTTGAAGATGGTGTTCCTACAGCTTCCTATCCTTATCTTGCTTCCCAGGGTCAAGATCCTATTGAGTTTACACAAAGAATAGAAGAGATAAGCAGACAAGAGGCTGAGATGAAAGCTTTAGCTTCTCTACCTCCAGATCAACTTCAACAGTTGATGATGCTTAGAGACTTTTTAGCCCAGGCTCAAGCTGAACAACAAGCAATGGCTCCAGTTAATATGGCACAAAATGGACCTATGGCTGTACCTGCTGCTCAGTATGGCGGTTCTCCATTTGAAGGAATGGAGATGGATATTCATGATCAATATACTACAGAAGATGAGGCAATGCTAGGTAATGAAGATTTTGGTGCTATGCGGACTGGTGGTGAAGAGATGGAAGATGAAGAATATTCAAGGCAGAGTGGTGAAGGAGAACAGGTTGTTGTTGGAGAATATCAAACACAGAACTTTGATCTATGTCCCAGAGCTAGTGAGCTTTATGAAGAGATTGCAGAAGAAGGTGAGGATATTGCTATTGCACAAGAATCAGCAGCATTGCATGATCAATTGTTTGGCATAGAAAGAAATGCTATTGCTCAGGATTATGCTACAAAAGAAGATGTAGCTAATGCAAAAGAATTGGCAAGACAAATTATGGGCTTGGCTAAAGAGATGGGTTTGCTTAAAGCTCACAACTATATTAAAGACCATGTTAAAAAGATTGAAGAATTGGCTGGTAACATGGAAGAAAAAAGATATGGTGGTCAAAAAGATCTTCCCAAGTTTCAAGATAATGGTGAATGGAATTGGCAAGTAGATGCTCAAGGAAGTCCTATTGTAACAACTATTGATCCTGCTACAGGTTTTCCTATTGTTCCTCAAAATGGTACACCTGCTCAACCCCCAATTGTTCCTGATCCTTCTAAGACTACAGTTGTAACTCAAAACGCAGTTGTTGGAACAAATAACCCAAGTCCTGATCAAGCATATGATGGTACACCAGCTTTAAAGGATTATTATGATTTGGAAAGACTGCTTAAATCAAAAGATCCTAAATGGGTAGCCACAACAGATAGAGCTTATGAATTAGTTAAAGTTGCTGCAAAAAAATATAACTTTCCTCTTCCTTCTAAGGAGGAGATGATTGATAAATTTTTGAAGTATCAGAAAAACAACTATACTATTAAAGCAATTGCAACACCTGCTGAAAGACAGTTAAAAGGTTATGATAATGAAGCTGCTGCTCTTGGCTATGGTGATTATGATAAGACTAATCAAAATACTCAGAGATTCATGGATGATTTGCAAAAAAGAAATAAAGCATATCCTGGGTATAAAATTGATCCAACTGAAACAAAACAAATTCAAGCTTTCTTTCAAGCTCTTTATTTAGCTGATAGAAATAATGCTGAACCATATCTTGATGTTTTTTATGAAGGTCCTAATCAAAATACCAACTGGGCTCAGAATCAGGAAATTTCTGATATTGATGCTTATTATGGAAACAATACAATCAACCAATTTGGAAAAGTAAGAGAACCAATAAAACCACCTCCTCCTAATAAAAAAGAAGGTTGTCCTTGTATAGATCCTTCTGGTAAATATACAGGAACTTATTCTAAGGACTGTTGTCCTACCCCTGGTGAGTTCAAAAGAAAATACACACCACCCCAATATCAATTCTGGGCTCAGGATGTTATTAAGGCAAATGCTATTGCTCAGCGTGATAGAAGAATGTTCATGCCTTGGCAACCTGCAGTAGGTATACCTCAAGTTGATTATATACTTGAAGATCCTACTAGAGAGATTGCTGCTAATCTTGAAGCTTACAATATAGGCGTTCAAGGTGCAGGTGCATTTGGTGGACCACAAGCTCTTGCTGCTAGAACAGCACAAGGTACCGGTAAAGCTTTTGCTGCAAATGCAAATACACTTGCTAATGTAAATAGCAGAAACGTAGCAACAGTAAATGCTGGTAAAGCTCTTAATGCTCAGTTCCAGGAAAGAGGAATGAGAGAAGAAAGAGACAGACGTGTTAAGGAGTATGATGATACACAGAAAGTTCTTCAAGAGTTTCTGAATGAAAGAAACTATGACAGAGAGAAGTTTGCTGATGCATATGCTAACATGCTCACCAATGCTGCTTACACATATGACCTTAACACTCTGAATCCTTACTATAACATTATGCCTGCTACCGGTGGTATTATTCAAATGACTAACACCAAAGGACCATTCAAGCCCACACAACAAGGTGCTTCAACTCCTATGTATGAGCAACTTGAAAAGAAAGCTGTTGAACTTAATAACAAAGGTGTTCCTGAAAAGGTAATAACTCAGATTCTAAAAAGTATGGCTGGTGAATCAATAACTACAGATGAAGAAGATGCAGTTATGGAAGCAATGAGAAAAAGTCTTAATTTTCCATTTACTCCTACTAAAGCAAGAGGTGGAGAGAAGATGAAAAAATATGCAATACCTTTTTATACAGGCAAGATAGGATATTAAACCTTTAAAGTTTAATATGAAAAACTTTTAAAACTTAAAAAATTTTAGTACCTTAAAGATATGGCAACATACATACCAGGCGTTCAAGGATATTACCCAGAGTTTGAGCCGTTTGTACCAGACTACAAATTTCTCTCTGGTGTATTAGATCAGAGAACAGATAGGTATAACACAAACTATAAAGCTCTCAATGATCTATATAGTAAAGTTGTTTACGCAGATCTCACTAGAGATGACTCAATTGAGATGAGAGACCAATATGCAAACTTGTTAGCACCTAAGCTAGAACAAGTTGCATCAATGGATTTATCAATTCAACAGAATGTAGATGCAGCAAAAGCATTATTCCAACCATTTTATGATAATGATCTGATTGTAAAAGATCTTGTTGCTACTCAGCAGTATAAGAAAGAACTTGGTTATGCCAATAGTCTTCTTGAATCAAGTGATAAAAAAACAAGAGAACAGTATTGGCAGACTGGTGTTGAAGCAATGCAATATCAGATGCAGGATTTTAAACAAGCTGATCCTGGTAAAGCACTTAAGATGGGTCTTCCCAAGTATGTACCCAATGTGAACCTGTTTGATATGTCTATGCAGGTTCTTAAAGATGCCGGTCTTTCTGTAGAACAGTCAAGTTTTGATCCTAAAGATCCTCATAAGACATGGATTATAAAACAAAAAAATGGCAGTCTTGTAACTCCTATAGCTTTTGAAACTGTAAAAAGAACACTGTTAGATGACCCAAGACTTATCAATGCTTACTATACAGATGCATATGTTAAGTCTAGAAAGTTTGCTGAAGATGGCATGGCACAAGGTCAGTTTACCACAGTAGATGAGGGTAGAACTGCATGGGCTAATAACATTATTGCAGATATTCAAGCTAAGACACTTAGGCAAAATGAAAAGACACAAACAAAAGTTAAAGAAGCTGGTGATGTAAAGAAAAACTGGGAGCAATATCAGAGACAATATGGTGTAGTTCCTGGTTCAGATGAAGATCTTGCCATGATAGAAGCTCTTGCCAAATATGATGGTGAAAGAGCCAGATTAAAATCTGAAGAAGATATTTTGCAAGAATCACAAGATCCAGCACCTTCAGATGAAACTCTTATAAGCAAAGCTTATAACATGCTTATGTCTTATAACATATCTGATGATATGATGGCTGCTGCTAAAGCGTTTAGCATGAAAGATGCAAGCTTGACATTTGAAGCAAATCCATACAGGACAATGGAGCTTGAGCATGAGCATGATTTTGCAAAAATGCGGATGCAGTTTCAGCATGATAAAGACATGGCTGATTATAAACTCAAGAAAGATAAAGAACTTGAGGATTATAAAAACAGATTTGCATCAATGATATCTGCAGCATTCAATCCACTTGCTCTTCTTGGTAATGAAAAGACAACCATTGGTGATAAAGATGGTGATGGAGAGTTGGATACAGATTTTGATGTAGTAGAATTCAATAAAAAAGCTCAGGCTGCTGTAATGAATGATGTTGCTAAATCAAAAATTGATGCAATTAAGAAAGCTCATATAGCAACAGAAAGTTTAAAAGCTGATGGTGGCAAACCTCAAATGATTACCATTGAAACACAAAATGGTAAACAGATGATGGATATGAACCAGTTTGAGAAAGAAATGCTCAAGCCTGGTAATGAGAGGTTTCTTGCTGATGTTTATTCTTCTTATAAGAATAAGATTAATAATGCTCAAAAGGAAAACCCACTTCTTCTTAATGCAGATAATAATAAAACATTTAGAGAATTAAAAAATAGTTTTCTTGATGCTGACACCAAAATGGCTGCTGTTGTAAGCGGTGAGAAAGAAATGGCAAAGGTGTATAATGATAATCTTCAGAATGTTGTTCAAACTGAGTATGGAAAACCAATCAAAGAAATGCAAGAAAAAGGTATTCCTATGATTGTTACATCTCCCACAAAGAAAGCATTTGATTATCAAGAAGCTTTGAAAAATGCACCAACTACAGAAACACCAATGCAAAGACAAGCAAGGGTTGCAAATGCAACTATGCCTGATGACTTTACAAATTGGTTTATGGGTGGTGCACAACCCAGACTTTTAACTAAAGAAGAGTATAGGAATGATTTTGCAAAAAAATATAATGCTGGGCAAATAAAAGGTGTTAGTCCAAAAACTATGGGCAGTGATATTTCTAATTCACCATCAGCTAGAGCAACAACAGCTATGGGTGGTTGGCTTGTTCTTAATCTTGATGAAAGTGGAAGAGTTTCTGGACAAAGTGTTGTTGATATGGCAGATGAGCATTATAATGCTCAAATAAAAATTTTGAATAAAACACTAAACGGTGCTATTACTCCAACTAGAACAGCAGATGGCAAAGAAACTGGTGTATTTAAAACATTTGGTTTTGATCAGTGGATGAGAGGTGCACCTGTAAATGAAATGACAACGGGTAATATAACTACATTTCCTACATATTCAACATTTGTAAATCCTACAGCACTAGATGAAAAATCTACAGCAGCTCTTGTTGATTTTGCAAAACAATATGTGAATTCTCCAAATGCTGTTGTTATAAGTGGTGATCTTACAGGTGTAAGTGAAACACCCACTGAATCTGATGATAATGCCAAAAAGATTTTAGGACAAGCCATTCTTGATATACAAAAAGCTGCTTTAAATCCTAAAGCAAAAGAAGGTGAAAAAACACCAACATTCAGAATTAAGTATGCACCTGTATATGGTGCACCTTCAGGTGATAGACAAAATGCTGCTTATGTTCTTGAATTTGACAAAGAATATATAAAGACTTTTGCTGCTTCAGAAGATAAAGCCTATATAGGTAATGATGAAGTTGATGACTACACCAAAATAACTATGATGTTTCCAAGAGAAACAGATCTTAGTTCTAGAAATGCTGAAGCATACAACTTTTCATTTGTACAGAATAACATCCAAAGATCTCCTGAAAGAAACTACACATATGTATCCCCCAATGGTGGTAAACTAAATGTCTTTCAAGATGGGAATAATTGGATGTATAATATGAACACTTTAGTTTATGATCCAAAAACATCTAATCTTGTTACACAAGATATTCTTCCTGCTATGCCTCTTTCATATGCAGATGGTTCAGCGGTAAAAAGAAATGATTTGGATAGAATTGTTAATGGTTTACAATACACATTAGATGGAATTGCAGAAGAAAATACAAAGGCAATGAATTTGTATAAAAGGAATATCTTTGCTCAACTAAACAAGAATCAATAAGAAATGGAATTAAACAATAACATGATTCCGGTTGCTCCGGACAATATGCCTTCAGCTGATCAGCAACTAAATGGCAACCCTTATGTGATTGATGCTGCTCCTGGTACCGACCCTTCTGAAAATTTTAACTTCCAACCTGTAAGTGATTTTTTTGAATCTCCTACAAATAGTGATCTTGTTATTGGTGTTGATGAAGATTATCTCAACATGCTAAGACCTCTTAGCACATCAGTAAACAAATATATTAATCCTCCCAATGGCAATTTAAGGAATCCTTATCCTACTTACGCCAGTGACACATATAACCCCTATTCTCAACAGAGAGGTCTTAATCTATCAACTAGAGAAGGAAGACTTGCTGCATTAAAAAATCCAGGAGCAACAGCTGAAATATTTACTCCCGGTGGGCCAGCACAACCTGAAATAGCTGATCCTGTTTATTCATCTATAAGAGATACAAACTTTGATAGATACTATGCTCACCCAAAGTTTGAAGAACTTGGTTGGCAACCATATGCCAATAATGAGGAATACTATAATGCCAACTCATCTACATGGGATGATTCTGTTAGAATGTGGGGTCAGTTTAGTGGATTATTTGGTACTGGTTTTGTAAGTGGTTACCGTTCTATTGCTGATCTTTTTGATGGTGATGACTATTTATCAACTGCTGACTTAGATAGTGCTACAGAATTCTCAGATGCAATGAGAATAGGTATGTCATCAAGAGAAGGTTTTATGGCAGGAATTAATAATTTTGCACTTAACTCTGCTTATACCTTCGGTATTATTGGCAGCATAGCAGCAGAAGAACTTGCTTTAGCTCTTATGGCTTCAACAGGTGTTGGTGCAATTCCGGCAGCTGCAAGAACAGGTGCAAATGTGACAAGAGCTGGAAGAGCTATAGTAAATTTCTTTGATGTAGGTAAAGCATTAAATGCCACAAGACAAATGCTTAAAGGTCTTAATCAAGCTGATAGAGCAAGAGACTTTTATAACACAATGAGATCTGGTGGTAAGTTTGTTGGTGATTTCTTTTTACCTGAAACTATGGCCGCAATCAGATCTATGAACACAACACAAAATGGTGTTCAAAATCTTTCAAATTTATCTAAAGCTGCAAGAGGATTTGGTGGTTTCTATAGAGATTTAAGAGGTATTAATCTTGCCATGTCTGAATCTAAGCTTGAGGCAGGTATGGTGTATAATGATAAGTTTGCTGATATATCCGCAAATCTTAATGAAAAGAATGGTGGTACAGGATTAACTCCCACTGATGTTGCTAAAGCACATGATGTTGCAGCTAAATCATCATTTGCCACTCTATGGTGGAATGCTCCATTAATTTACCTGAGTAATAAGATTGTTCTTGGTACTGCACTTGGCGGTATGAATAAAACTCTGGGAAGAGTATTTGATGAAAAACTTACAGGCTTTGGTAAAAGACTAATTAGAACTAAACCATTAACTGATGCTAGTGGTAAGATATCAAGAGATGTTTTTGAAGATGCTGGTGAAGGAATGTTTGGTGGTCTTTTACCATCAATGAAAAGAATTAAAGGATACACTGTTGGTGGATCTCTTAAAGCAGCAGGACATGGTGCCGCAAGATACTTTGCTGCAAACTTAACTGAAGGTGCTCAAGAACTTGCACAAGAAGCTATTGCTGTTGGTACTAAAGATTACTATACTCAATTGTTTGAAGATCCTGCAGCTGCCGGTTATGATGTATTTAAAACAGCATTGAGTTCTGCAATAAGTAGTCAAATGAATGCTCAAGGTTTTGAAACATTCATGTCTGGATTTATGATGGGTGGTGTAGTACAAGGTCCTCAGAAACTATTGTTTCAGGGACTGCCTAATGCTATGCAGTATACCTTTAATAGAGAGGCATATGATAAATACAAAACTGCTAAGAATGATTACATTCAGAACCTTGTAAAGACTCATAATGAAGCATGGAATACTATGGCTGATGATCCAACAGCAATGTTTGATCCTACTAAACTAAACTTCCTGGTTCAGAAACAAGTGGCTTCAGAGATGAAGCAGTCTGCATATGTAGATGATGTTTTTGGTTTTATTGATGCAAAAGACTTTGGTAAGTTTAATCAGATGTATACCATTTTTAGCAATGGTACAGCAAATCAATTTAAAGATCAACTTCAAGGATTTCAATCATTAACTGATGAAGAACTTAACCAAGCATTTCCTGGATTTAAAGCTGACATCAAGAGTGGAAAGTTTAGAGAAAGAATAGACACTACTCTTAATCAAATTGATGAAACTGAAAAAGCTTATAATGATGCTCAAAATAAATTTCAAAATCCTTTTGATAGTAGAAAATTCAAAAAGGGTACAAAAGAGTTTATAGATGAAGCATTGAAAGAAAGAGCTTTTGAACATGCCAAGTATCTTTACATGTTTACACAGGATGGCTTTAAAAGAGCTGTTGAAAGAGCAGAAAGTATTTACAGTGAAATGGCATCTGAACCGGTAATTTCAAAGATTGCCGCTAATGATCTATCTGTTCTTATGGATATAGATAGTATTAATAATGAGTTAGCTGTACTTTTAAAAGAAGCATCAATTGAAGCAACAACTCCAGAAGAAGAAAAAATTGCTGCTGATAAGACTGAAAGGATGATGCATTTAACTGAAATCAAAAAAGTTCTTACAGATCCCGGCAACCTAAACTCTAATGGTATTCTTGATAGAAGAAAGATTAATAAGCTTTACAAACCATTTCAGAATTATGTAAACTTCTTGGCTAAGAGTAAGAATGACTTTGTGAATAAGGATGCTGTTGTAAATGCCCTTAAGAAAATCTCTGATTATAACGCACTTAAAGAGAGAGCTAAAGTTTATGATAAAGCTATTGAGTATCTGAATAATCCAGAAAGACTTACTGAAATGGTTAATAGAACCAGAGCCATTTTTGAAGACTTATTCCGGAACAATAAAACAATGTTTGAAAAGAACATTAAGAAGCATGTTAAAAATCTTGAAGCAAATGAATTCTTAAACAAGCTTGTTAAGATTGGTGTATATCCAAATGCTGATCAAGTTGTTGAGTTCTTAAAAACAGGTGATGTAAATGTGTTAAAAGAATTCTTTTCTGAAGACGGGGTTGTAGATGTCATGAATGATCCCAAAAGATTTCTTCAAATTGCAGGTCTTGTCAGAAGTTATAATGAAATAACTGGTAAAGAAGAGGTAAAAGAAGAGACAGAAGAAGAACCTGAAGAAGAAGCAGCTGAACCAGGAGCTAAACAAAAAAGCTTTGAAGATACATTAGATGATCTAGATATAGATACTAGCAGCATGCCTGGTGTTAAACCAAAACCAGCAAAAGAAACAGTAGTTGAAACCAATGATCCAAGTCAATCTCCTTATGGTAAAAAGATTCTTGAGGAGGTATACAATAAATATAGAGCTGAGCAGCTTGCTATTGGTAATACATACTTGCCATATAATGAATGGGCCAAGACTGAAAAAACTCAAACTGTAATTGCAGCACTTCAAGCACTTAAGGTAGCATGGGCAAAGACTGTTACTAAAGAATCTCTAGCTAAACGTGGTACTGATGTTTCAACTCCTCAACTTGCAGAAGCTGCAATTAAGTTTGTAATAAAGCAGGATGTTGGATTTTCTCAATGGCTGCAGTCAAAGAAAGATGAACCATCAGTTAGAAAAGTTCTTGATGAAGCAGGTCTAACATTTGATGCGTTGGCACCAGTTGCACCGGGTAAAAATGAAGGTAAAGATTCTGTTGTTAAAGATAAGAAGAATACCAAGTGGCACAAGAAAGGTCCGGGTGTAAATATTCTTAAAATTACTAGTAGTGATAATGAGGGTAATAAAACTACTTATTATCAGTTGGTAGATAATAATGGTGATGGTCTTTCAGAAGCAATACTAAAAGCTGCCGGTGTATCAATAAACGGTACTTATAGTAAAGCTAAAGCTGCAGAAGAAGCTCAGAAAAAGATTCTTGATGCTATGCCTGATACTACACCATTTCAATTTGATGGTGTAATGGTAAGATTTGGTGCCACTGTTACAGATAATAAAGGTAAAGAGTTTATTGTTCTTGGCACACCATCTAAAGTTGCAAAAGGTGGCAAGTTGTTTCTTTTACCAAAAGAGAAACAAACTTTAAAAGGAGTTAAAGAAAGAGAAAAAGCCTCAATAAAAGTTTCAGAAGGTGAGTTTAATGGATTCTATACTGTAGAAGATCTTAAGTTTAGTGAGCCAGTTGACAAAAATGTAAGTAAGCTCACTGTTGTTGATCTTCTTAAAAGCTATCCCCGTAACAATAGAGGTGAAGAAAGGGCTGAAGCTCAAAAAAGATTTGATATCATTATGAATGCTGTTACAGCAGAAGAATTTGAAAATGATATTGAATTTGTTGTTAGAAGAAATGAGGGTGCTGGTTCAGAAACAGGTCCATATAGAGCTGGTAGTAAAGAGCCTAACCCACAAATAATAAAGACAACTGAGACATACAACATTGGAATAAGAATTGGTAATCCAGCATTACAACAAAGACTGGATGCAATGCTTGAAGAAAAAGGATTTGTTCCTAGTGATTCTGCTGATGGTATCATTGGTTTCATGCCTAATAACTCATATAAACTTCTTGATAAAAATGGCAAGCAAATCAGTATTTTATCTCTTGATCCAGAAAACTTTGATCAATACTTTGGTGGAAGAGGTACTCTTCAAGACATAAAGACTGCCTATGCTACACAGCAACTTCTTGTGAATGCTATCTCAGAACTAATAGGTGAGGCTAGTTTTGCAGTTGTAAAACCTTCTGAGTTAAAAGACAAGGTAACTTTTAGTTTCCAAAGTTTATACAAGCAAGATGCATTACCAATATCACTAGATCAGCTTAATGATTATTACGGTACTGAAGATGGCAAAGGTTACACTGTTGATGGTAAGAATGTAATCATATATGATAACAAAAGAGTTAGAACAGAAAAAGGATATAGTTATAGCACAACAGTTGTAAGTAATTTAAAACCTGGTAAAAGACTCAGTGATCTATCTGACAAGATTGAAGATGAACTAAAAGCTTCAGGTAAATGGGAAAAAGCAACTGACCCAGTGGCAGGTCTTGGCCGTTATGTTATTGTAATAAGACAACCCAATGGTGAACTTACTCTTGCTCAGCTTAAACAAAACAAGATAGATAAAGAAGAAGTATATGGATTTATTAAAGAACTTGTGCAAAGAGCTCAGGATACAGTTGACAATAACATTGAAAATATTGATGATCTTCCAAGAAATGCTTTAGGGGTTATAACAAATACCAAAGATGCTAGAGCTAAGAATCTGGATTATAATTATAAATGGAATGAAGAATTTAACAACAAGTTTTATCTGGCTGAGATGCCCGGTATAGATGTTGAAATGAAAGTAACAGCTTGGGGAAGAATTGAAATTTCATTTTATGACAAAAAAAATAAAGAATCATTAACTGCCGCTCCTCTGAAAATATTCCCAGAGCTATTTGCAAAAGCACTTGCAGATCCTCAAGAACTTTTAGATAAGATTCAGAGTCTTTTAGATTCGGATCCAACCCTTAAGAAACAAAAAATTTCTGTTCAACCTCAAAACTTTAGAGCATCATTTCCTGAAAGCAGAGATGCTCAAGTAATTATTGATAATACAAAAACTCAACTTGATCCTAGAGTAAGATTTGATTATAAGATTATTGTTACAGGTGATTCAAGTCAAGTTCAAGCATTGGCTAACATCTCTACTCCAATTACTCCAGAAGATATTACTGCTGCTCAAGGACCAGTTTCTGAAGATACATTAGAACATATTGCTAAAAAGCTTAATACTCCTGGTTCTACACTTTCTAAGTATGAACAAGAGATCTATAACATCAATCAATCTAGAATTGAAAAGATAAGAAAAGATCTTGCCGGTAAATCAAGTCTTGATACAAGTGAGGATACATATGATGGTATTAATCAGATGTCTGATGATGAATTCAACAGCTATGCTGATGATGAGTTTATGATGCTTCCTCTTGACATTAAGAATCAAATTGCTGCTAAAATTCTAAAGACTGGTGTAGCAAGTCTCTCAGCTAGAGAGAGGCAAGTAATGAACAGTGATGCCGGCTCCATGATCAATGGATTAGTATCTAAACTTGTAAGTGAAGCTGTAAACACACCTTCAGAAGTTGCACCTGTAACTGAAGAAACTTTTACTCAAGGTAATGAAATAGAACAGATCAAAGCTGAAATTGCATCATTGAAGTTACAAATTGATGCAAGAGAAGAGTTACTTATGAAAGAGTCTTCTAATCCTAAAGAAAGCTTTACTAAAATAAATAATGATTCAGAACTTAAAGCTTTAAAGAAACGAAGAAATGATCTAAACAATAAACTTATAGCAAATAAAATCCTTCCAGCAGCACCTCTTACCCCGTATGATGGTGAGACAATTCAGCAGTTTGTAGATTGGGCAACAAATAATCTTCCTGACTTTATTAGCATTGCTGATATAAACACACTTAGAGGTAACCTCATGGGTAAAGGTGTTAGAGTTGGTGCTTTTGTTTTGAGTCTTGCTGATATTGCTGGTGGTATAAATGTACAGGGTACTCTCTATACCGGGGCATCATCACCTTTTAGATACCACGAAGCATTCCATGCTGTGTTTAGAATGCTGCTTACTGATGAGCAGATAAAAAAATACTTGGCTCTTGGTAAGAAAGAACTGCTTGCTAAATACAAAGCTGAGGGTAAGAGCTACCAGGCTGAGATGGAGAAGTTTAGAAACACTGCTCCCATGTATAGAGAGATGACTCCTGAAAGACTTGAGCAAGAATTCATTGAAGAATACTTGGCTGATAAGTTTGAAGAGTTCAAAAAGTCTCCCGCAAAAACTCAAACAGCTCCGGAAATAAAATCTCTTTTCCAAAGAATCATTGAGTGGATTAAATCAATCTTTAAAAGATTTACAAAGAATGAACTGAATAGCCTGTATGAAAACATTGATTCTGGTAAGTACAGAACTACTGCTGTCCAGGATAATATGTTTACCAACTCTCTAGTTAAAGGAATAACAGTAGAAGCAAACAAACTTATTCCAATTGAAACATATGAAGATGAAAGAGGTAATATAGGTTATAAGTATATGGATCCAGCTGCAGCAGATGGTTTAATTGCAAACATTGCTGCAATGTATATTTCAAGAGAAGACAAAGCTATTGCTGCAAGTAAGAATGGTCTTATAAACCGTGGTGAGATTCTTGATGAAACAATAATTGACTTCATGGTAATGTATAACCCAGAAGCCGAACATAATTCAACACTTGATAGAAGTTTATGGGCACCTTTATTTGAAAAATTCAATGCATTAAAGGATTATACTGAGTTTGTAAAACAAGGTGTTATTGAAAGACTTGCATTACTTGATGTATCAGCAGAAGAAGGAGCATATGATTTTGAACAGTTTGAACAAGAGGCTGGTCTGAGAAATGTATCTGACTATAAAAGAGGTGTTGAACAAATAGGTGGTTTTGAATCTATCTCAAAAGAATTAAGAAGATACATAGGTTCTACAACCATCACCAATGCTGATGAGTTTGGTAATACAGAACTTACTCCTGGTGAATCATTAATTGTTCCTGTTGATTTTAATGAAGCTTATAATGGTATTCTCAAAGCTGTAAAGAACACAACAAATCCGTTAGATTTCTTTACCAAAATGTATTTCTTTGGGCAAACTAATAGGCAAACTGAAGCAGTTGTTAGAAGATTGTTTCAAGATATTGGGGTTACTGATGAACAAATTCTTAATGATGATCTTCCAGCAAGTGTAAAAAATCCTTTGTTATTTCAGAGAGTTCTTAAAGGTTTTGAAAGCTTTAGACTTGACTATATTTTTATACACACCAATCCTAAAGATGGTAAGACCTATATATATAGTGCAGCAAACAGAGATGATACAAGTGCTCAGATAGATAGATGGTCTGCTGCTTATGATATTAAATTCCAAAACATGGTAAATAATATCAAGACATGGAGAGAAACAAAAAGAATACTTGCTAGAGTTGAAAAATATTTTAACCCTGCTGAAGCTTTTGAAACCTTGTCTGATAGGAGACTACAGATCATATCTAGATACTTATCAAGAAATCTTTATGAACTCACTGGTATTAAACTAAGTGCTGGTTATATTGAATTTAGTATTGCTTCCGGAATTATAAACAAAACCAGATATCAGAATGCTCTGTTAAGAGCAAATCAAAAATCTGAAGCATTAAATTATGATGATATCAAACAGTTTGCAATTCAGATAGAAGCTGCTTACAATGATGCAATCAAAAACAGAGGTTACACCTCAATATTCTCTGATACTGCGGGTGTAGGTATGCCGGCCAGATTAAGAAGAATGGCTTTTGGTAATGCACCTTTTGATGAGACAATAGGTAATAGTGTATTCAAAAACCCTAATGGTGATCTTGTATATGCTCACCAGGCTGCTACATATCATCTTAAAGCAATTACAGATCTTAATGACGTTGAGACTCTTGAAAGACTTCAAGAATCAGATCCTTTCTTATTCAATAACATTCTTCTTAATAGTCCAGCATTTAAAGCTCTTGCTGCAGAAGATAGGCTTAGAGTGCTAAGGGTAGCAGGTTCTAAGAAGAGTGCTCTTGATAAAACAGATGAAGGTAATTATGCTGAAACAGGAGGTATAAACGTAAATGATGAAGCTACAACTTATGGTGATTCTTCACCAAGACAGTTTATACTTAATTTGATAAACTCCTACACCTACAACTACAATCATACAACCGGTAAGAATGATACTATAATTGCTATTGATCCTATCACTGGGGAAGAAAAAGAAACTGCTATTGCTCCATCTTTGATCCGTGTAATTGAAGCATCAAATACGGGTGATATGACAGGGTTACCTGTTATTCAAACTATTACAACAGATGATAACGGGGAAACTGTTCTTAAAGATGAGACTATTGACATGTTCTATGATGAAGTGAAAAGAGAATATGAAAGAATAAGAAGAGAAGGTAAAGAAGAAACTAGAACAAAAGATCTTCTTGAAGGATACAATGCTAAAGATGGAGTGAGGGTTGATAAGAATGCTGATTCTAAAGATGATCAATCTAGAGCATATAAGTTTACTAAGACTGGTACACTTCTAAAAGAATTTGAAGGAACTGCGGGTGATAAATCTAAGATCAAAGATCCAACAATGCCTGAAGAAACTGCTCAAAGATTAGTAGAGGGTACTCAAAGTATTATTGTAAGAAGAGCAAAAGCTGCTAGTACCATTGGTCTTACAAGAAAAGGAGCTTCAGGTTCAGCTACTGTTACAACTAAAGATAAAAAAGGCAATGATGTAAATACCGGGTTTACTATTATAAACCGTGGCCAGGTGATAGTTACTGAAAAGAACTTCAAAAAAATCTTAGATTCTCTTGGAGATGCTGTTTCTGTAGATAAAACAGATACCCATAAGTATAAGTTTGAATATAAAAATAAAGTTGGTTATGTAGAAACTCCTGACTTAGCAAGCTTCTTGAATGGGTATGAGCCATTCTATGTATATGACATGTACAAGGAAGGAACTGAAATACCCAAGAATGTTCTTAAGGATATTGAAAAATCTGACTCACAACCAATTGATTATAAATCAAGACTTGAAGCATATGCTAGAAATTCTGATGTAGAAGATTTGTCTTTTGAAGAGGCTATAGTTAAAATGAATACTACTGTAGCTGATTTCAAACAATTCTTAAATACTAGATTGATGGATGAATTCAAAGAATTCAGTAAGACACTTGATGAAATTAAAGCAAAAAAAGGATTAAGTAAGTTTGTAACATTTGGTTTAACCAATGAAGATGGCAGAACAAATTCTGAAACTGCAAGGGCCGCTGCTCAGTTGAATCTTACAACTGATGTTGAATACAATCTTATGCAGATATTCTTCAATGATTGGTTGAATACTAAAGCTTTAAATCAAATTCTTCTTGGTGATTCAGCAATGAGTTTGAAAGATGCTGTTGATGAGATTAAAAGAGCTAAGATGCAGAATGCCGCTGGTAAAAGTGCAGCTGCAACTATCATAGCTCCGGAGTATGGTATCAATCACATCTTCCAACAGATGAGTTTGTTTACATTTACTGACACTGAGTTTGAAAAAATCTACAGTGGTGCCAATGCAAAAGGTGAAAGAGGTGATGCTCAGATGTATCTTACACCTAAAGGACTTAGATATATTCTCTTTGGTCTTGGCAACTTAAATGAAGCTCAAGTAAAACTTCTTGATAAAATTGAAAGAGGTGATAAGATAACAGCTGATGAATTCTTTGGTACAGTTGGAGAAGATGGTTTTAAAGATCAAGGTGCTGTATTTAACTCACTCAAGCTTGTATATGGTGATGGTAAAACATATCTGAAGATGTCTGCGGTAATTCTTACCAAAGAACTTACATCCAGAAAAGTGAATGGTCAGTGGGTAGCAAAAGAAACCAGAAAAGAACTTCATAATATGCGTGTGAAGTTAGAGCAGTTTGAAGAAGAAAATCAGACTGTAACAATTGCTGGTGGAAGATCTGCTGTAAAAATGTTAAAGCAGAATGTACTTAGAGATACGGATATGTTCTCTGAAGGATTGCTATCTAAAGACAATGCAACTATTCTAGATACAAACTTTATGAGATTACAGCTGGTCAATCCTTCCAACAAAATTGTAATTACAGATCCAACTCAGATGAAAACTTTGATTACATCTGAACAAAGTGATAATGTTGAAGTACTTCTTCCTGGATCTGATAAAGTAACCACACTTGGTGCTATTCGTGAGAAATATAATGAAGCTATATCAAATAGATCTAAACTCAAGTTCATTAACAGAAGAAACTTGATATTTAACTTTGATATTGATGTTGCAATGGATGAATTGCATAAGAGTGTTAAATCTGGTCAGATTACTGCTAACTTGTTCAGCTTTCTACAATATGCAACAGAGAGTTTAAAAGCATCACAGTCTTCATCTAACATTCTTGAATTCTTTAATCCAGAGAACCAAGACAGATATAATCTCAATAATCCTCTTACCATTACAAAGTTTGAACAGTTGTTTCTCAGATACTTTAATAATGGTGTATTTAGTGAAAAGATTCCTGGTCATTCAGTTGCTTTGATGTCTGATGTTGGAGTTAAGATTTATAGAAGAGTCTTCTCTGTAGAAACACTTGAGGATGGTACCATTGTTCCAGATAGGTTTGAAGTAATTAGGGAAAAGGTTTGGGAAGCCATGCCGGATAAACCTCCAGTTGTTTTTGATGTAACTGATAATCCAACTCTGCAGGGTCTTGAAGAAGCTATTAAAGCTAGTGGTAAAAAAGGTGTTGTTATCATTGATAATCTAAGACATAATCTCAAAGAGTACAATGAGAAAGGTAAATATACAAAAACAAGATATTCTGAAGCATTAATACCAGCTCACTTCAAAGATGTAATGACACATGTTGAGGATTCTGTTGATGATCCTAAGAGTGCTGAAGAAATTACACAAGAATGGAAAGCATGGATTAATGAAGAAAGATGGTCACCAAAAGCAAAAGCTTACATTATCAGACAAAACATTGAAGACTTTGACCGTAATAGATCAAAGAAAGAATTTGCTAAAGCATTTGGTTATACTTATGAAGAGAATGAAAAAGGTAATGTTAAGTTTACTGCTAGAGAAAAGAGTAAGTATATGAATGAGATTCCGGATGCTGTAGCTAAAATGTTTGGTATCCGTATTCCTTCACAGGATAAACACTCTGCTGTAAATATTAAAGTAGTTGACTTCTTACCAGTATTCTATGGATCAACCGGTATATTCCCTCCACAACTCATTGAGATATCTGGAGCTGACTTTGACATTGATAAACTCTATATACACATCAAACAGTGGTTTATGGAGAATGGAGATTTTGTTGAGTACGGTACTGCAAAAAATGACAAAGATGGATATCAGCAATACATTAACTATGTAAACCAGGAAGTTTATAAAGGTGGTTCCGCATTTGCCGAGGCATTTGAGAAGTATATGAGTGATCAAGGTGTAACTGAAAGAAATCAATTAAGTATTGAGGATATCCTTGATGCAAGAGATGCTGGCTTTAATGCTGATGCAGTAGATGCTCTTATGATGCTTGGTCTTCCTGTAACACTTAAACAGTACAAAGCTTATAAGAAAAAGAATCAATCAGAGCCATATGAAGCTCCTTATAACAACCAAGTTTTAGATTATAAGTTTGCTCTACTTGGTAATGAGCATGTAACAAATACTCCTGGACGTAATGTTCCAATATCATATGAACCTGCTGATCTAGAACCTTTAAAAGAGGTTTGGGATTTTATTAAGGATGAACTTCCTGAACTTGCTGAATTGGTAAAAGAAGAAGGGGTTGATATTGATAATCTCTTTGGTAAACTTAAAGCTTGGACCAATAACAAAGAAGGTGCAAACTCAATTGGTGCTGTGGTACTTCCAAACATTTACTTGAGTTTGATGAAAGAGTATGATATTTCAATTAGACGTGAGAAAGTAGGTAAGCTTGGTGAGACAATTCCTCAGATTACTCTTAATGGTTACACATTCAGACACTTTGGTAAAGATCCAGAAGATCCTCAAATAACTGGTAACTATGAAATTGTTGATGGTAAAGAAAATAAAAATGGTGCAAGAAGACAGTATGTAATATCTGCTTTGATTACAGCAATGACAGATAACGCCAAAGAAAGACTTGCTGCTAAACTTGGTCTGAACAAAGACGCACTTGCTGTTGTTGCAAACCTTACTGCTTTGGGTGTTCCAATTAAAACTTCCATTCTTTTGATTAACAATCCAATCATTAAGGAAGAATATTTTAATGCTGTAAACAAAGAAGATCCTTATGATCCAGGTATTAAATCTCTTATCAGAAGAAGACTTAAAAACTTAGATGAGGTATTTGGCCCAGATATTCCTTTGGTTCCTGTTACAGATGATCTTTTAAAAGAATCTATTATTAATGCTAGAGTTTTTAATGACTTTAGTCAATCAAAATCATTTAATGTTAATATACTTAAAGAGCTGAAAAAGGAAAATCTTTACACACTTACTGATGCATCAATTGATAAATCAATACTTACTCAGTTCTATAATGCTCATAAACTTAAAACCTTTACCGGCAACATTGGAAATATTGTAAACTTAGTTTCTGATATTGGATCTTCTTTTGAAGATATTATAGGCAGAGAAGAGTCAATTAGAAAACTTGGTCTTGAGTTAAATGATGAAGATTTTGAAAATCTTGTTGATGATGATGATGCACCTGTACCTATAGATGTAAGAAAGTTGTTTAAGGGAGATACTTGGCAGGCTACTTATTACAAAATGTATAAGGAACTGACAGAGCAATTGCTTCCTACAGTATTCTTAAGTCAGACCAAAGCCTTTAAAAATATTTATGAAAAACTTAAGGCTGCTTTCTTGGGCGGTGATGATAGTAATTTCTTCATGACTCCAGAAAGACTTAATAAAATGAGTAAGGACTTCTTGTCTTATCTGACTATTAAGTCATATATGCAGGAACTTGGCAGATCAAATGGTATCAGAAAACAATCATTGGCTTCTCTTACTAATGAGCTTATATACCCACAAGCAAACTCAGATATTAACATCAACAAGATCATAAGTAATCTTAAAGCTAAGTATGAAGCTGAGGGTAGAACTAATTATTTCTTGCAGGCTTTTGCTTACAATGACCCGGCTAGTAGTCCTAAAAACAATACAGGTCTTGATACAGTTATTGCATCTACGTTTGCTAAACTTAGTGAAGCTCAGAAAATTAAAGTGCAAGATGGGTTTATTGATCTGTATGGTCCGGCTGAAACAAGGCTGGATGCATTGCACATCCTTCACTACATAATGGTAAAAGATGGTCTTCAGTTTGCTTATGGTACACTCCTAGATGCTATTACACCTTTTATACTTGACAAATACTTAAGTACAATTAACAATACGCATAAGGCTTTTGAAACTGGTGTTGACACCAAAGCTTTTGAAACTGTATTTGGCATGGACTATGAAGATTTGATAAATGATTTCATCATGAACTATATGGAATCAAACAAAAACAATTACCTGCTGAAGACAATAAAAAGTGTAGTTAATAAAAAGAACATACCAGTTTATAATCCTATTGTTAGTGATGCTCAAATAACAGGTACTCTTACTTTAGGAGAAGTTGTATCTAACCCACAAAACTTTTATGTCTTTGGAGAAAACCAAAATGAAGAAGGTTATGTTGATCAGTTAGCTGTTAGGGGTCAGAGTAATACTTTTGGTCTTATTTTTAAAAAGGGTTTTGCTAGAAATAAAGAAAACTATTTTAAAGATAAAGAACTGGATGAATTTGTTAAAATTTTTAGTGCTGGTATAGCATTTCTTAAAACTGTTGAAAAACCAATTCTATTTCCGGCAAGAATTATTGGTGCAAATGACAGAGAGTATATGCAGAAAAATACTCCTGAAATTTACAAGCATATCAAAAATACACTGATAGACAACTTTGATTACGATATTGATGGAGTTGAAAAAGTTGCAGGCACTGTTAGCAAAGCTGAGGCAGCAAAATCTCCTATAAGAATTGACAAGAGTGGTGCCGCAGAGAAATTATATATAGATTTGTATAATGGTATCTACCAAATTAATATAGATGCTGAAGGTACCAAAATTCAAAGAAATGCTGTAGCAGGTCCTAAACAAAAAGAAATGAGAGAGGCAAATCAAAAGTATATACAAGATGCTGGTTTCAAAACAAGAACATTCATTAAAAAGGAAGGGGATAAAAAAGAATTTACCACAGAAATAATTTTACCTCCATACTTTAGAATTGAACATAAGAATCAGCTTGATGAAAGAACTTATGATTTTTATAAATTGGTTAAAGTCTATACATCAACAGGAATTGATACACAAAACTTGATATCAAAAGATCCAAACCGATTGCACATTTTTGGAAATGCAGCTATGTATGTCAAAGTAAAAATGAAAGGTTCTAATCAACAGAATCCAATAGGGTTTATGTTTGATACTGTAAACTTTAGCAGACCTGATTACTTTGACGTAAGAGAAAATGTTAAGAAAAAGAATCAAGAAGAAGGTGATGAAGATATTACGATTCCAGGAGATGGAGAAATAGATGAGGGTAATGTAGATTTTAGCAGCATGCCTGGAGCAAGAGTTGATGAGAATGGAATAACTGTAAATGGTAAATCTGTTACAGTTAATGAAATGATTGCAGCAACTGCCGCAGTAATTACTTCTACAGAAGATGTTACTGAATCTGATTCCAATGTAGAATCAGAAGTTGCGGGTCCACCTGTTAAAGCTGGAACTCTTACTAGTTTGCTTGATGATGATGATGAAGCATCTGATTTGTTTGATTTCTGGACAGAGAATATTGAAGATAATAAAGAAGCAATAGCAAAACTGAAAGCTAATGGGATTAAAGGAAAGAATGATGCGGATCCAGAAATTCAAGACTTCTTTAATGCAAGACGTAATAATAACTATAAGAGTGATCAAGATTTTCTAGATTACATTAAAAGTTGTATCTTATAATATATGGCGGCAAGATGTCACAATAGAGCAACCCCTGAGTATAAAGCTTTACTTCAGGAGTTTAAAACAAACATTGCAACAGACAATGTTATAACCAGTTGGCAAGATCTTAATAATACAAATGAGTTTCCTACTGTATCACAAGCACAAGAGTTTTTAAAGCAGTATAAAACAAGTGAGTCTTTAAGAAAAAGAGAGTTTGCTGAAGCACTTCTTTCTAACTTATCAAGATTGGGATATGCTAAAGCTGGTAAAAATGGATATTATGTTACAAACAGCAATCAACCAGGCGGCATATTTGATGAGAATGTTTTAAACTCTAATAGAAACAAAATCATCAACTACTTGATGATGAATAATATTCCTGTTGACTCAGTAAGCTTTTCTGACACAACCAAAGGAGAAACATACTTCATATCTATTGATGATGCAAGTCTTTCACAAAGAGATATATTACCTAAAAGAAGAGGGTTTGATGAACCAAAGACAGTTAAGATTTTAAATCATCTCAATAATCTTTTTCCAGAACTTAATATTCAAATTGCTACAATCCAAGAAGCAAGAAACTATTATGATTCTTTGGATCCTGCAATGAAGGCTAATGTAAAGTTTGAAGATGTCAAATCTTTTTATGTAAGAGGTAAGGTTTATTTGGTAAGAGGAAGAGTAACAGATAACACAGCCATAGAAGAAGTACTTCACCCATTTGTTGATGCACTCTTTATTCAGAACAGAGCCTTGTTTGATAACTTACTTAAAGAAGCAAGAACAAACTTTCCAGAATTAAACAGAGAGATTAACAGAGTTTATTCTGAGATGAATGGTTTTACTCAAGAAGAAAGAGATCTGGAACTTGTAACTCAATCTCTTACTAGACATTTTGCAGATGAGTATGAGAAGGCACCTACAAAAACATTCATGGATAGAATCCGTGAGTTTCTTGAATGGTTTAAAACTGTTATTAATGATTTTCATAAGTATCTGACTGGTGTAACAATCCGTAGAGCAGATCAAATAGTATCAGCCACCACTCCAATTAAACCAGGTGTTGCAGAACTATTTGAATCTAATCCTAAATTAGCTACTTCTGTATATGAAGCTTTAGGATTTACTGAAAAAAAATATGCAGATAAACTAAAAGGAATTGCACAAAGAAGAAGTTTAGCTACTAAAGAGGATCTTGAAAAGTCTCAGCTTATTAAAGATCTGGTAGTAAATGAGTCTCAACCTAATGAATTAAAACCAAATAAATCTGATAAAAATCTAGCTGCTATAATGCTTTATGGTGAGAGATATGATGATTTATCAGATACAAGAACATCTGAAGAAGATTTTGAAAATTCTTCAGATTATAAAAAGTCTCAGTCTGAGTTATTAGCTTACAGAATATTAAACAATTTAATGTTTGATGTTGAAGAATTAGCTTATTATGAAGACATCATCAAACAATATCCGGAATATGCTTCAACATTATCTACCAATGAAAATCCTGTAAAAGATTTTTTTGAAAATGATATATTTGAACAAGCCGAAAAAGAAAAGTTTGAAATAACTTCAAAGCAAAAACAACAAGCTCAACAACTATATTCCCAATATCTTGATACTATATTTCCTGATAGTAAAGTAAAGGATATTGTTTATCATGGTACAAATTCTAAATTTGATAAATTTGTAATACCTGAAAGAACTTTTTCAGAATATGATGATGAATTAAAAAAAATGGTTCAGCTAAAAGGTAAAGGGGCTGCTTATTTTACAGATAAAAAATCTTTAGCAGAACAATCTGGAAAGAGTAAAAAAGCAGAAAATGTTTTATCTGCTGTTATAAATTTAAAAAATCCAAAAGAAACAACTAGTCAAGTTGGAGTAGATGATAATATTATAAATCTAAGAAAGAGTTTTGATGGGTATGTTTATACTAATATAAAAGCAAACTATATAGTGCAAGCTGTATTTGAACCAGAACAAATCCACATACTAGGTAATCAAGAAGACATAGAAGGATTTAAAGAGTTTGCATCTAAGGAAATACAGGTTACTCCTACATTAGCAGTTGGAGAAATTAAACCGATAGCTAAACTTACTGATATTGCAAAGCTTCTGAATACCAGCATGTTTAAGTTTGATCTTCAAACTGAAGATAGTTTAAGAGTTAGATATGCTTTGAGTGATAGAAAACAAAAGCTGGTTGACAAAGCATTAGACTCATCTAACGAGGTTCAGAAGAATGTAATTAATAGATTGTTTGGTATAGCCAGGACAAGGGATGAAAGTATTGATTCTCTCTCTGCAAACATATACAGCCCTTATGAAGATTCAAGTATTGTTGTTCTAAACAAAGCTGATCACACATATATTGATATAACTACAGGTGATATATATACCTCTGTAACTACAGCAATCAAAGGAAAGTTAAAGAATGAAGAGGATGTGCAATTAAATGTTACACTTGGTAATGACTTTGATTTTATCATGGATGGTATTGTGTCAAACATGACACTGAAAGATATCCTTGAGTCTGGAGAGATAAAGATTCTAAATGAAGAGCAGGTTGAAAGAGCTTTTAATGATCTTCAAGAAAAAATTCAAGACCTTAGATCTGATGGTTCAGTTGCAATATCTCAAGTAGTATTGTTTGATCAAGCCACTAAGATAGCTGGTACTGCTGACCTTGTACTCATTACTCCTCAAGGTAAACTTAAAATTCTTGACTTAAAAACAAGTAAGAGTTGGTATGCCACCATGAGAGAAGAATATGATAAGGAATGGAATCTAGATGATGATAGTGTTTTAAAATCCAGAGGTATTGCTGATAAACTTTCTACAAGACAGCAACACAACCTGCAGGTTAATCTCTATAGGAGAATGGCTGAGAACATGGGTTATGATGTAGCTACAGATGAATATGCAACATCAACCTATCATATCCATGTAGACATTACCGGTAAAGGTAAAGAACAGAAGTTTGAGGGAACATTTGAAGTTGATGGTTGGGTGCCGCATCCCCCTAGTCAGAACTCTGTTTATGTAGATAAACTAATTCCAGTTGATTACATGAATAGAGATCCAGAAATGACTGCTGCAAGACTTGGTTTAGATTCTCCAGAAGATTTTGATCCTGATAACTTTTTAGATCCTGAAGAACAGTTGCCTGAAGATCTTACAGATGAAAATGACTATACTGAATTCAACACTATCTTTAATGCTCTAAATCAATACAAGACCGGTCTTTTAAATAGAAGACAAGCAATTGAAAGAATAAAGAGTGGTATCTTTATGGATAGAAGAACTGAACAGATTATTGAAAATATAGATAATACTGTTGGTGCTATTATGGTTGCAATGAGTGAGGGTGGTGCATTAGTATCTTCCACATATACTGATCTTCTCAGAGATGCAATCAAAGAAGTAGATCAGTTTACAGAGTACATGCTAGACCCGTTAAACTTTGACAAGAATGAGTATATCAACTATGCACTCAACTTTGACAGGTTCTTGGTAACATTCAACGGCCTTACTGAGATACAAAAATCAGATGCTGTAAATGCCACACAAGCAAAACTTCTTCTTACTCTTGAGACAAAACTAAGAAGTCTTGGCGGAACAAAAACAAAGACTGGTATCATTGATGCAGCTATTATGAACTATGTAAAGGAGACTGTTAGAAATACAAGTAGCAGAAACTTTACAGAAGCTGAGCTTGATGAGTTAATGAGAACAGCAAAAGATATAGGCATCTTAGATCTTGGAACCAGAGATTTAGCTACATCTACAGATACACTTCTTGCTATAATGGATAAGATCTATAAGGCCAAGAAACAAGAGCTTTATGATAAGATTGATGCTAGAAATGAAGAGATAATCAATGCTGCAAATAAACTTTTAAAACTTTCACCAACATCAAATAGAAATGAGATTTATGATTTTATGTTGGAGTTTGATGATCAAGGAGGATTCACTGGCAGATATGTAAAAGCTTTAGGTAAGCAGTATTATGATAAGATTGATAAACTAAGAGCTGAACTTTTTGATGAAGAAGGTAACTGGAAAGAATACAGAGAGATTGATGATTTAAGAACAGCCAAGAAAGAAGACATTGATTATAATAAAGCTTTATATAAAGCTAAGCAAGCTTATACAGATTTCTGGAGAGCAGAAACAATTGGGACAAACGATAACCCAATTGATGGGGAATATCATGGATATACTTCTGAATTTAAAGAAGCTAGGGCAAAGCATGAGGTTTTTGTTGCTGAAGGAAAACATGGTTACTGGGTTAGAAAGAGAGGTATTTCAGACAAAGCATATCTCAACTATAAACTTAAATACTTTGATACATTTGAAACAAAGTTTGCTGTTAAAAAAGATGGTGTCTTTACTGGTAAGGTTACAGATGGTACTATCCAAGTTCCTAAAGTAAAATACAGATTTGCCAGAGAGATTAGCTCTAAGGGTGAAGATATGCGTAATGCAAAGTATACAGCAATCATGAATCCTACTGATGCTTTAGGTGAAGCAAGAAAGGAATTCTATGAAGTGTATGTTAAAAACTTTGAGAATGATCTTCTTAATAAACTTCCAACTGGTGTAAGAGATCAGATGCTTGGGAGAGTTCCTCTTGTGCAGTCTAATTTGGTTAACAGTCTTAAGGAAAAAGGAAACCTGTTTACAAAACTCTGGAGTAAAACAACTAGATCTGTAAGAAACTTAACAACAGAAACTTCTCATATGAGAAGAGTTGTTGTTGATGAGACAGGTCAGTTTGTTGATACGCTTCCCATATTCTATGTAGGTAATACTAGAGATGATCAGGCACTTGAAATTCTTGAAGCAAAGCTGGACCAGCTTAACAAAGAAAGAAAGATGGGTGCTGTCAATGCCATTGAGTATAAGAAGCAAAGCATGGAGTTAAATGGGAAGATTACTGATATCAAAAATAAACCTGCAACTAATGAGATAAGCAGAGATATGGGAGATAGTCTTCTTAAGTTTAGTGCTATGGCTGAGCATTATGAAACCATGGGTGCAATTGAAGACACCATGAATGCTTTTCTATATGTCATTGAAAATAGACAGTATGAATCTGCAGAAGATAATGTTACCAGAATAGCTAGATACGGAAAAGAAAACATAAAGGTATTTCAAAAGAAAGGTAGTACTGAGGCCAATGTCATAACAAGAGCTAAGAAATTTATGAGTATGGTCTATTATGATAGTGATGAAATAACAAAAGGTAAGTGGGATAAAATATCTGATTTCATTATCAATACATCATCCATGACATATGTAGCCTTTAACCCTTTTGGTAATATAAATAACTATGTGATGGGTAGACTTAACAATAACATTGAATTGTTAGGTCAAAGATTTTTTACAGCTAAGTCCGGATTAAGAGCAACACAAGAGTTTAATAAAAGAGCTTTACCTGATGTAGCTAAAAGATTTGGAATGCATGGTTACAAGCTTGGTATGGGAGGTCAATATGACCCAACTAAACCAATGAGTAAATATGAAGGTTTTGTTGACATGTTTAGAATGATGGATACAAAGTCTGATATCCGTGAGACAAGAGGAAGTACTGCTCAGAAAAGTTGGTTTGAAAGTTTCTTTATTGAAAAACTTGGTTATGGTCTTCAGGATGCTGCAGAATACAACGTGCAGACAAAGGTTGGTATGGCCATGGTTATGGATACCATTTTAAAGAACAAGACAACTGGTGAAACACTTAGTCTTTATGATGCTGCTGAATTTGATTCAGTAACACATAAACTTAAATTCAAAGATGGATTTGATACTATAGTTAAGAAAAACGGTGTTGAAGTAGCTTTTGATGACAAGTTTAGATATGATCTTAGAAACAGAATCCGTGAGGTAAACAAACAGATTCATGGTAACTATGCAAGAGAAGACAGGATGGTTATTCAAGCTAACGCACTTGGTAGACTTGCTGCACAATTTCACAAATGGGTGGCACCAGCTATTAGAGCAAGGTTTGGAAGAGAATACTTTGACGAAAACTTAGGATGGATGGAAGGAAGATACAAGTCCTTCTGGCAGTTCATGGGTTACTTCTTTAGAAATCTTGATAAAGTAGAAATGACCGGTAAAATCATTGGTCCTAAAATGAAGGAAGGTTTTCTTAAAGATTATGGTTATAAAGGAGACGGTTCTCAGGATGATGCAAAAGCTGAGAACAAACTTTATAATATGTACAGAACTCTTGGTGAATTAGGTATTATCATTTCAATTATGGTGGTAAGAGAAATACTTGGAGGAATGTTATCAGGTGATGATGATGATAATGAAACTATAAAAAGACTTGAAAATGCTATTCTATTCCAGGCAGACAGATCTGTAAAAGAAATGAAGACTTTTATACCTGTTATTGGATTTACAGATATGTATCAAATGGCAAAAAGTCCTGTTGCTTCAACAAGAACTCTTGCGGAATGGGGACAAGCACTTGGTAGTACTATGCTTACCGGATATAATGGTGTAAAGTATATGGCAACAGATAATCCAGAGTACTGGGAAGGTAATAAAGATATTGTTTACCAAAGAAAACCAGATAAAGGAAATCTTAAGATGGCAAAAGAATGGAAAGATGCTATTCCAATTTTGTATACCTTTCAGAGATGGGCTAGCTATGATACTGTATCAGACTTCTACATCAAATAATTTGTATTTTTAAAAAACACTTTGTATATTAATACTATGACCATACTAAAAAAAATAATCAACTGGCTTCTTGGTAAAACCAACATTGATGAAAAAGTCCTTGAAGCAAAAGAAACAGTAACTGGAAAAGTTGCTGATGCAAAAGTGTACATCAAGAATGTAGAGAAAGAAGTTGTTGATGTAGTAGATGCTGTAGCAGGTAAGAAACAAAAGCCGGAGGTAGTTCCTGCCAAACCTGTTGTTGAAGAAACAAAAGCATTTGAAACACCTATTGCTAAACCAAAACCCAAGAAGAAGTATTACAAAAAAAAGAATGCTTCTAAGACCACCAAGACTACTAAAAAATAAAAATAATGGCTGAGAAAAAATGGATTCAGAAGGCTATTAAGAAGCCTGGTTCATTGACAGCTACCGCAAAAAAAGCTGGTGCTGTTACTAAAAGTGGCACAATCAAAAAAGATTGGCTTGAGTCAAAGGCTAAAGAAGGTGGTAAGACTGGTCAAAGAGCCAGACTTGCTATCACTCTTGGTAAAATGAGTAAGAAAAAGTAATGGCAAAGGCAAAAGCATCTAAAGAAGTCACTAAGTGGAAACCTAAAGCAAAGGTTAAGAGACCTGGTGTTGTTTCTAAAAAGAAAAATAGTAGTCTCAAGACTAGTAAGAATTATGTAAAACCTTATAGAGGACAAGGATAATGAAAAAGCCTGTAAAAAAACTCACCAAAAAACAAGGTGGTGGACCACAGGATAACACAAGAGAATACTATCCTGCTGGATCAATGCCTATAAGTACGGCTGATAATATTTCTAGAAGAGACAGATTTAGAAATCAGGTTAGTGCTGGTGCATATGATTTTATAAGCCAAACACCAGGACGTGAAGGAACCAGGAATGAAAGAAATACTGCCATAGATATTGTTAATGCTGGCCGTAAAGAAAGTGGTATGGGACGTGCTGGAAGAATAAAAACAGCTGCAAATTATCTTGAGCTTGATAAACCAGCAGTTAGAACCATGCTTAAAACTGCTCCTGCTAAATCAAGAATACCTTCAAATCAAAGTCCTTTTTGGGGAGGAAAATGCCCAATGCCAGAACAGAAAAAAGGCGGAGAAACTAAAACTTCAAAAAAGAAAAAATAATATGAAAAGTCTTAAGAAAAAAACACTTGTAAAGAAGGCAAGTGGTGGTCCAATGGGTGAAAAAAAACCTGCTCTTAACAAAGTAACTCCTGCTCAAAGTAAAGTTACAGGAGCAAAAGTTGGTGAGTCTTATAGAACAGCACCAATTAAAGGTGATGCTATTAATGCTCCAATCCGTCAGAAATTATCTGATTATGCTACACGTGGTCCTGAACCTAAAGAGTATACCAAATATCAAGAGCTTACAAGAGCTGCATCTAAACCCGCTATGAAAAGAGGTGGTTCTATACCTAAGAAACAAGATGGTGGTTCTATTGGTAAAACTACAGAATCTCAAGTATTTAGACCAAATATGCAACCTCCAGGTGGATTTAAACCCACACCTGTTCCTAGAAAAGTAAGAAAACAGATGGAAAGATATGAAGATGCTGTGTCTAAAGAAAGAATAAACCCCAGCCCTCTATTAAAAGAACCTTCTCCAAAAATAAAACCCAGCCCTCTTAAAGAAGACAAAAAACTTTATCAGGATTTAAAAGTTACACCCATGAAGAAAGGTGGTTCAATGTCTAAAATGACAATGATGAAAAAGGGTGGTGCTATGAAAGTTTCAACTATCAAAAAAAAGAAATAATATGAAAAAGTACAAAAAAGGAAGTGAACTGAAACCAGTTCCTTCAGACAGACCCGGACTTGGTAAACTTCCAAGCAAAGTACGTAATGCCATGGGTTACATGAAATCTGGTGGCTCCATGATTAAGAAACAGGATGGTGGCCCTATACCATCAAAAATAGATGTTACTAAAAAAGATATAAGGCGGATGGAGAGAGCAATTAACAGACAAAATCCTGATATGTACAATAAAACAAGTAAACCTACAGGTATGATTTATGATTCTAATGAGAAGCCGACTTTCCCAAAGATTGAGGAATTAAGAAAAACTACTCCAAAAGATTCAACAGTAAAGACAACACCTATTTATAATAAAAAAAGAGGTGGTTCTATAGGAAATGCAATGTCAGCTGTAAAGAAAGGCTTTGATCAAGCAGGAGCAATGATAACCTCTAAGAAAGCATATGGTGGTTCTATGGTTAATAAACCCGCAAATAAAATGCTTATCAAAGCAATGCAAGCTGGTGGACCCATGGATATGGTTGATGTAGTTGCCATGAAAAAAGGTGGTTGCATGAAGTGTGGCGGATCCATGAAGAAGATGGGTGGAGCTGTCATCAACACAAAAATGAAGAAGTAAGTAACTAGCAGGTAGGTATAAAAGCCTACCTGCTTTTTATTTATAAAAGTTATGAGGACTTATCAATAAAAAATCATGGCAACTAAATCAAAAGTAAACCAAGCGGGTGTTTATACTAAACCCGGAATGAGAAAGACTTTGTTCAATAAGATCAAAGCAGGTAGTAAAGGTGGTGACCCAGGTGAGTGGTCAGCCCGCAAGGCACAAATGCTTGCAAGAGAATACAAAGCCAAAGGTGGTGGCTATAAAACTAAAAAATGATATGGCAATCAAGAAAAAAATTACTAAAAAACCTTTAGTTAAAGCACAAAAAGGAAAAGAAATAAAACCTGATTATAGTAATATAAAAGGTAAAGGTTGGGATTATTTTAAAACTCCTACAGCAAAAGATAGTGCAGATTATAGACAAGGTTTCTATAAAAAAGTTAAAGGTGAACAGCTTAAACAATTTCCAAGTCCATCAGGAGCTGAAATAAGAGGATACAATGAAGCAACAAAAAGAAAGTTAAAGACTGGCGGAGCTATTAAAACTAAAGCTCTTGTTTACAAAACTAAAAAGTAATGGCAAAGAATAAAAAACAACAAGCTGCAATTGCTGTCTCTATGAAAGAGAAAGGCAAAGTTCCTAAGGGTTATCACAGAATGCCTGATGGAAAGATCATGAAAGATTCTGCACACAAAACCCCAGCCAAGAAAAAGAAATAATGGTTAAGAAAGATCCACAACAAAGTCTTAGAGACTGGACAGCACAGAAGTGGATGACCTCTGGTACCCATGCTAATAAGAAAAAGGGTAGCAGTAAAGAGGTAAAGTCAGAAGGTAAGAAGAGATACTTACCTGAAGCTGCATGGGGGGCTCTCTCTAAAGGAGAAAAAGCTGCAACCAATAAAGCAAAGGCTTCTGGCAATGCTAAAGGTAAGCAGTTTGTGAAGCAACCTAAGACAATTGCTAAGAAAGCAAGTAAATACAGATAAAATCTATAAATTTGTACTATGGCAAAACTAAAAATAAATAAAGAAATGGCTAAGCAGGAACGCCAGTGGCAAGTTGAGGATGCAATGAGAACCCTCAAACGTGCTGAAGAAATCCGCCAAGATGGTAAATTAATGGGTGAAGTTAAGAAGTCTATGGAGAGTCTTAACAAGATGCTTATGGGTGGTGCTATGAAACCAGCAGCTCCTAAAGTAATGAAACCTGTTGCAAAGAAAATCATGAAGAAGAAGTAAGATGTCACTAGATCCAAAAAGAAGATTTTACCTGGATGGTTATGGTCAACATCCGGAATGGTACACTTGGCATTATCAAATGCTAGGTAGACTTATTGATATTAATAACAGTATCACAGGTCAATCAGGACCATCTTCAACTGCCCAGGATTCTTTTGGAAGGCTTAGAGTTTCTGAGCCTTTCACTCTTTTTGATTCTAGTCACAGATATTCTGATAATGGTTTATGGGCTACAGCTACTGCTACTGGCGGTACTGCTGTATTTAACGCTAACCAAGGACTGGTAGATTTAAATGTAACAGCAGCTTCTGGTTCTTCTGTTAAAAGAGAAACATATAAAGTATTCTCTTACCAGCCTGGCAAGTCTTTACTTGTCATGTCCACTTTTGTTATGAGTCCTGCAAAAACAGGTCTTACTCAAAAAGTTGGTTATTATGGAGACAGTAATGGCTTTTATCTGCAACAAGAAAATAGCACAATATCTTTTGTTAAAAGAAGTTTTGTTACAGGTTCAATTGTTGAGACTCCCATTGAACAAGCTAACTGGAACTATGATAAGTTAAATGGTACTGGTCCATCCCGAATTACTCTTGACTTAACCAAAGCTCAAATCTTATGGATGGATATGGAATGGTTAGGTGTAGGTTCTGTAAGAATGGGATTTGTAATTAATGGACAATTTATTGTTTGTCACATCTTTGAACATGCCAATCTAATTACCTCCACTTATATCACCAGTGCGTCTCTTCCATTACGTTATGAGATTGAGAACACCGCTGGTACATCTGGAGCTAGCACATTAAAACAGATTTGTTCTACCATACTTTCAGAAGGTGGATATGAACTAAGAGGAGAAGCACATACTGCAGCAACAGCTATTGGAACTCCTTACAACATGACAGTTGCTTCAACTTATTATCCAATAGTATCTATAAGATTGAAATCAACTAATTTAGATGGTATAGTTATACCTACAGCAATGTCATGTCTTCCAATTAGTACAGGAACTTACGAATGGAGATTAGTTGAAAAGGGAACAACAAGTGGAGGTACTTGGGTATCTGCAGGTATAGATTCAGTAGTTGAATATAACATAACTGGTACATCATTTACCGGAGGTAATATAGTGCACACAGGATTTTTTAATGCTTCTAACCAAGGAACAACAACGTCTGGATTAGATAAATCAGGTCTATTTGACCATCAATTGCAAAGAGATTCTTTTACATCCACTCGTTATGAGTTTACACTTGTTGTAGCTGCCAACACTATAGGTGGAGGCGGCAGTAATGTTTTGGGTCATATAGATTGGGATGAAATAAGCCGATGAAAAAACTAATAGCCATACTAGCTTTATCTATTCTTTTTACTTCTTGTATTGTAACCAAGAAGCAAAGACAAAAGATATGTAATGAATGCCATGTCATTGAACATGATAGTATTTATATAAAGGATACCATTGTCAAAGTTGACAGTGATACAGCCTTTATTGAAACTAAACTTGATTGTGATAGTTTAGGAAATGTCAGGATGGTTGAGATCAATCAGCTCAATGGAAAACTGATTTCCATGCAAGCTAAACTCAAAGATAACAGGCTCAGAATTATCTCCAGAACTGATACCATAAAGGTTTATGTAAAGGGAAATACTCAAATTAAAGTAAGAACCCTGGTAAGAGAGAAGGAAGTTTATAAAGACTACTGGTGGAAATGGCCTTTGATTATTTGGGCTTTGATTGCCACAGTGCTTTATTTATTGAAAAAAATTTTGTAAATTATAATTATGAAAACTCTAACTGAACAAGAGCAAACCAATCTTAATATTATTGCCCAGTCATCCACACCTTATCTTCCTTTTACATTAGTATCTGCAGCAACTGATAATTCAACAGTTGTAAAAGGAACAATGGGGACTATTGGAAATATAACAGCAATAAATGTTAGTGGTACTATACACTACTTAAAATTTTATAATAAAGATACTGCTCCTAATCCAGCTTTAGATACTCCAATTGCTGTATATCCAATACCGGCTAGCACAAGCGGTGCAGGATTAACAGTAAACTTTCCTTCAGGACTTAGATTTTCCAAAGGAATAAGTTTTGTTATTGTAAAAGGTATAGCCTCAAATAATAACACACCAGCAAATTCTAATGCGGTTGTTGTAACAATAGCTTATAAGTAATGAGTTTAACACTACTTGGTGCAGGTGCAGTTATCTCTGCTGGTCCTAGTTATACTGGGGTACTTGATCTGTATCCAGGGGCCGGTGTTGCTTATTCTGTAAGGAGACTAAGTGGTAGTTATTTAGGTGATGCTATAAGAGTACGTAGATCATCAGATAATAATGAGCAAGATATTGGGTTTCTTTCAAATGGTAATTTAAATGAAGCTCAGTTAACTTCTTTTGTAGGTGTTGGTGATGGTTTCATAACTAGTTGGTATGATCAATCTGGTAATGGTAACAATGCCAACCAAACCAATGGATTAAATCAACCTAAAATTGTAAGTGCTGGTGTTGTTAATAAATTAAATTCTAAGCCTGTAATAACTTTTGATGGTATAAATGACTTCATACCCATTAGTTCAGCTCCGTCAGTTAGTAATCCAACTTTGTTTTTTGTTGTTAAGCCATTAGGAGATTCACCAGGCTTTGGAAGAAATGGTGGTGTAATTACTATGCATGGTTCTAGCATTATTGTTAACAACCATTTTGGTATTACAGGTCCAGATTGGTATGATTCATTTTGTAGTACAAATAGACCCTATATAACTAGTGGTATAACTACACAACAATACCTTGGAACTATGTATCATAGTGGAACAAGTATTGTAGCATCATTGAACGCAGGTGCAGATATAACTGTTAGTGCTACAATAGATACAAATCTTACTAGGTATGGTATAGGAAACTTCTTAACTGGATACTATAATGTGTTTCCATCTAACAATCAATATCAAGAAGTAATATTATATCCCGATAATCAAACCTCTAACATGTCTGCAATAAAAGCAAACATAAATAGTTATTATACCATTTATCCATGATAATAAAAGGCTATAAATTTTTGACAGAGCAAGAAGCAATTGATGCAAGAGAGTCTTGTGATAAGTATTATGGTATACCAGTAACTCCACAAGATGTTACTCAGAATTGGGTAGAATATTACTCTACATACTTTGATGATCCGGTATTTTGGTATATGATGGGAGATGATTCCCTTATACCAATATTAGGTGAGCCATATGAGTTTGAAGTTACGTTTCCAATTGATCCTATATAATATGAAAAAGAAAGATTCAAGATTAGAAAAGGCTGGAGTATCTGGCTATAATCAACCCAAGCGTACACCATCACATCCTACTAAGTCACATATTGTTGTGGCCAAGTCAGGTGAGCAAGTTAAGACAATCCGCTTTGGTCAGCAGGGTGTAAAGACCAATCAAACTGCAGGTCAAAGAGAAGCTTTTAAGTCTAGGCATGCTAAGAATATTTCCAAAGGAAAAATGTCTGCTGCCTATTGGGCTGATAAAGTTAAGTGGAGTCCTAGCAAGACTGCTTCTCCAAGTAAGAAGTGGAAAAAAGGATCATGAAAAAAGTAACAGCTGGTAACGAAAAGCACATTGTCTATAAAAAGAAAAACAATATAGGCAAAGGCAAGAAGGGAGATATTATTGTAAACCATCCTACCATGGATAAAGGTAAATGGGATACAATCAATCTCACTAAGAAAGCTGGTGCTAAAACAGTTGCTGAAGGGGTAAAAGCTACAAAGAAGTGGCATAAGGAAAATCCTTACCCGAAGAAAATGAAGAAAAAGTAATTTTTCTCTTTGAATCTTCATGCTGAATGATTAACTTATATCATACAGTTTAACTAAGAATCTATTAATTGAAATGAAACTCCCAATCAACTTTGATCAGTTCTCTAAAGACCCAGTAAAAGGCTTATTATTTATCACTATCTTGACCATTGGTTATCTTTATGTAGATAACAAAATGAATTATCAGGATCAAATTGAAAGTTGTAGTGTCAAGGTTGAAAAGCTTACACTTAAAATAGAAATACTAGAAGACAAACTTAGAAAAAGTGATAGCACATTAGCGAGAGCTGCTGCTAGATTAGAAATTCTCAATGAAACAGGAAGAATAAAATGAAAACAATAGCATTAATCATTCTTGTACTGATAATTCCTTCATGTATGGAACAGTCAGCCAAGACAACTAATCCTAAAAGATATCTTGAATCAGCTAGTAATGAAGACACTGCATACTCTCCTTTAGAAAGAGCTGAAGATGCTCTTGAGATGACGGAAGGAATAGAAGAAGAAGTAGCATTAGCTTTTCATGATGTTGATTCATTGGCAAATCAAAACAAAAAGTTGAAGAAAGAATTGAAAGAGACTATAGATTCTTTGAAAGAAGCAAAGAAGCAACTTGAGATCATCAGAATGGTGCCCAAGAAAAGAAACTTTATTCAAAAAGTTTTTAATATAACTCCAGATTCAATTCAAGTAAAAGACACAATAACTAATTAATATGAAATTCCTAAGAGACTTATTTGATGATGCCAACACTGTAAATGAAAAAGCAGTGGTTGGTTTTATTGCATTTATCATGCTGGTGATTGCTTTGGTTGTTGACCTTGTTACCGGCTATGATGGTAAACCCCTTGTAATAAATGAATTCATCTTTGACGGCTTCATGGTCATTGTGCTTGGAGCATTTGGTATTGCTTCAGTAGATAAGTGGCTGAATAAGAAAAACAATAATCAAGATAACCAAGATAATACAACTGTATGATAAAAATAGGTTCAACCGGTGATGCTGTAAAAAAAATCCAACTTAAAGTTGGTGCTAAAGATGATGGAGACTTTGGTCCAGGCACTGAAGCCAAAGTAAAAGCTTGGCAAAAAGCTAATGGTTTACTTGATGATGGAATCATTGGTCCAAATACATGGGATAAAATGTTTCCTGGTGAAACATTTCCTAAACAACCTATTGTATCCACAGAATTTAAGCTAAGTGCACTACAGGGACATCTTCCTGCTGCAGTTATTGATCAGATTCCAGAAACATCACAGAAGTTCAATATCACAAATGTTCTGAGACTAGCTCATTTCCTTGCTCAATGTTCTCATGAGTCTGGTGGATTTAAACTTGTAAGGGAGAATCTTAATTATGCTGCTGGACAACTTACTAAGTCATGGCCTGCTTTGTTTCCTCCTGCAGTTGCTGCACAATACGGAGGTAATGCTCAAGCAATTGGTAACCGGGCTTATGGAAACAGAATGGGGAATGGTCCTGAGTCTTCCGGTGAAGGATTCTTATTCCGTGGTAGAGGATATATTCAACTCACTGGTAAAGACAATTACAGAATATTCTCACAGTTCATTGGTGAAGACTGTGTGGCTAATCCGGATTTGGTAGCTACTAAATACCCAATGGCATCTGCTGCTTTCTTCTTTAATAAAAATGGACTCTGGTCTATATGTGATCAGGGTTCTTCAGATTCCGTAGTCACTGCAGTAACTAAAAGAGTTAACGGTGGCACCAACGGATTATCTCATAGACTTGCTGAGTTCAAGAAGTTCTACCAGCTTCTCTCGGTTTGATTTGTTAGTGTTTCATAGGTTTGTAAAGGGGAGCTGATTACTCCCCTTTATTTTTTATATTGATTCATAATCAAATCAACTTCTTCCTTTGATAAGTATTTATCAATTGCATGATAGCCAAGTGTTCCAAGTTGGAATACTGATTCAACAGAAAATTTTTGATTGATATCTTTAGATAGTTTAGCTTTTAATTTTTTGAGAGCTGTATAGAAATAAACATCCTCATTTATTTTACCACTCCACTTGTATCTTCTCAAACACTCAATCATTTTGGATACAGTTCTTAATGATAATCCACCATTAGAACCATCTCTCCAGTATTCTCCTTTTGACCATTCTGAGTCTGGCCATGGTGCTCCTACCCAATCATATTCTTCAAATTCTTCAATACCTTCTCTTAATAATCCTGAGTCAGATTGAAATGTTAAAACTTTGTCACAGTTAAGTGATTCCCAAAAATTTAAAGATGTAAGCAGGACGTTGTAATCATGCTGAGATGTGATGTTGTTTTTTAGAACTGTAATTTCAGTATCTCTTCCAAAGTCAATATCTTCTACCAGATGTTTGTTTACATCTGATACAAAAATGTGTAGCTTATACTTAGAAGGAAGATACTTTAAGTGATCTTTAATGACTTCTACTAGATTTATAATTCTTGTCTCAACTATTACAGCTTTGAATTTCATAAACCAAGTTTACTTACTTTCTTTCTGAGCTCATATAGATCACCATTGTTTTCAATCACATAATCAAAGTCATGGCCATCTAAAGCTGTTTCACTTGGATGAGCATTTGCTAAAGCAACCATTGAGGTACCAAAGCCTGGACGGTTAACTCTAATGATAATACCACCTTTTGATTTAACTGCGTCATACTCATTTGGAAATCTAACATCTGTGATAATCCAGTTATTATGAGGAACATACTCACAGAGTAATGCATTTACCCAGGTGTTTGTATGCAAACCATTTCTCATGGCCTCCGTACCTAACTTTTGCAAAAGCTCTCTCACTGTCATTTGTCTCCGGGATATACCATATGTATCCCATTCAGGACCAAGAAATGTATTTTTAAAATCTTGGTCCTCAAACTTATCTACAGAAATGCCAGTAAGCATAGAAGCAATCTGCTTTAACTTGCCAGCAAACTTCTTTACTTCCCATTGTTTCTCAGATATTTCAGAAATAATCTGAGCAATAGTATCCTTTCCGGATCCTATCTTACCACTTATTCCTATTATCATTACTTTTTATTTATTACCTTCGTATGTTTTGTTATAGTATTGCTCTCCATCTTCTTTTGTCATATAATCATAACAACCACATCCAGTTAAACTTCCTGCAATATATGCTTCTATTGTCTGCTCTTTTTCCACCTCTAACAACTCCTTACACTTAACTACTAAATGAAATGGAATTTTATAGCCATGAGATAATAATTCATCAAGCATAATTTGCATTGCTGTCTGCTGTTTATACAATCCATCTTTTGCATCTTCATTCATGATGTCTATTATTAGTTGTTTTTGTTTTTGTTTCATCACATCCATCCTTCTTTTATTACTTTAGGTTTACCATTTACTAACTGCCAATGTTCAAACCATTCCCCCCATTCACCTCTTCTGCGTCTGTAAACTCTTACTGTTCCGTCAACTGCATCATTGATCATTGTTTTGATTGTTGCTTTGACATCTGTATAGCGTGGCACTATAAATGACACATCTTTTTTACCGTTGTTGTAATACACTGAAGGCATACTGTTTTAAATTTTTGGTTTCCCGCAATCACTGCAGGTTTTGATTATTATAAAGTAATCACCCTGGTTCCAAAGTTCATCGTAGTCCTCAAACTTTTCAGGCTTTATGTACTTACTTGGTTTTAAGTAAGTTCTTTCAACTGGTTTTGATTCATGACAAAAGTCACAAATATCTTTTTCTATATCACCACTCATATGTTTTATATAAAGAAAGGTCTTATTGTTAATACACCTAAACCAAAGCCACATGCAAAAGCTAAAGCAATCAATGCTCTCTGCTTAAATGATTTGGCTTCAATGTTATAATGATTCATAGGTAGACAAAGAAAAGGATTCATAAATACCATAAGGAACATACCCATCCAGTTCTTATCCATCAGGAATCTAAAACCTGCAATACTGTTTACTTCAAGAAGTATTGCTGTAATAAATACTATTAATAGTCTGTATCTAAATCTCATTGTTTTAAATTTGAGAGGTGGCCGGTAATGCCATAACCCGGCCATTGCTCTCTACCTTTTAACTAAACATGAAAACCATGCGGCATTAATATCTGTATCCCTCTTTACCAAGAAGGAGTTTAATCAGTCCTATAGCAACCAATATTTTAACGGCCAACCAAATCATCAAAACTCACAGGCTCACCATTAGCTGTTAAACTGAATGCTACTGAAGCAGGCCAAACTCTATCATCCTCAACATCTTCATTCATGATGCTTAAGAGCTCAGCCTTATATTCTATTTCCCCTATATCTATGACCATGGGAAACATATTTGCTATTTTAGTATAGTCACCAACTGTTAAGAAGGTGAATGTTTCAAATACTAGATAAGAATCCTTTATGTTGTAACCTCTTAACTCTGGTATGGTTGGATCCTCATAAGAAGGCTCCAACCTAAAACCAGCGTCAGTAAAGTTTTGAAACAACTCCTGTAAGAATTCTTTATGCAAGAGATTCTCAGTCATTTATTTCAAAAGTAAAAGGGTCTTCAAAATCTGGAATTTCAGACTGAATTTCATGAAGCTCCATGTCAACAGTCATATCTACAGGAACAGTAGCTGTTATTTCTGCAGGCATAATGGGATCTGGAGTCACAACATCCTTGGCAGTATTGGCCATGGTAGAGAGAAGATTTGCAACAATAAACTCATGGAACTTCTGAGTATCACTCAACCATGTCTTTGGGTGAGATGTCTTTAGAGCATGAGTTACATGATTATAGAATGTCCATGCGTTGTCCATGTCACACTGATAATCATAACTTGGATTCTTCATCTGTGCTTTTACAGTGCTCAGCTGAGTTACATCCAGGATCTCCTCATCATAGTACAATCTACCAAGAAGCTCAGCTTGTTCTTTGATATTCAGCTGAACTGTCTTCAGATTGTCCTTATCATCAATCATTCTTCTGTAATACTTCTCAGCATGCAGAACTTGATTTGAGATTTGATTCTTCATGTCCTGGTCTGCAGAACCGGTGTGCTTTCTACGGAAGTTCATCATGTCTCCTGATACCATACCGTTGTTACACACCATTACATAACCACCAATTGCACATTGGAACCGTGTGCTCTTGTCATAAGAGTTGGTCCAGGCAAACATCATTCCCAGTTCGTTCTCCAGTTGAATCATAGGGTCAACAGGATTCTGAGGAACAATATGATAGATGCCCTGTGCAATGTTAGCTTCATGGTTTGCTCTGTAAAGTTCTTTTACAATTCTGAAGCCACTGTTTTGAAGAATAGAATACGTGTTAGATATCACATCTCTGTGTGATATAACTGTGTAGGTTTTACCATGGTTAGGTAAAACTGCATTTTCCAGATAATTTCTGGTAGTCTCTGATGGTTTTTTATAGCCCATATTTAAAGTTTTAAAGTTTAAACAAATATACAAAACATAAACTTAAAAAGTTTACATTCAGTAAAATTTATTTTGATGTATCAAAAGTTTGCTCTTTGAAGAACAAACAACGGGAGGCTCTTGGTGTAAGCCCCCCGGTTGTTGTATAAGTTGCAACATAATTGCTATCAAACTTGACTCTGATGCAACAGAGTACCTGTGGTTCAATGATGTCAACAACAGTGCCCCATCCATATAGGACACACCATACACGGTCATTTAGATTGAAGATTTGACTCATAACAATTTGAGTTGATTAGAAGGAACTGAAAGGATGTTATTTATCTCTGATTCAATTTCTTCCAGATAATAACCGGTGTTGATATCATAGTCTTCCCATTTAGGTTTGACAACCATCTTGTTGTACAATGTCTGAAGCCATTTGCCGGATTCAAGTTGTATCTCTCTTCCGTCTACCTCATTTACTTTGGTCATCTTAACACCCTTCTTGGAAATATAATATCTGTTTACCTTCTGTAGGTTGTCTTCTGTAAAGGCTCCGTCTTTAATGTACCTGGCTACCTGCTTCCAATCACCTTTTGATTTGACACCAATACAATAATCAAGAATGTTCTTGTTGGTTTGGATATAATCATGTGGCAGGATACCGTTAATGAAGTAAGCATACACGCCTTTGGCAACAACAAGTTTAGATTTGTTTTTATGAAGCTGAAGTTCATGATAATCAAACCTACCTTTCATCTTGACTGGAGCATACATAAACTTATCACCAGTTACCTTGAATAGATAATGGGGATTCTGATCTCTAATCTCTCTCCATGTAGTAATATCAACCTCTTTAAAATTATTCACGGCAATGTAGTTGTTTACATCCGCCAGGATAAGTTGCTGATAAGAATCATGTTCAAGTTCTAGATTAGTGATCTGTTCCCATTCTTTACAGATGCTCATATACTCATCATAATACTGCCTAGGAATTCTTGTTTCTAGACCATCTGTGTTTTGCATAATGGCAACTGCACCAGGTATCCGGGTCATTATCATTTCATACAACATCATAAGGCTAAGCTGACCGTTAACAGTAATGCTCATACAGAATTCCGGATCATAGAAGAAACTATCTGCGTCATTACTCAAGCCATATGTAGAGTTCAGAATGATCTTGTACACATAGTTCATTGGGTCCTTCTTGGGAATCTTCTTCCTTTCATTAAAAAACCATTCATACTGATCACAAAACTCCTGTTTAGGGAAGTGAGCTGGTGCCCACTTGTTTCTGATGGCCAGGTTAGGATAGAAGCTTACTACATCTGAAGTAATAATTATGTGCTCATCATCAGATTTGTAAACACCGGATGTCCTTGCACCATGCACACCACCCAAACCAAAGTCTGTCTTTACATCCTTATAGACAAGTGTATGTTTAAATGAACCTTTCAGGTTATCACCTTTCAGTTTAACTTTTCTGAATGTATCAAGTAAATGGTTAAACTCTGGAGATGTAAATTTTATATAGGGCAAGATTATATCTTCAAGTTTAATCACGTCCCTGTGGGTCCTCATGTTTTTGATTTCCCTTTTTTCCATGTTGAGCTTCTGGGAGAGATAATAAGCAAATAGCTCCTTACTTATCCTTGGCTCAGAGGCACTATACAGATTGATGTCATATCTATCAGTCAATGCTTTTCTTAGTTTGATTTGAGATGCAGATTTTTTAAAGATCTCCTTGGTAGACCGTACATCATTAAGACAATACTCAATGATCAGATCTATTTCCTCCATGGTTTTAATCTCTGTGCTATGATGGATTGGCATTTCAAGAATGTTCTCCCAATCCATACTGTACTGAATCCATTTCAAACTGGATCTCTTGGCAGGATTGTCCCAGTGGTTCATCTTGAATATGTCAATCTGACCTATATCAAGCTTCCATTGAGGATACTGCTGCCATTCTTTTTTATCCTGCTTTCTGATGCAGTCCTGTGCGTACTTGTAAATCTGCACAGCCTTACCACAAGCATCATACTCAGACCACTTGGTGTGGTTATTGAGTATGTGTTGGGTTATTTGAGAATCAAAAGTTAGACCGTTAAAAGATATATGCCATTCTCTTTTTTGCTTGTTCTGTTGCAAGAACATTATAAACTCATTGAAGTCATCTCTGAGGTTGTGCACCACAAAGACTTTCTTCTCATTGGTTTTATAATGCTCAAAGCATGCAACAAAGCAATTGCTAAGAGTCTCATAATCCATTATCCAATGTGTCATACTTGATTGAAAAAAATAGGGCAGTATTACCCACCCTATTAAAATAAAACGTAACCTATGCTTATGAAGGCATAATTATTTTAGGAGTCTCAACTTGATTCACATCCACCATGTATTGTTTGAAATCAAAGCTAGAAGCATTGATAGCAAACAAATGGATGAAAGCTTCTATGTCAGACTTATCTGAAATATAGTGCTCTCCAAATGTTTCAACCAGGACTCTTTGTTCTTTTACAACCTTGCCGGTTGTAGGATTGGGTGCCTTAAGTCTTACAGGCTCACCATTCTCATCAAGTTTGGGAAGCATATGAAAGGATTCTTTTTTAACCTTTGATATGACAGCCAGGATACCTGAACTAGGGTCATACATTGCCTCTACATAGGGGCAATCATTGCTTGCTGGGATAATGCCAAATGATTTAGCATTTCTAAAAGCTGAATGAATCAGCATCATGTTGGATCCGATAGTACTCATGTTGGTTTTGTGTTTTGGTTCAAAGATATACCAACTTCATTTAATAAATCAACCACTTCAGAAAGTTTTTCATAGAGTGTTTCTTTATCTAGATCTGGTTTATTACAAAGCTCATACACTGATTCAATTACATTCATTGGGACATTCAGAGCTTTTGCATACTCTGCATGATAGATATCAGGAAACAAGAAGGCTGTTACAAAACTTGCAATCTTACCATTGTTTCCAAAGAATTCTTCAATAACATCCTTTGAAATCTTAGTGAACTTAGAATACTTACCTTGTACAAATGAATCAAAATCACGTTTAAAAGGTGTGAAATCAAAAATGTATAAGTGGGTGTCATCACTGAGTTTGTGATATTCTTCAAAGAGCACATTACCTCTAAGATTAGATTCAAATGCTTTAAACTTATCATTCATCTCCGTGTTGTACACACAAAGGAATTTAAAGTCACTTGCATCATATACCCCGTCCCAGCAGATGTAAGTCTCTGCTGGGGTAAAGGGTACATTCTTTTTTATTCTCAACAGCGGGTATAAGAATACCTTGCTCTTTTGGAAATAGTCTGTGTAGACACCGTTACTCATAGCTGAATTTTTTGGTTTAGAAACAAATAAGGTAGGCTATAATTTCTCTGTTCATAGTGATACTGAGCCATCTGGAGTGTGTCTATAAGACCTGTACCCCATTCTAACAAAGTATTCTCACTCACATCAAATACATAAACCTGATTGTACTTGTCAATCACCACAAATTTGCACATAATATCATAATCTTTTTCCTCTTCAGAAAGATTTTCATAGACAAGTCTTCCATAGATAGCCATCTGGAGCCAGTAGTTGTAGAAATCTACGGTCTCTTTGAAATCCATAATGGTCTTGGAGGTTGTCTTCAAATCACAGATTATAACCTGCTTCTTCTGGTCATCCACCTTATAAAAATCCACAATACCTTTCAGGCCAAAGGGATAATCATTCAGTTTCTGAACCATTAAAGGCTGCTCAACATATGTCTTTACAGGATCCAACTCAAAGTCTGTTTGATTGGATTCAAACAAAGCCATTACATCTTTGTTACTCTTAATTATATCAACCTGCTCTTGGCATCTTGCTAATGTATCAGGATCAATAATATCAAGAACACTAGAGTTCAAGAACTGCCAGTAAACATCATTCTCTGGTGTCTGAATTTTCTCAAGTCTTTTAAAATCTTCCTTCAGAGTCTGATAAAGATTCTCTGATTCTAATGCTTTAAGAATCAAATCAAGATGAGATGCCTCAGTAGATAACAATGATTCCGGCTTAAAAGGATTATCTTTCATTACCTGAAGAACTTTCTTAATAGAATCAGTGGGGACTTTAGATGGAGCCACATTGAATTTCTTATTCAAGTTCTGAGGTTCAAACAAAAGACAATGGATGAGTTTACCTTCTACAAGGTGCTTGTCTGTTCTCTCTTCCTTTTCACCAAGGATATAATCCCGGTAAAATAGGGTAGGGGAAAACAAAAGCTTGTTTAATGATGAGTAACTAAACTGGAATTCTTTTGAATAGAATTCTTCTTCTTTCACAAAATCTCTTTTCATTTCATTACGGGTAAACCCAATTGTTTTGCTGCATAGTTAATATGCTTTGTTGTTGTCATGGACCAGTAGCCAAGAGGTCTTACATAGTTATTAGTAACTACTGCTACTTTGGTTCCATACGAAAATATAAACTTATCACCACGGTCTTCAACCATTTTTAAGTTTTCTTTGTACTTAGGGAATGTTTTAATAGTCATAATTTAAAGGAGTGGGTGAGCCGAAGCCCACCCAATACTATGGCACTCCTTAGAATGGAACAAGAGATTTAACCAATCTGTCCTGATACTTTGGATTGAGTTTGATTGCATCTAAAGAAATTGAGAATGCTCTTTCTTTTTCATTCGTACCAAGTGTGGTACATATGACATTTTCAAAGAACAATCTTGCTGATTCTTTAAAAGCAAACTCAGTCAAAGCTTTATCTCTTGATAAGTTATAAATCAAAGCATTATAAGAATGGCTGTTAGAGAAATAACTTCCGCCCATATAGTTTGAGAATTTGGTTCTCAAGACTTTAAAGGCCACACTATTATAATTCTTTGATGACTTTAACTTTTCAGTGTTGAAATAAAGAAGCAATGCAAGCTTGTCAAATGATGTCTCAATGTTAGTATTACTCATAATACTGATTGCCAGACTTCTGTCTTCATCACTTGCATAGATCATCTTCTTGATATTTTCATATCCTTCTTCATCCAATGTATGCAATTGCTTATCAGCAAACTTATACACATGAGTATCAGCAACAAGTTTACTGCTACCAAGCATTGCTTGTATAGCAATATTTGAAGAATGAGAAATATAACCAACAGATTTCCAATCAAAAGAATGTTCAAAAGATCTGAGTGCAGGTTTTGATGCATGGCTGGAGTTCCAATGACCTCTGAAAGTAAAATCAACAAGATCTTTTTTATCAAACATACTCAATGTATGCACCATGTTGTGAAATGCGGTATCTTCAAAATACTGTTTTGTTTTTATAATACCTTTTAAAAATTCACCAACATTTGCACTCCTACAGTGTCTTGTCCATTCAACCATGTTAGAAAAAGTTTTCAATGAAACAATCTCATAATCTGCAGTACTTGCTGTTTTTACAAGTTTGCAATCATATGTTTCTTTGATCATGTTAAACTTCTCTCTAGGAAGATTCACGTCTGAATGCCTATAAAAGCTTTTACCTTTTATATCATCTTCAGATGGAGTCATAAGCTTGTTAACAAGGTTTATGTAAAATGGTGTATTCACAATATCAAAACCGTATCTTCCACCACCATATACAACATAACCTAAATCTTTTATAAGAATGTTTCCATCACCAATAAGTTGATGGTCACCCAAACCATTAGTATTAATTTCTAAATCAATTATTTTTTGCTGCATAATACTTTCTGTATTGAGGTTTTAACTCTACTTTAAAAATGTACAGGTCCCTGTTTTCAATCCTGATATCTTTCCGTACAATATGTTCCAAGAACTTAAATGAAACTGAATCAAGCTTGTTATTTTCTTCAAGCCATTGAATCATTTCCAAAGCATCCTTATACCTGAAATCACTGTACCCTGATACATCCATCCAGTACTGCACATCTTTGTTTTTATTAAAGACATACATTCTTGAGTGAGTATCCTTAGCAAAATCCCAGAGTATATGATAGTTCTTTGTGTAATCAATTGTTGGAATAATCTTACCAGCAATATCTCTATCATCACTGTTAGAGGAGTTGATGTATCTCATGAGATCTATCTTAAGTTCTTCTGTTAGAACAATCTTATTTGCAGAAGCATTCACAATAGACTCAGCATCATACACATCATACTTACCAGATTCAATTAGATAAGCAAGATTTAAAGCAAGACCGGTAATCATGTACCTATCATGAACTGTATAATCTGTATCTACATACCAGGATCTAACACCAAAGGGTATATACTTATCATCAAGCAACACACTGGTGTTGTTAAGACTAAGCCAACGGTCTGTAAATGGATGCTTGCCTCTTGTACTTGTCATTACGTCATAGTTCCAGAGACTACCCATCATTGCTGTAGTAAGAATAGGATCACCATTTCTAAAAGTCTTGTAGAAATCATCATGTGTGATAATAAAATCAGCTGCTTCATAATCATTTGTAACAGTGATCTTATGTTCTTTAAGAGCGGCTTTGATTCTATCCTGAGACACAGGACATAAGGGAAGAATGAATGCTTTCTTTTTACTTCTGAATGTTGTATCATCCAGAGTATTTGTACTCAAAATATCCCTGATTTTCATATAAACACCATCATTTGATGTAACTAGCACTTTCTCAATTGCATCACCAGCATTGGATAGTACCCCCAAATAGGAGGCACCATCCAATCCATAGTGAGTTAATGCAGTGCTATCATAAGTCTGATAAACTGATTTACTTGCCATTACTTAATTGTCATTCTGATGATGTTTGGATCCATCATCATCTTGTTAAATTTCTGTTTGTTACCGTTAAAGATTGTTCTCACAACGAGATATTTCAAATCATTTGTGAAATAATCCTTAGTGCACAAAGCAATCAACCTGTTGGTGATCTTGTCACTGATGGTGTTATCTTTAGAATACACCACAGCAAAGTTTGCCAACCTGGTTGCCAGAGTAGATGCAATATCTGCACGATAGCTGTCACCCTTACCTATGCAAGACTCAAGCTGATTGAGAATGTTTTGCTCATTCTCAGCCAACATCAAATCTTTAGGTGTTACCAGTTTGTCAAGCTTGTTGTTGATAAACGTGGTGAACATACTTGCAAATGTGTCACCAACAGAACCTTCACCAATCATTTGAATCATGCTCAAGTTAGATTCAAAATCTGCAAAGCTTGAGATAGAGTTAAAGAATGTGGTGATAGATCTTGAGTTTGTTTCTTGAGTAACAAGCTCAGGATGCAACAACAGGAAGTTGATACAACGGGTATCAATGCCGGCTTCTTCTGCCCATCTAGCCCATACATTAACATCATACTTCAGATTAGCAGTGATGTATCTGGTCTTTTGAGCAGCATCAATACTGTTAACCATATAGTCACCATTGTCTGGGTTTGCTGTCAGGATGATGTGCCAATCTTTAGGAAGAGACCAAGAGATGTAAGTCTGACGGTCAATCAATTCCATCACGGCCTGAATGAATCTGGTATCTGCACGGTTCCAGTCATCAAGCAAAAGAATGCCACCTTCTTTCTTATCTGCAATCCATTCCGGAGCACAGTATGACATCCTGTTCTTACCAGTCATCTTATATCCATTCTTCAGATACTCAGCAACAGCAAGTTCATCTACCCACAAACCAATCTTCTTAACCTGACCTTCACCAAGTTTAGCCATATCACTAGAAGCAGCTTGCCTCTGTGCAGCAGTAAAGTTTACTTGCTGAGCCTCTTCTGCAGAAGGAGTTACTCTTGTTTCCTTGTACATCTGAAACTGACGGACAGGAAAACCAACCAGGTCACCAAGCTCCTCAATCTGAGCCAAGTTTAACTTAACAAAGTTGAGGTTGTTTTCTTTAGCAATCTCAATTACAGTTGAGGTTTTACCAATACCAGATTCTCCAAGTACCTCAATGGATACGGGATTTTTACCTTGTGCTTGCAGGAAGCGGTTGTTCTTAATGATGTGATTTACAAAGCCCTTGAGCTCATCAATGTTTAAATTTACGTTTGCCATAGTTTAGTTTAATTTGATTGTTTTTCCAGGTAAATGATCTGTCTCAGGAGATACACTGCTAAGAACCCAAAGGGTATTCTTAGGACAGTTATCAGGTGCAGAACATTCACCATCAGTTAAATATATGAGGGCAGTATAACGCCCGTGTTGATTAAAATGGTCAATAACAGGTTGGAAATCAGTCCCACCTCTACCTTTGACTTCAAATTCCTTTTTAGGATTGAAATCTTCTACTGAGTTTAGTCTTGAATCACACTGAGCTACGGTAATCTTGTGACCGGTTTTATGCATGTGATGCAATTCACTCAAGAATTCTTTCAGCTCATCATTGTTTACAGATCCTGAAGTATCTATACCCACAAGGATATGATTCTTAAACTTGATCTTCAAACCAGGATTCTCAATATATCTCTTATTGAATTTCCTTCTGAGCTTTTTAGTGTACGTGATAGTTGAATTACCTACAAACCTTCTAAGATATCCTTTCCAGTCAAACTTTGGAGGTTCAACATGGAACAATCTTTCTAGAATGCCAGCCAACTCACCAGGAACAGTCCCTCTTCTTTTCTCAGTTTGTTCTGCAACTTCTTTCAGTTGGTGTTCAATTTGCTTTTGAACCAACTTCTTATCTGCTTCAGACAACTGATCAAAATCTTCCCAACCGGGATGACAATAAGGACTGTTACCATCCATTTGATCCAATAAAGAATCCAAAGACGGGGATGTACCATCTTGTTGTGCTTGTTGTAGTAAGTCATAATAAGTATCAGTACCTGCTTTTGCAGGAAGATTCAACTCAGGAAATCTGTCCAAAGTCAAACCACCTTCTGGAAGAAAGTCAGCATCTATGTACTGATTGATTTCCAAATCTGCGGCAATGTTGAACAGTTTCTTATCAGGATACAAATCACCAGTCATAAGATGCCCAAAAGAAATATGAAGAAGCTCATGCTTAATCAAACCAATTCTGTGTTTTTCACCAAGACCCATAAAGAAGTCAGGGTTAATTACAAGCTGGGCACCAATGCCGTGTTTCTTAACACCGGCTGTTGGGATTGTTTTTAGATAAGACTTATTCAGCCCTATAAGGAAGAGACCATAGAATGGCTCATCCAGAATTAAAATTTTAGAGGTTCTTGAAACCTCATCTATAACATGTTGCATATGTTACCATCTTAGTTTTATTTCAATGCTTTTAATAAACTCATTATCTGGATTCAGAAACGGAGAATGCATTCTCATTACATCATTTGCAATGTAGTATTCAAAGCAATCCTTAAAATTCTTAGGAGGATTCTTTTCTGCAAGTGCACGGTAATAATCAGTTATTCTTGTATGTACTCCAGCAAATGACATTTGTTCTGCTTTCTGTTTCACACGGTTTATAAACTCCAATCTTCTATCTAATACCAATTGTCTGATAAAAATTATAAGATAGGGCTCATAAAGATCCATGTTTATTATAGTCTCAACTGCCAAATTAAAATCCTCTTCTGAGGCATTCAGCATTTTGAGAAGGTTTTTGTATTCTTCTAGGGTAAGTTCATTATTCATCTAATGAAAAGTATTCAATATTGTCACAGTTAAGCAACTCTATGTAAACACCGGGGTTGGTTTTATCATACACATACTCAATAAAGACAGGGATGATTACATCTGCATTGTCATCAGTAATCCAATCATAGTTAACCATATCATCCTGAACAGTTTGTGCAGGATTAATGTAGTCAAACTTGTGTTTACTGTTTCTTACAAATGTGAATCCCACTCTTACTGGTTGTTTGCACTTTGCAAAAGCATCTCTGAATTCTTGAGCATACTGCTCATAGAAAGCTTTTGAATTCTTTCTGTAATTCATTACACTTTTACTTGCAATAAAGTATTGACCGGTCCACCGTCTTCCATTCTTACTACTTGGAACATTACCAGGTATAAACCATTTTGCCATTTCTTAGGGATTTAAAATTGATTTTAACAAAGGCTTCAACTCTTCATGAGTTCTCTGCACACCAAACTTTTTTACAGCATCTGACACATCTTTATCAAGACTAAGAGCACAACCATTGATACTATACAATTCTTTGTATCTCTCAATTGCTTTTGTACCTGCTTCATCATTGTCAAAGAGAGTCATCACTTTCTTATATCTATCACGAAGATACTCAATAAGAAAGGGTTTTATGATACTATTCTCACTATCTGGTGCAATCACTTCTATGTTATAACCAAAACTCTTCAGGCACATGGCATCTTTTAAAGATGAACATATTACCAGATAAGGTTGGTTATACTTCAATTGGTCTAGACCTTGTACATAAGAAGATACTTTTATGAATTTCTTATTCTTGTTGTACGGCTGATAGACCTTGTATATTTCATCATGCTTGTTGAAATAACCATAGATATAAGAACCTTTGATTGTGATTCTCTCAGTGTCTTTTTCCATCTCATAATACTCTATGGGACGGACATTGTACTCTTTTAGAATCTTGGAACCAATGTTAAAATCTAACCAATACTTTGCATCATGCTCAAACCACGGGCGTTCTTGCACAAAGCCTACACCCCAGGACTCTTCAATCTTTATCTCTGATTTAACAGAACCATTCTTTTTGACATACTTGTTGTAGTCATCAATAAGTTTGGTTACTGCCTCACCATAAGACATGTTGAACAATATCATTACAATATCAATCTTGCTGCCCTGTTTACCAGTTGAAAAGTCTTTAAACTTGTACTGCATAACAGACTTGTCAACATAGATACACATGCTGGGTGTTTTCTCACTAGGATTGAATATTGACCTGATCTTTTCTGTTTGACCTGTGAGTGGTCTATCTAAGTTTAGATAATAATGGAACACCCAATAACTTGGAACCTGTGATTCATGAATAATGAGATTCTTTGTGCTCAGCATAATTAAAAGAAAGGGGGATATTACTCCCCCCTTCTATAAAATTATAAATCAAAATCAGAACCAGGTGCCTCTGTAGTAAAAGGATTAAAGTCATCAACAGGTGCTGATGCTTTCTTCTGAAGAGGTTTGATGTGTTCTTCTTTGTTGAACTTAAGAAGTCTTGAGTTTTCAACATCAAGAGCTTCCATTGGAGTTCCTTCTTTGGATGGTCTTGGCAGGAACAGGTCATAGTTTACATAACCTTCTTTGTTTTCCCACTCACGACCACCAACACATGCATTAAAGAACTTGCTATTACCAAGAATCTTACTGCAAGCAGCAATGAATTCTTCTATAGTCTGTGCCTGGATGGTGTCCAGTTCTTCTCTCTTGCCAGTTGTCTCAGCTATGAGAACCATTGCTTTCAGAATCTCAGTATCCCTACTGATAGTTCTACCGGTAGGAAGAGTTGTATCCTTAAAAGGATAAGGACTCATCCTTACTCTACCAACCTGACCTTCATAACGGGGGCCTGTTGGGTTGTTCTGTTCTTTCAGAAAACCTTCAAAGTCTCCGCCAACAGGCTGACTTTCTACATGCAGCATTACATTGAATGCTTCCTTGTCATAAGGAGTTTGTTCTAAAGTAACAGAGTTGATTCTGATTACCTGATTGCCAGGACTGATCACTGGTTTTGCTTTACCACTACCCGTGGTGATGTCTTTTGTGTTAAACATAAACTTTAATTAATTATTCATTTTCGTACTTCAAGATAGCCTGTCTCACATATTCCAAATCATTTCCAATCATTGGCTGTTCAAACATTCCCATAGGGGACTTACATGTATTCTCACCATTATTTTGGGTTTCAAATACATAAGCAAGAGTACCATCTTCTTTCTTTATAATGCGGGCAAACAGAACAATTGAGAACAAACCTTCCAAAGTCAGGGAGTTGTCAATCATTTTACCCACGGTCTTTGCCTTAACTCTTCTGTGGCCATGCACATCAGTTGATTCTTCTGCATGAGTGAGAAAGAATACTGTGAGATCTTCACGGAAGTCTTTAGGCATCTTGGCAACTTGTGCCAGGTTGGTTGCTATCTGAGTAAATTTATCATAGCCCTTCTCAAGAGCTTTATCAAAATACTCAAAGCTTGACATGTACTGCCAGTCATCAACAACAATAGTTTTGATGTGAGGCATGTTGTCATTTACATGTTTCATTGCTTTCATAATACCAGGAGCTGTTGAAGCATTGGTTATGTTACCATTTGGATTCTCCTTAGAGATCAAGGTGTACATGCTTTTCCAACCCTTGAACGGCAATGGTTTGTTTGCAATGTTGATAATAAATGTTTCTGTTGGATTTAGAGTTCTGATGGAAGTTGATTTCCCAGAACCAGATTCTGCAATTACTAAAGCTGACTGTGCCATTATTTTATTTTCTGTTCAATTTTCTTAAGTGTTTCTGCTATACTGATTAATGCTTCAATTGCAGACCTATGAGACAATACCTCATCCGGGTTAGGTAACACCATTTGCTCAGGATTAGGTAAATCAGGGATATCAAAGATACTACTTTTTCCCCGTCTGGTATTAATATCATTGATGATTTTTAACTCAGAAACTGGGATAATGTGTCTTTGAAATCCACTGTTGCTCTCAACAAGTTCATACTCTTCACGCCAGTGAGGATTGTACTTATGGAGATACAAAGTTCTCTTAGGATCTTCCGTTTCATAATCAATGCTGACAAACTCTGTATAGATGTCAACACCTTTCTCAAGCTCACTTGGAAAGAAACTTACATGTAACTCATCCTTGCCAGATGGTCTATAAGCCATCTTAGGAATGTATGTAGCATCCGGGATTTCATTGTTTATGAAATATTCTTGATGCTCTTCTCTTAATTTTTCAATTCTCTCTTTTCTTAATTGTGGTGTTAGAGATTCTTTTTTTGTACTTATCATCTTGTAGCTGTTTGAGGAGTTTGCATTTCTGATATCTCCATTCTCTCAAAGTTTGCTTTGAAAAAGCTCATTCTGGTATCACCATTACGGGCTTTTAGAAAATGAAGAACCAATGTTTTGTCATCATCTATTATGTACCTGTCTGGTCCATAGTATTTGATTCTTTGTTTTGCGGGTCTGTTAATACCAACAAGTGTATCTGCATGCTGTAACATAGCATCTGAGCCAAATATATCTGACTCAAGAATATAGTTACCATACTTACCATCCATTGCTCTCTCAGGATTATCAATATTCCTATTAAGCTGAGATAGTACAACAAACATGCATGGATACTGTCTTTTGGTTTGAGTAAAGAACTCACCAAGCTCAAACAACATATCTAATGAGCTTGTCTGATAGGGTGCTCTCTTTACAAGCATTGTGTGATCCAAGGTAATTATTGTTTTCTTACCATTGTTTTCTTCCATGTACATGTCAATCTGCTCCCGCATTTGATTAACCGTCATTGGTGTACTTATCACATCTACTGGATACTTAACTCTGAGTTTGGCATATTCATGACATTTGATTAGGACATCAGAACTTATCTGTGAACCGGCACTGCACAATTCCTTGTATGTTTTACCGGTGATAGAAGAAAATTCTCTCAGTGCTGAAGTTCTGCCAACCATCTCAAATTGAAATTCCAAAACTCTAAAATCATCATGAGGATTAAGAGTAAAAGATTCTCTTACAATCTGATCCTTCAATAATGTTTTACCTGAGCCCGGTCTTCCGCCAACTACAGTTAAAGTGTTCCACTCTAAACCATCTGTGGTAGCATCATTAAATTTAGGCCAAGGGGTATAGATTGATTTCTCTTCCCCCTTGGCTCTACTGTGCATGTACTTCAGGGCCTCATTAAAAGACCTATACTGACCATCCCATGCTTTTGTTGGCTTCATTAGTTAGGACTTCTTCTTACCCAATTGATAGCAGTAGTGCTTCCAGTCATATCAAACTGGTAAACTTTCTTACCACAGTGGTCATCATCCACTCTAATTTTAAGAAGACTACTCTTCCTGAATTCATCATACATGTTCTTATCAATATCTACTGATATGATGATCTTCTTTTGATCAGTGGTTCTCATGATAGCATTACCATTAAACCTGGACCATTCTTCTCCCATTTTGTATGCTAACTCTACATAAGGTTCTTCTGTACAGAAGTAACCATCATAAAGAATCATTGCTACTTTACCATCTCCAAAGTTTTCCAACTTAAGAAAGTAATTGCCGTCATGACAAAATGCTAAGTGATATACTGGATCAAATCCATTATCAATTGATTCTGTTTTCCATTGTGCTGATAACTTACCAGCAATTAGTGTTAGTGTAATTAATATTAATTTTTTCATATTTCTTCTGTTATTTCTCCTGCTTCTAGTTTACTGTAGGCTAAATTCACCTTTAATCTCATTCCAGCAATTGCTTTAACTGTAAAGTAAAGTCCACATTGTGTACAACTTGCATCACAGTTATTAATATCACTTCCTTCAGCTTCCCACTCTGTTGCTTCATCATCATACTCCACTTTGTTTTTAGTTTTGCATTTGGGACAAGTGAATTCCAGAACTGGATAGTAAGTTACTATCTCTTCTGAATATATGGTACCTTGAACAAAGTTTTCAAGTTCCTTTCTTTCTTCTTCTTTAATGGCAGCTTGTAATAGAGCTATCTGTTCAGGATCACCAACTTTAAGTGGTTCTTCTTGACCATCTCTGTAAAACTTACCGTTTAATAATATGAGATTCATTTGTTCTTCCTTTCATCTATGTATGATATGACAAAGCCCACAGCTACAATAAGATTCATTCCTATTGAAGCCAGGAGCTCTGTCACATCTTCATAAACATTCATGGTTAAATGAACATGACCCACTACCCAGAATGGTATTGATAAGTTCTGGCTAACCCAGACAATCAAATACTTTAGGAAGTGGATTATGTTTTTCACATTGTTGGTCTCCTTCTAGGTACATAATAATTTACCTCCAGCCATTGTTCAAATGACTGGAAGTGGTTTCTGTATGTATCATGATACCTCTTAAAGATGTCAGACCAAGTAAAGTCACCTTCAACACTGATAATGTGAATATCAAAGATTTGATTGGCTTCAATCTCATTGTATTCAAATTCAACTCCAAGAGGAACACCATTCTTAAGTTTGTACTTACTCTTAATTTCAGGTGTGATATCATCTGGGTTCAGTGTATGCTCAACGATCATCTTCACATCATTGATGGTTGTGTTGTATTTCAATACCCACTGTTGGGTATAATCATTATAAACTATACTTCCTTTCATACAATCTTAGCATAAACTGGCCCTTGCCATAGTGGATGATCACGGTAAAGATCAGGATGACTATACTCATCTATTACAGTAAAGTTTACAAAATCTTCAGTGCACTTTTTATAATCATCAGGATGTACAGGAAGACTTGTTAGCTTACCAGTGTTTGGTGCTTCTAACAAATCTACAAACAATTCATCTTCAACTATGATAAGTGCACCTCTCTTTGGTACATCAGGGTTTTCAAAATATTCACGTTTAGGTATTATCATACTACTTTCTCATTAAATGTTTTTACTTCTTCTTTAACTCCATCTGCAATCATATCACAATAATCAGCAAGAGCAGAGTGCTTCACTTTGTTCTTATCTTGTTTGGATATGAAATACTGACTAGTCATCATATAGAGATAATCCTTGTCTGCATACTCACGGACATACATCCTGGTAGCATCAATGACCTGATCCCATGTGAAATCATATGTTTCAAAGAACCACTTAAATGATTCTGTCAGAGCCTTTACATTCTGCCTTGCTGGTTTACCTGATGGTAACTTCATAGCAGGAAACAAAGCTCTGTACTCTTCTATCTTTTGAGCAAAGTCCTTACCCATAACATCAATATGAGTTTTCTTCTTCACTTTAGATATGTAAGATTCCAAGGTGTTGATTATCTCATCACCTTTTTCCATTATTGTAGCACCATCATGGTCTACAGCTATAAATCCTTTTCTTGTTAGAGTGAGTATATCATTTGTATACTCATCTAGTTTGAGGGATATCTTATTCTTCAGACAGAACAGTATCAAACACTGATTCGGGGTTATTCCCTGACTCAAAATTCTCTGAAATAATTGAAACATATTGCTTTACTTTTCTTTTGTACTGGGCTAGGATAGTATTGAATTCTCTGTCTTTGGTGTCAATGTAATCATGTGCACACTTAATCAGATTGATTGTGCTTGAATGATCATTATCCAAGAACTTACCAATTGCACTCTTACTGTAACCATGTTCAAATGCAACAAGAGAGAAGACTGTCTTATGCATTATGAATTCTTTCTTCCTGGTTTTAACTTTTAGATTGTTATAAGACCACATCCTGGGATGATTAGTCTGTAATAACTGTATCATAAGTTTTTCCAAATCTTCAAGACTTAATCTTATTAGATTGGGATTAGCCAGATAAACATTGAATTCAATGCCGTACTTTTCCATTAGTACATCACGCATTACTTCAATAACTTTTGTTGCCTGTTCAAATGTTGCACTGTCCATTACATAAATGTTTTTACGGGATGTCAAATTTACCATATAATTGTTGATTTTCCTTGAGATAAAAGGTGATTATTTACTTTATTGAATACATCATCACAGTCCCATACACCACCACTATAAGCTGCAGAAGCCGGGTGATAAACAAAGAATATTTTTTGTTGATCAAGATCATCTTTCCATTCTTGTGCTTTTCTACCAAGACATACAACAGCCAGATCTTTATGTTGGTTGTTTATATGATTAAAGACATGTGTGATAAAGTTTTTCCAAATACCATAATGAGAACCAATCTCATCTATTCTTACAGTAAGAGCAGTATTAAGCATAAGCACACCTTGTTTGGACCATCTGGACAGATCACAATCTTTATTTTCATATGTACCATACAAAGCATTAAAGATATGCTGCAAAGATTTCTCAGGTTTACCTTTCTTACTGCATGAGAATGATATCCCATCTGCCACACCAAACTGCGGGTATGGATCCTGACCTATCATGATTGCTTTCATTTCCTTATAAGGACAGAATATAAAAGCATTGAATATGTCCTTAAGAACTGGAGTGAATCTATCACCGGCATTTGCTTCCTTTAAAAGAAACTTAACCACATTATCAAAGTCTTCACTTTCTAACCATGGGACCAATACAGGACCCCAGTCAGATGATGACTCAATTTTTTCTATGAACCTGTCTCTTTTATCATTAATCAGGTCTTGTTCATTTGAATAATTATTTTTCATATCTTTGTTTAAAAATTATGTCAGAGTTTTTAAAAGCTGTAGATTCTTGGGATTATACCAAGAACATTACCGGACTTGAAGTTAATACCGGTTTCATCACTGGACTTGAAAACATTCTCATGTTCTATGTTGTGAATATAGTTGAGGATCCAGCAACATTAGCTGAGACTTTCAAGAAATTTGAACTGATCATTACCAATCAGCAACCAAAAGAGAACCCAATTGAACTTTCTGATATAGAAAGACAAATGTATGTTCTCTTTTCATTGCTGCAGTTGTTCAAGGCTCATGCCTATGAACAGAAATTAAATATCAAACTTGATTCAAATGTAACAAAAGAACAACTCAGTGAGTATCTCAATGAGGTTGTTAGTGGTGATAAAGATAAAGCCAAGGAGAAACTTGAAAAGATAATGAGCTTGATTAAGCCATCATCTGAGGTTCATCCCTGAAAAATCACCAATCTCAATACAAGCTTGGATTGCCAAGCTTAATTCTGCTTTGTCACATTTAGCTAGAGATTTACAATACTCTAGTCCATCTTTGATAAAACAAAGACCGGCCTTTCTCTTGACCTGTAGTTTCATTTCATCAAAGGTATAACCAATTTCATTTGCCAATTCTCTAATCATGGCATGAACTCTGGCAAGTTGAGCATGAGATCCTTTGTCCGTTGAGACAGAAATAAACAACTCTACATGTGCTCCATCTGGCACATTCTTAAGGAAGTTTTTTACTCTTGTCTCTTGGGCTTTTATAGGATAACTCAGCTCACCGTCTTTAACAGTAAGATTTACAAATATATTTTCCTTCATTCCCAAAGATGTGAGTCAGGATGTTCATCATCCGGATCAGAGATTATAGTGTTAAACTTGATAGGTTTTCTTTTAATCTCTTTCTTTACAGATGGTTCAATCCTAACGGAACAGCTTAAACTAAAGCTGTCTTCTTTTTTTTCTTTTAGTTTGTCTTTTTCAGTGAGTTCTTTATTTTCCATTGTCTGATTGATTCCACTTCAAAGATACTATTTAAACCTTAATGCACTTCCCACTTGAACAAATTCTTGGCCGCAAGATGTGCAGTAATAATCTACTGCACTATCTTGGACAAGTGTTGGTTTAAAACAGTTTGGACATCTGATATCACTTGGATAATACTCACGTCTTGGTTCAGTGTCAGGATTGTATTCCTGTTCCTGGATTTCTAATGCTAAGTCTTTTGATTTTTCCATGTTAGTCTATTAAAGGATTGTAATATCTAATTTTCTCTGCGTCAAGATCTTTAAGAGCATCTTCCACCCATTTCTCATCAACAGTGTTTTTATAACACAGGATATGACAAGTTGCTTTCTCATCTGGATTCAATCTGAGCAATCTACCTATTCTCTGAGAAGTTTTTCTCTCATTACCATAAGCATGCATGATTATACCTGCTTTTAGATTTGGAATAGTTATACCCTCATTTAACTGAAGTACACAAGAAAGCTTGCTGATTCTGCCATCACTGAATAATTCCAGGTTATGAGCAGACATTGGGTTTGCTGAATGATAACTATGTTGACAGATCTTATCAGCTTGCTTCTGTGTATTTGCAAATACAATACACTTGGTTGATACATTCTGTAAGAGTGTCTTCACATAATCCTCTTTGGTTTTGTAATCCATGAGAGCTTTCATTCTCATGATGGAACTGAATTGTTTATCCTTGGGACTTCTTGCATTTATAACCCTACCACTTAGATAAAGATAATCAGCAACCTCAGATGTATACCATTTGTTCCCGGTCTTTGCTTGTTTCATCATGGTATTAACCTTGGAAAGCTCAAGCATATGAACAACAATCTGATAATCATTCAGGATAGATTGTTCTGTTGCTTCATCAACTGAGAATTTAAATACAATGGGACAGTATTTCTGCACCATTCTATATTTCTCTGTTGTCTTCCTTATAGGTGGAGTACCGGTGAGACCAAGGATCTTTCCTTTGAACATGGAAAGAAATGGTTCATGTGATTCAAGTAGGCTGTGACATTCATCCAGATAAACTATATCATAGTCATCCGGGTTGTGCTTTGTTATAGAGATGTAAGTGCTAAAAGTAATATGAGCACTTAATCCAGTAAGATTCATTTTCTCTAGTTCATCTGTCCATGACTTCTGAACTGCAATTGTGGGAGTAACAACAAGAACTCTAATTAAGGGATTGTAGTTTTTCTGCAGATGCTGAATAGCAATTCTGGTTTTACCTACACCCATAGAGATTCCTAACCCACACCGTTTGTAATTTTCTGTTTTCTTTAAAGCTTGTGATTGAATTATTTCTCTGCTAGTCATTTTAAAAGTTAGTGTTCCCAACAGGACTCGAACCTGTGGCCTACTGCTTAGAAGGCAGTTGCTCTATCCAGCTGAGCTATGAGAACAATGATGTACCGTTCCTATCTACTTTATGAACATACGGTACCAGATGCTTCCTCATAACCTTCGGATAGGTAAGTTTTGAGGATGAGAAGTCCTCTGTGTTGTAGTGGTTTATTAACACTCTTGACACATACATTCCTTTCTCAAGGGAACAACACTTTGTGACCAGTAAGGGATTTGAACCCTCATCCTCCATACAATGGAGATGCTACCCTAGGTGGTATTTATTCCCACTTACACCAACTGGTCTCTTTAACTACAAAGTTAAAGGTTCATAAGAAGTTCAATTGCTTTCTTCTTATAAGTTCTGTTCATCTTAACAAGATTGGCCATAGTTATTTCAAATATGTCATCTTCAGATAAATTGCTTTTGAGATCCCTTCTTGCATTCTTTTGGTTGTGTAATGTGGCAACGCCAGTATTACTAACCACAGAAATAGCAAGGTTGTTATCTTTAATGTTCTTGTAATACCTAACAGAGATTGACATTGGACTTCTGTCAATTTCTTTTGAGGCTTCTTCAAAGGCAGCTCTAAGGTTGTTAGGATAACTCTTTACATAGGACAAAACAATGTTGTCCTCTTTTTTAGTCCATTTAGTTTTCTGTGTCTTGGTTGTCATTTGATTCCTCCTTCATTTGTCTTGCTATGCCTTTGAGAATTGCTAATGGATTATCTGCAATCCATTGTTCTGTTTTTTCAACCAATGATACGGTTGCAAGTAACAGTAACTCCTTGTAAGAGAGTTCATTTGCAATTTCTTCAGCTAGTAAACTTTGCTTGTGATGTTTGTGTAATAGGTTATTGCACATGGTGCTAACCTTCTCACTTAATTCTTCAATTTGAGAGTCAGACAAATCTAAGGCTTTTGTAAGTTTGTCTTCTTGATGGTTAAATGTTATTTTGCTCATTATTTAAATTCTTGTTTCTGAAAATCCTAATTCCTTTGCATCTTCTGGATGTGTTTCAATCCAGTCATGACAGTTTCTGCACACAGGAAGCCAGGTAGAAGTATCCAAATGATACTTCCCCCGACCTTTCTTGTGATGCACGTCAGTTGCTCTTTGTGTACACTTGTAAATCTTAGCATGACACATAGGGTTATTTGACAGATACTTCTTTCTCTCTTGAGAATAAGCACTGTTAACCTTGGACATTTTAGATGATACCTTTTTCAAGTTTAGGTTTTAAATCTAAAAAGTTTTTGGGTAATAAACCTTTGGCCATGAAGAACAAGATTAAATCTTCATAGTTTATGTTTAGATCTTTGAATGTAAGTTTGTTTACATACTCAGGATCTATCTCATCAACTGGTATCTCAAGAATCTCTTTACCAAGAGGACTCTTTTCAAATACCTTGAAGATCTGATTGAATTTCTTTGCACAGATAACCTGCTTCCATCTGTTCACTTCATCTTGGGCTCTCTGCCACACTTTCTTAATTCTTCTTTTCTTGTCCCAGTGAAGCTGTTCAATTTCTGCAGGTGTGTAGACATTCAATCCATGAAGGACTCTCTTAAAGAGAAAGTGCTGATAAGGATTAAGCTTTGTGTAATCAAGCTTGTGACTTTCCTTTTCAGCGTACAATTGATACTCTGATAGAATACCTAAGTATTCATATCTTTCTTTTCTTTCAGAGAGTTTTTGAATTTGAAGTTGTTTCTGGATTTGTTGTTTTTGACTTTCATTAAGCATATGTGTAAATTGATTAGGTTGAATTATAAAGAGGGCAGAGTTTCCCCTGCCCTCCATTGTTTCAGTTCTTAGCTGAGCTCAAAGGTGGTGTTATCATCTTCAATAACATCTTCCTCTGTGCTATCAATCTCATTTGCTATTTCTCTAAACACATCTTTACCGATGGCATTAGGAGCAAAGTTAGAGTTGGCTTCACGGATGGCATCACCATTGGTATGAGCAATAGTCTCATCCTCAGCATTAGGATCATATGTAAAGAAAGTTTTCCTATAAATAGGTTGACCGTGGTAGCAACAGATAATGCCAGTTTCACCGGCTATCTTCAGATCACGGTCTGGATCATTCTTACTGAATGGTTCAAGACTTTCTTTAACTACAATCTTACCGTTGAGCTCAGATATCTTATCATAACCAGCTTCTTGAAGATCTTCAATGGTGCCGTGGATAAGAGTGCTAAGCTCAGATTTTTTTACCCAGTTGTTTGTTCCCATGGTAATTCTCTTTTGAACTACTCTAACATGTCCGAACTCAGGGTTAGTTTTAGACATACGGATGTTGTTCCCCATTTCATCAGGGATGATTTGAACTTTAGTTTGCATTTTGTTGGTTTTATTAAAGGGTTAATTGTTTCTGTTTACTCATCCATCCTATAAAAGTCCTCATCAGCAAGCTTTTCAGTTTCACTAATCTCAAATAGTTCTGGTGTGAAGTCTTCCTCAGCAAGAAGTATCTCATATACTTCATCAGAGAAATCATCATCATCCAGGCATGCTTTAGATGAACTGTAAAGATTTTGAAAAGGATTATTATAGTCAGATGTAAATGCAGAAGCAATACCATTTAACTCTTGTATTTCATGATCATTGAGAATCAGAAAATGCTCAAGGGAAAGTTCAATTGTCCGGCCAGATGGCAACTGAAATAACATTTTATCTAACAAATATTGATGTAAAATTAGATAAAACAGTTGCTCTTCCTAAACAATTAACTTTTAAATGGTATAACTTCTATAAAATATAGTGCAGCTTTATAGCTACAATTAAATTAAAGGCTCTAATTTGGCTAATTGAGACACATGATCTTTATAGCCTTCATATTTTGTACTAAATTTTGGTATATCAGTGGCCTGTATCTTTATCACATCACCGGTAGACAAGCTTTCATTATAATAAGAAACTTGTTTTTGGTCATCATGAAAGAAAGCACTGACTTTGATTTTACCATAGTACGGGTTATAACCTGAATTCCAGGACTCATCCCCTAATACGACAGCATAGACATAGTAAAAATCTTTCTCTATAGATAAGAAACCCATTTCATTAAGAATGTCTGGGTTAAATCTCTTATCTACATAAGACTTTGGGGCTTTGAACTTAATAAAATCACCAGGATAGACAAGATCTACATCTCCGTCTATATCTGATAACACATCAGTTATGTATCTGATGGTGTTAGAATTGACAGTATTAAGAAAAGCATCCAAAATGAAATCTACTTTTGTCCCTGATGCTATTGCATCTTTAAGGATTCTTCTTATTAAACTTTTTTTTACTACTACTTCTTCTTCCATAAAATAAAAGATCTCTGCTTGTTAAACAACTTGCGTCCCTACTGGGAACAGAGATACTTTAACACCTAAATCAACACATATGTGGGTTACCCCAATATATTTTTGATGAATTCTCCTTGAATGTTAAGGATACCATGATCTATGTAATAGTAGTGTTTAGATATATCACCATATTTACCAGATAATACATCAACCATCTTGTCACTATTCTCTTTAATCTTGTTTCTTACATTAGAGAACATACCAGATAAGTCTCTTATGACCCTAATAGAATCATAAGAATCAAGAAATGCTAAACCTTCAGTCTCCAAAGTAGTTTCAATCTGATAGCATTCATTATTTATCTTGATACTACAGTTTTCATACTTAAAGTGTATATCATAGATATACATAAAGTTGTTACAATTCTTCATATCAGACATGAGCTTTTGCATCCATTTTGGTGATTTGGTTGATACAAGAACATTTGTAGTTGTTATATCATTAGCAATCTCATATCTCTGGTTGATAATCTTATCATAGAACTTCTGCCATTTGTAAATAACTTTCTGGTTATCATATAAGCCTTTGGATATACAAGAAGCTCTGTATTTCCTATAACCCTTTTTACGTTCATCATCAATTTCCTGTCTATGAAACACATAATGACTACCATTACCTATACTGTTAAGAATAAGTTCGGATGATTTACTTTGAATTGCTTCTGCTGTAATTATCTCTTGGACATCCATTCTGCTAATTGATAAATGAGTAAGACCATAGTAACTACACCAGATAGAACAGCACCGTATAAAAATCCGGCTTCTTGTTCTTCAGATAAAATGTACAATTGATTGCACATTCCCATGATTGCTGCAAATAATACAGCAAAGATGGAGATAAATAGATTTTTCATGTTGTAAAAGGTTTATTGATTTGTTTGAAAGATTCTTTTAATTGTGCTAATGCTTCAGGATCATCAATCTTATACTTCTCATATAGAGAAATAATATGTTTAAGGCATATAGCCGTGCAATGTTTAGACAATGATGGTAACATCACTGCATTGTGGATCTCATTATAGAGATCATTTGCGGTTTTACTTTTAATATCATTCATCCTGTATAACTTCTTCCTGTTAGTTCATCATCCCAGATTCTAAATCTGAACCAGTCTTCTTGTGATGGTATATCATCTGCCATGCTAGCATAGTCAAATGATTCAACACCTTCTTCAACTGGAAATGATTGGGCAACTTCTACTGTAGATTCTTGAGTGACTGTAGGTTTGGGGTCTGGATTCAACCTGGCAAACCAATCTTCAAATCTCTCGGCTTCAGGTAATTCTAGATTGTTCATATACAAATATATTTGTTTTTGGTTTAGTTCAAAAGAAAAGTGCCACCTTGTGAGTGGCACTTGTCAGATGGAAAGTTTGAGTTAACTAATGGTGATTTTGTTTCTCTCACCATCTATTTCCTCATAGATGTAACCCACGTCTGTGAGTTTGGCAGCCAAGTTGATACTTGGTGTAGCCAGTTCTTTACCATCCCGGATGTAAATGTAAATTGGTTCTGTCATGTAGCAAATCTAAGAAAAATTTTAGAATATTCCTCTGAAGGAGTCTTTTAATACTTTTTTCTTAGGAGTCTTAACTTCAGATCTGTTTACAATCTTTGCCTGAGTAACAGGCTTTTGGGTTTGGAATACGACTTGTCTCATATGTATTTTTTTAAAGGTTTGTTTACACGTATTTGAATAAGGATTACAATAATGGCAAGCAACATGAAGTAACTTGCAAGAGCCAGGTTAAACCATTTGGATTGATCCTGGATAAAGAAGGCAAATCCACCCCCACATAAAAACATGAGGGTGGATATGAGATAGTTTACGATTGCTTTCATGACTCATTAATAGCAAAGAAGTGAGCCAGCAATCCTGCACAAAGCAAGATAGTGAGCACTATACTTACACCAATGTTACCATCAGCTGTATAGTTACTTATGAAAGAAACTGCAAAGCTGCTACCTGCAACAGAGTTGAAGATACCAGCACATACAGCTATCAATAAGTGAATGCCCATGAAGAAGATAAAAGGTAACATCATGAAACCAATTATCTTAATACCTGTGAATGTGATACTCTTGTACATAACTTGATAATTAATAACTGTTCCAACCTCTGGTGAAGTTGTTATTCCAGTGTTTCTTGTTGTACTTAGAGCACCTGGGTCCATGATTCTTTGCAGAACCACATGAGAATATAGCTATCATGACAGCTATACCTAATAGAATGAGAATCTTTTTCATATGTTTGTTATTAAGGTTTATTCTGAATGAGAGGCATCACCGTCCCAAAAGTCACATTCAGTTAGAGACTCATGGCACTGTTGACACATGTGATAATCATCACAGGTACAAGTAAGATCAGGAGAAATACTGTAAAGCATAAACTTATCAGCATCTTCCTGTGCAAACTCACCGTTTACTTTGAAAAATTTCATAGATTCCATTTGCAAGATAGATTAAGGTGGTGAGAAATGTAATGAGAACCATAAAGAGATGCACATATGCAGGTCCTGGTCCATCATTAATTAACAGATGAGTGGATACAATAAAGCACACAAGTGATAATGTACCCATGATGAATGAAAGTGTTTTCATATATTTAGTTTGATTAGGTTTCAGAATTAAAAGGGCTACCTTGATCATCTTAGGTTCCTCCCTTTTGTAGATTTGACGTACACATAGCACTGCATACACTGACCTTTTAAATAAATAATACCATTGTTACTTTATTGCTCTGTTCACAATGATAGAAGACTTACCATTTCCCTTACTTTGTCAAATCAAGTTTTTCAGGAATACTCTATTCTTCTGCTTTTGTCTTACCCCTCTGCACTCAGTTGTTATGACGTAACAGGTTCGTCTAAATGGTCTCCGAAGTCCAAATAACAACTGCTCACCCTTGGGAGCTGATTAATCAGTGTTCTCTACACTCAATGATGAAAAGAGTGATGGGAATTGAACCCATATTAATCAGGTGGTTTCACATCTTACATTTGCATTACCACATGCTTATTCTAGCGGTTTATTTCACCCGCCAAAATCTTCAATGTAAAAAGTCTTTATATCCACGTGAGAATGGTGCATTAATAATGGGAGAGATTTGTGTTGTAGGTACTCTCCCGGTGACCTGCTGACTAGGCTTTCCTTTTGGCTCTTACATCCCAAAGTCATAAGGGAACGGCACATCTTAGTTTGTTTCCATAAATTTTGGTGGCTAACCGGATTCAAGGGATTTACATTTCCAAAGCCATAAGGAAAACACCACTGTGAAAAAAAACTGGTGTAGGTGGACGTTTTCATCTCCTAATTGACCAGATAGAGAAATAAAGGCTGAGTGTTGACCTTCATTCTGATAATTTTGTAACCTTTCGGTCACTTACACACACTCTGGATTACTCCAAAGTATATCAGATAGCGAGTAGACTAACTACCATGTACTTTCCTGCTTATATATGCTTCCTTTTCAACCAAGTGTCTTGCGGACCAAAGAGGATGCCTCCTCACCTTAGATTTACTCATTCTACATCACATTCTCATCCTTGCGGGACTTACTGTGCCCTCATATTACAGAGGGATAACGCTATTTTCAGCTGGAAAGATGGTTGGCTTTTGCTCAATTTTTTAATTGTTTAAGTAAACAATGCCAAGATCCAGGATGTGCAACCATGCATCTATCATGCTTCCTTTTGAGAAGTTTAGATAGTACACCCCAGTGTAGATTACCAGTCTACGTTGCTTTGTGATACTGTTACCGCACCACTTGCAATGGTCTCAACCCTTGAGTTTTTGGTAAAACTCTTGAGTCAGTACCTACAGATTCCCTTATTGTGCTTTCACACTCAAATCCCTTGGCAGGGATTCAACACTCAGATGATAATCCTCTGTGTTGATTGTCTGCATGCTTACATGGATTAGGTTTCCCTAACGCAAACTCACCTTGTTCAAGTGGTTCACTTTAATCACCATTACTGGTTTTATCCTAACGACCATAAACAGCCGTGTCTGTTAGTTCAGAGCAAGCTCCTTAACGCATACACCGTGGATATTTTACAATCCTGTAGGTAGACAAGTATGCTTAATGGTCTTTAAGGGTAATAGACCAAACCCTGTTCATTATGTACTCAGTTGAACTCTGGCCAGTAACTTACTGGATAGGATGCATTCACTAGATTAGAGTGAGAACAATGCCCAAACAAACTCACTTGGAAAGTGTACCCTGATTTCTCAGGGATACACTTTAGAAGATATCCTCAGTAGAATATCTTATATCTTTTGGGATCTTCATCCACTGGACCTGTAGCATCCTCAAGTGGAGGAATAGGAGTGATATCTAGATACCAGGTATCCAGACTACGTTCATGAGAGCACTCAAGCCACATACCATTCTCTAAGAGAACTTTGTCAGCAATGAGGTCATGCTTGATTACCTTGAGGGCAACAGAAGCATAACTTTCAGGTCTAGTGAATTCATAACCAGCAGGTGGTTTAGGAAAGAAAGGACTTTCCTTACCAACTCTGGTAACAAATGATTCACGCTCTGTGATCATGCCTTTAGCAAGCTTAGACACGTACACAAACAACTCTGGTCTCTGAGCAAGTACCACCTGCTCAAGAAGGTTTTGAAAATTTTCCATATGATTTTATTTAATTTAGGTTTCAAAAGGAAAGCAGTTTAAACACATGGCTTAGGTGTTAGGATTAGAAGATGTCTTCTTCTACAAGAACCTTTTTGGGTTCTTCAATAGGTTCAAGCTCATGAATCCATGAAGACTCACGATCACTGTAGTTCTTAGCTTCACGCCAAACACCATCAATAACCAAGACTTGATTTGTGATCTTGTCATGTTTGATAACGGCAGCTTTGATAGTAGCATAAGACTCAGGGTTCTTGAACTTGTAACCATCTGGAGCTTGAGGAAACAAAGAAGAGTCTTTGAATACTCTAATGAAAACATGGTCCATGTCTTGGATCATGTTCTTGCTAAGCTTCTGAGCATAGATGAATAGTTCAGGATTCTGTGCGAGCACAACTTGCTCAAGCACAGATTGAAATGTTGTGTTTTCCATATGTGTTTTTAGATTAGGTTCAAATTGAAAGCAGTTTAGACACTTGCTTAGGTGTAGGACTTCATCCCATAGAGAGTTGTTTTTTCTTTACGTACCATGGCTCACAAGCGGTACAACCTTTCCAGGAATTAAAAGTTGGATTTCATAAGACAGTCTCAATTTATTACACGCAAGTCACTAGCGTGGAATCAAGAACCTTCTAGTAAGGATTACCAACATATCAGTGTCAGTTTTACCTAAGTTAAGTAACTAGAATTTTAGAAGTGAAAGCAGTTTATAACCACATGCTTAGGTGGTTTGGTACAAGAAGGCACATATATCAATATATAAAATAATGATACACCTTACCTTTATGCTTCATAGAGAACAGCTGGTTCCCTATGCTGGAATTGAACCAGCTTTAACCATTTAGGGAATATTAGCTATATAAAATTATTATAGCTTGTGTAACAAAAGAGAAAAGAGAATATGCTTGAATGTGTGTGAGTATGTATACCCACCCATAAATACATCCTTGCATATGCCCTTGCAGTACCCCTGCAGTAACTATATACAGCAGTTTGAATAGACAAGTGTGTAGAGACCGCTACACTTTAATCCCTGGACTGTTAGGATCTTGTTAAAGAGAAGGACTGACTACAGCTCAGTGGCTATAATCAGTCCTTGAAAGGTTTCTGCAGATTACTCTGCAGATTTGGCCTTCTTGGCCTTGGGCTCCGGAGGAGTGATGGAGTCTTCAAAGACTTCATCAGCCTCCACCCAGAGCATGCCGGTGGGCTTACCCTCCTTGTCTTTGACAGGAGCGGTAGAGAACCGGAAGCCTGGGATAGGAGTGCCAGGACCTTTAGCAAGGAGCTTGCTTGCAAGCCTTTTAAAGTCCTGGTGGTCCTCCCGCACAGGTAGACCTGTTTCAGCGTCTACCAGACACAGGATCCCGAAGGTGACCTGTTTCTGAGTGCGGGTTTTGAAGGCCATGCCTTCAATGGAGCATGCCACTGTTTCCAGTGGTGAGTCAGTCACAATAATCATAGATTTTGTGATCTTGCGGAAATAAACTTGTTTGTTTTGCATGATATATGTAATTAAAGGGTTATTCATGTATGGGGTGCCAACTGGCTAAAAAGTAGGTGGGGAGCGGAATTTGGGGACCCCTTAAGAACCACACACATAAAATGAAAAATATGGTAGGAAAAATTTTTATCGGTTCCGGGAGTGGA